CACTCTTGGTCAACACTCTGGCTCAAATGGATGCTGAAGTTTTACGGCCCTACGATGAACAACCAGACAAACCTGGCGCACCACAGACCGGCACAGGAACCTATGAACTGTTTGATAGACGCACTGGTGAGGCCATTCCCGACACTGAATTCTCTGCTCGCAATCAAGCAGATGTAAACACAAGATTAGATGATTATATCAATTTTGGTCCCCACGGCATAGGCACAGTAGATGCTAGATTGGTGTTTGGTGCCAGACCCGTGGGTGATGCTGATCAAGGTACCCTGTCCAACAGTCTGCGACCCACAGGTCCTGGACCTTGGGAAATCTACAACAGAGCGACTGGTAACTCGGCTGCTAACCTCAGTGTGGACGGCCGACCCATAACTGATCGTGCTCAAGCACAACGCATGGCCATGGGAAGTATTGCCGCTGGACAACATGACAATTATGGCGTGAGAACTAGAGGCACACTTAGTGGGGCCAACATAGGCACACAAACCGACATGGAAAACCGCTTGGGTATGCCCAGTCAATCAGAGGACGCCAACTATGCAGTTGTGGATCGCCAAACTCTTGACCCGGTGTTTAGATTCCGTGCAGCCGATAGAACCCAAGCCAATAGAATCTATGGTCTTTGGCTGACAGCCGCAGGCCTGCCCCAAACCACCGAAGACTACGGATTCCAAGAGATCAGACCCGAATCTGTTGCTCAGCGACCTTCTGAAATCGCACGTGACTGGCGCATAGTGGATCGTGCGACTGACGAGACACTCAACACCGTACGTGGTGCCAGTCAGGATCAGGCCCTGGCAGTGCGAGCCGACACAGCCCGCAGACATGGTGTTGATGCCAGTCAACTGAGCCTGCAGGTGATATTCAATCCAGCCGCGACCAATGCGTCTGGTATCGTAGATCAGCGCAGTGACAGAACTGATGGCCGCAACACGGATTACTCATTCAGAGACTTGTTTGGCACCAACCCCACAGCAGATCAACAGCAGGGTGGCATAGTTGATGTGGCACCCGATGTGGCACAGAACTTCCCACAGGCTTCGGACAATGTGTATGGTGCAACAGGTCGCGCCAGTTCGGCACCAGCAGGCAATCAGTTTTCGGGACAGTGGCGGGTGGTTGATGTTCAGGGCCGTGAAGTATATCGTTTCCGTGGTGTGGGCAATAGTCAAGCCGATGCCAATAGAATTGCTTCATTATGGGCCATAGAAAACAACTATCGTGGCAACCTTCAAGTGTTACCGGTGATGATATGATCCTAACAGACTTGTTTGAATCCCAAGAAATACACAACCAAGATCGACTGGATCAGGTGCTGGCACGTTGTATTGAAATGGTACACGAAAAAAATCGCGCCAATCCCAAAAAATATGGTAAGGTAGCGGCCTGTATCATTGACATGAAAAATCGCAAAGTGTTTGGCATAAACTCGCCTGGTGCCAATGGCACACGACGTCATGCTGAACGTGTGGCTATAGATGCTTATCACAAGCGATATGGCAAGATCCTGCCTGGCGCCATTATTGTCACAACACTGAGTCCTTGCAACAGACCCATGGCCGAACGTGATGGTCCCAGTTGCCAAGACCTGCTGATGCAAGCGGGTATCGAAAAAGTCTATTCAGGCTATATGGATCCTAGTCAACATAGTGATCATCCATTCACAGAAGAAACAACCAAGAATGATCAGTTGTGGGAGATCTGCAAACAACTCAGCGATAGTTTTGTACATGATGACCTTACAGAAGGTACTGAAAACCGTGCTGATGCTCAACAAGTGTTGGACTATATTCATGGCACACACCATGAAAAGCTCACTCGAGAATTACAACGTGCAGTATTGAGCTATCCACAGTGGCAATTGAAAACTGTGCTATTACGCAGTTTACACATTCCTGACCAAGAGTATGACGATGAAGAACAAGAGCCCGAAGCGGATCCCTACAACCGAGTACAGGTAATAGACCCCGAACATGCCGGCGAATACAGCGCAAACTTTGTGGACAGTAGACCCATTGTGGTTGATCGTGAAGGTTGGATCATAGATGGCAATCACAGAGCCTGGGCTGCCGCAGAGTTATTGAACAAAGACAGTATCAAAGCATGGGTTCCGGTTAAGAAACAAGGCGTAACAGAAGCCTTTGATCAACCTTATGCTGTTGAATGGAGCAAACAAAATGGTGACTGGCATGCCACAGCCGACTTGGATGACGGCAGTGAACTGATTGTGTTGTTCATGGCACAAGGCGACAACAGCTGGATGGTAGAGTTTGAGCGTGACGAAAACATGGACATCACCGGCGAAGGCGATGCTCCTCGTGTGTTTGCCACGGTGTTGACTGCTATGCAACAATTCATTGCCAAGCGTAAACCAGCAATGTTGAATTTCAGCGCAGAGAAAGAAGACGACCCCACAGGCAGTAGAGCCCGACTGTATGATAGAATGATTCAGCGTTATATCACTGGTAGTGGTTACGATTTGACAAGAAAAGATGTGCCAGGTGGCGCAACTTATACGCTGACAAAACAAGCGCCGGGTGTGGCGGAAGGCTTGGATGATAATAGAGTTAGTTTTAAGGTACAAAAAGGTAAAAACAAATTTGCAACTACTTTAAGTGTTGGTGTTAACCCAGTAGGAGTATACCAATATGATGCTGATACAGGTCGTAGTGTGGCCGAGGTTTATCCAGAATTCAAAGGCAAAGGATTAGGTAAATTATTAGTTTTACATGCTATCTATACCGCGGCCAAATTGGGATTAGATTTCCAAGAAGATGAATCAAGAACTTCAGAGTATGATAATGTATTAGATAGTTTGAGTAGCAACGGTTATATTGTAGATGACGATGGTTATTGGTATGTTACCGGCGAAGGTGAACAATATCTACAACACTCATTAAAGCAAGGTGTGGCGGAAGGCGTCTATCGCGGCGACTGGGTACGACATCCAGACAATCCATGGCAGATAGGTCAAATACAAAGTATTGACAATGGTCAAGCCGCGGTCATATGGAAAAAGACTGACAAAAGAAAGAAGGCAATGTCATCAACTCATGCAGTTGATGCCCTACAACATGCCAGGCGTGAGTTCTCTCAATTGACACAACCCACACATACACCGGGTATGGCAGAAAACTTTGCTGATGGTAAAAACCCTGGCCGCAAAGGACTTGCCAAACGCTCAGGTGTCAATACCAAAGCAAGTGTTAGCACTTTGAGAAATGTTGCCAAACATTCAACAGGTGAGAAGCAACGCATGGCACATTGGTTGGCCAACATGAAGGCTGGTAGAGCAAAGGCACGTAAAAAATGAAAATCTCAGAAGTATTCAACCAGCCCTATGCTTTTAGATGGGACAGCGACAGTGATAACGACACTTACAATGCTCATACACGACTGCCTGACGGCACCAATCTAACAATCAATTTCTATACCGATCCTGGTGTTGACGGCGATGAAGATTGGGTGGTTGAATTTTGGCGTGGCAGCCGTTTGGACATTTCCGGAGCCGGTGATCAACAGCGTGTGTTTGCCACAGTGCTAACAGCAATTGGCCAATTCATAGAAATGCAAGAACCTGAAACCCTGCGGTTCACAGCACACAAAGATGTTGAGCCTGGACAAAAGCCCATGAGCCGAAGCAACCTCTACGACCGACTGGTGCAACGCTATGCTCAAGCCTGGGGTTATAGATTGGATCGCAGTGACATGGCCGACACCACCGTTTACTTACTGTATAGAATAAGATGATACCATACCAAAATAGCCACCGAGGCTCACAATACAACTTACAGGAATCAGTTGCACCCGGATTCCATGTGTATCAAGCCCGAGTCAAAGTCAAAAATGAGTTGTACACCAATTCAATGGATGTGGCCATATTTGCCAAGAATCCCTCAATGGCACGCCAACTGCTGATGGCCCAGTACGGTAAAGAAAGTGTGATCACGGCTGTGGTACAAATCGCATAATAACACCTTGTGTGTGGTTTGTTACTAATTAAGTACAATGACTGAAAAAATTCACTTAGACAAACTTGAGTTCTACATTACCAATGTATGTAATCTCACCTGTTCAAACTGCAACAGATACAACAACTTTCACTTTCGAGGCTGGGCCAAGTGGGATGACTACGCCGAAGATCTAGAACGACTGAGTCATCGTGTGCATGTGCAGAAGCCAGTTATTCTAGGCGGAGAGCCACTGCTGAACCCTGACATTGTGAAGTGGATCAGAGGCTTACAACGTTTATGGCCCAACAGTTACTCCGCGCAAATACAAAGTAACGGCACTAGAATCGATCGTGTGCCAGGGTTGTATGAAGCACTACAAGAGGTCGCTGGTAGTTGGATTGGTGTTAGTATACATCGACCTGAGGATCGTGAAGAAATATTTGTCAGGATCCGTAAATTTCTACAAGGCGATATAACCTACAGTGAAGACCCAAACAACTCAATGGGTAGTGTATATCAATTCAGAGACACTAACGGTGTTGAAGTACATGTATGGAACAATGACATGTTTGGCAACACAAACATACTTGAGCAGCCTAATGGTCGATTTGGACTTTACAATAGCGATCCCGATCGTGCTCACGAAATCTGTTCATTTAGAAAATGGAAAAATTATCACTGGATAAATGGAAAAATTTACAAATGCGGTCCAGTGGCCTTGATGCCTGAATTTGATCAACAACATCAATTTGATATTAGTAATGAAGACCGAGAAATCCTAAATGGATATCGTGGACTGAGTATGGACGAGTTTGATTCGCGTGGTCAAGAATTTTTCAACACCATTGACAATGTTATTCCACAATGCAAGTTTTGCCCAGAATCTATAGAATATCGTCCAGTATACTTTACCAATACCAAAAAGTCATGGCGTGTTGAATCAGTGACCGCTTGATCCGCAACTGGTAACACAGGTATAAAGTCGGCCTTCAGCAATGCTGGGTCGTGCCCAAGTTTCATCCACACGATCAAACCAGGCCAGGCAATGTGCCAGATCATACTCCAGGGCATTGTTCTCTTGCACTAGATCTTTCAGTTGTGTATTGCCTGCGTGATGCATTTGCTTGGGATAAAATCCTGTAAAGCAACAAGGATATACTGATCCATCGGCAGCAATGTAAATTTCTCGATTCTTCAAGTGTTTGCAATTGTATTCAATATTGGGTTTGTCTTGTGGAATTGAATCTTTGCTGACTGCAAACCAGGTCACGTGTCCTTCGAGCAGGTACTTGACTGGTGGCACTCCGTCAGCATATTCATTTTTGCCCAAGTAGTGGCTGTATTCGCCTGCTCTGGTAAAAACAGGACCAGTGTCTCTGCCATCATAGATATTTTCAAAACGCCAAAAGCCCATCTTTTCTGCCATGGCTCTGCACTCTGCTTCTTGATGACGATTGTGCTCAAACGGAACAAAACGCCAGATGGCACGCCCACCTGCATTGATATATGCCTGTGCATTTTCTATCACACGATTCCAGTCTGTATCCTGACGATATAATCCGTGTGTGTCAGCAAGCCCGTCTATGGCAAATCCAATCTGTACCCCCGGTAGGGCCAATCGTGCCCACCATGCAGGACTACGCAAACTGCCATTGGTGTTGATGTTTACTGTGACTCTGTTTGCTACAACATATTCAACAATTTCTGCACCGTCTTTTGATAGAGCAAAATCTCCCAGGTTACCATTGAAGTTAACTCCTGTCCCGGGACGATCTGTATCTAGATGAACCCCTGTTAACTGTTTTAAAAATTCAGGAGTAAAAATATGACGGAATTGGGCCAATGAAAGTTCAACGTCAGGATACCCACTATTGTAATCACTGCCGCGATAGTTTCGCATACACATAGGGCATCGTGCATTGCACCGTGTGGTCAATTCCACGTGTGCTGTGCGTATTTGATCAAGTTTAAGCATCGTTAGATATTTATAGGCGTAGTTTTTGCTAAATATTATATGCGAACAGAATTTGTATTAGCACTAACTGATGTGTATTGTAGCTGGTCGGGAGAGCCGCCACGCTATAGATGTTATGTCAACGACGAATTGTTTACAGAACGTACCTGGATATGGACCGAGCATTATCTAGAAGAACAGTTACAAATACTAGCCAAGCCCGGACAATATCGCATACACTATGAGTTGGTTGACACTGAAACTGCTAAAATGAAAATCAACAACTATAGAATCAAGCACGGTCCTGCTAGTGTGGATCAAAAAGGCAACATAACAATTCAGGAATCCAACTATGAGAATGCATGAAATAATGGAAACCGCGTCTGCAGGCACCAGCTGTGCAGGTGGCGTGGCCCCTGTGGCAATGCCATTAGGCATGGTATCAAGAAATGGCGGATCAATGCTGTCAGGTAAATATGTAACGAGTTCGGATCCCACCCCAAACACGCCCAAGGAATACAAAAGGAATAAGAATGCTCGCGGACAGTTTAAAAATTCTATTAGCAACTGAATATGCCTTCAGTATCAAGGCTCAGCTGTTTCACTGGAATGTGGAAGGCCCTGACTTTGCACAACTGCACGAGTTTTTTGGTAACTTATACGAAGAAGTCTATGACGGTAGTATAGACAAAACAGCAGAATACATTCGAGCACTGGGAGATTACTCCCCTGGCAGCTTTGAACGTTTCTCTGAACTTTCAACTATCAAAGGACAAACAAAGATTCCACGTGCCCGTCTCATGATCGAAGAACTGTTGGCCAACAACAACCAACTGCTTGATCTACTCAACGAAACATTTGCCACTGCTGAACAAGAGAATCAGCAAGGCATTGCAAATTTTATAGCAGAACGCATTGATGCTCAACAAAAGCACGGCTGGATGCTGAGAAGTTTCTTGAAAGACGAAAGAGCATGACGGATCCGATTTATAAGATAATTGAGCGCCTGGCCTTGATTGAGGGCAAGACAACCCCAGTTGCAGTCAAGCACGGCTTGAACCAACAACAAAAAGCAGCCGGACAATTGCCGGCCTTGTTCAAGCCAACTGATATTAGTCCTACACTGACCAAGAAACCTTATCAAAATCACCCCATGGACGGTCGACTGGTTGGTGACTCTGTTGAGCCCAAGAAGCCCAGTCTTGAAGAAGCCATGCAAGAAGTTGAAGAAGACATGGTTAGCAAGGTCAAACAAAACTTTGCTGATTATCTTGAGAAGTTGGAAAAACAAAATCACCTCGACAGTCATTTGGTTCGTAAAGCCAAACACGATCTTGAAATTGGCGATGATCAAGAAGTAGACGAAGACGACTATGAACCCGATATGACAGGTGATATAGAACATGATATCAAAGCAAACCCAGTTACCGCTTTAGGAACAGGAACGGTATTAGGACTAATAGGTATGGAAGAAGCCACCTGGGACGCTGATGTAGCACCCATTGGTGATCCTGCTGACACAGAAGTAGCACACGGTGTTGAAGATCACATAGCAGCCTCAGTGGCAGCACCGGCAGCGCCGATGTCGGCGGTGAGTGAATCACCAGCAAGAACATACACCTTAAAAGATGGCACGTGCCTTGAGTGCTGGGGCGATGATGACAACGGTTACGAAGTCCGCCACGGTGAGCGCAAGTTACCCACACGTTTTCCCCGCATTGACCATGCTGACATGGCAGTAAAACTGTTTCAAAAGCGTAGACAGAAACAGGATCTATCCCAAGATTATATAGAAGAACGATAATATGATAGTAGACCAATTATTCACACCCAAGCCTCTCAAAGAAGGTGGCCCATATGACTTGCCAGGCAAGGACTATGACCGTCCTGGTGATACTCCGCGCAAAGCACCCGCTAGCGATGAACACAATCCCTATCCTTTCAGTCCGGAAGAGGATGATGATTACTTCCGTGAAATCTTCCGCAAGAAGCGTGAAGCGGCCGCTAAAGATCAAGGTGTGGCGGAAGATTATCGTGACAGCCCAAGGGCCGGAATAGATCCAGACTTTGATTCCTTGCTTCTTCGCAGAGATGCTAGGCGCAAGGGCATGACTGTGGCTCAATATAAACATTATCTAGCAACACAGGATCAAGACAGAGAATATGAATTGACCATTGGCCCAGCGGCTCGCGCAGAATTAAAACGTCAAGCAGATGAGATTGCAGAATTAAAACGTCAGCAGTTGCGACAAGAACGTTTAGAAGATGAAGCCGCGGCACATCAACGTTATACAGAAAAAGCCGAACGTGAGATGGAAATGGAAAAGATCCGCAAGGCTTACCAACATGAACTTAATGTAATCAATAACAAACATACAAATAGTTTACAGACATTAAATGCAGAAAACTCACACGACATACGTAAGTTATCAATACAACAACAACACGAGTTGACTATGCTAAAAGCAAATCAACCCGAACGTCCTACACGCCCACAAAGACCCGGTCGCCCACAGCGACCCACTGCAGAACCCGAAGATGACTTTGAACCAGAACCTGAGATCAGTGTTAAACCAGCACCAATGACGTCTAATAAACCCTCTATTGGTAATGCAAATTTTGATAGTGAAACCGGAAAACCATTAAAACCACAACAATGGCACACCAGCCAACAATTACCATATAAAAAACCCCCAGCACTGGGTTATAAAAATGATGATGATGTAACTGATATTGAACCAAAAAAGTTAGGTGAAACTGGTATTGATCGTGCAGTCAATGACAAAGGTCTTACTCAACAACGATGGCTACAGTTAGTTCAAACTAAATTTCCAGACGCTAAAATTGTTTGTGCAAAAATGATTGACGGACCATGTCGTGCCACGTTGCCCGATGGTAAAACACTGTCTTGGGTCAAAGTAGACCAAGGTACTGATGGCAACAACAATAGCACAGGCGGTGTCAAGCCTGTTGGGACAGGCAAGTATAAGGCTTTACAAACAGGCATAGATCAGCGCAAAGCGGCCAGAGATAAGATGCAAGCATATGTTGCAACCCTTCCAACTTATACTAGAAAAGGCATGTCTGAAAGCAAACGCAACAAACAACGCCGACTAAACGAAGCCCTGCTCATGGAAGATCCTGTCTATCGCAGATTCAAGCGTGTGGGTCGTTATATCGCGGAACAAAAATTAACTGAACCAGAAATCTTACAAATCTTCTCCGACGCCGAAGCAGGCATGACTGACAAGGCCACAGGCGCCAACCGCACTTTTGCAGGCCGTGGTAAAGATGCCACTGTGGACTTTGCCAAAGATGTAGCCGGTGCTGTTAAAGGCGTTCTCAACAGCATACAAAATTCAGTTCCTGTGGCCGCAGTTGACACGGCGTACGATCAGGCCACTGATGCTTTAGGCGACTTGGCTGGTGGACAAAAAGGTGCTGTGATGGATGCGATCAAGAAGTATCGCAATCTTGTGAAACAATATCCCAAGACAGCAGGCTTTGCCAAGGCTGCATTGGTAGCTATCGCTGGTCTTGCCACAGGCGGTGCTGGTTTGCCTGCTATTGCTGGATTAACATACGCATTGGACTCAGCCATCAAAGGCGACAAGTTATCCAGTGTTATTGGTAAAGGTGCCGGAGCGGCCGCATTGGCGGCCGCTGGTCAAGCCATACACGGTGGAGCCACACAAACAGGACCTGCTGATACAAATGCATTTACCAATGTGAATCAAATGGGCGACCACACAGGCGAATACGTTGACATGCCGGACGGTTCCGATATAGTAAGTCCATTGGTAGCACCACCACCTGAACTTGCTACATATACTGTGCAATCGGGTGATACCTTGAGTCAAATTGCCCAGGCCAACAATACCACAGTACAAGAACTGGTTGGACTTAATCCACAACTGGCCGCCGCAAGCGGTGCCATAGGCGGACAAGGACTTAATCCTGATGTCATATTCCCTGGACAACAAATCACATTGCCACCAGCAACACCCGGTGCAGATGTCTATGCTGGGGCAGTTGGTACCAATGCCAACACCATGGCTGATATTGCTCGTGGTCAAGTGCCCAACAGCGCAATCACACAAGGTATGGCTGCTAGAAATGCAGTAAGAGAATCCATCAAGTATCGTGCAAGAATTTTACATGCTGACAAACTAATCGATCAAAAGGCTACAGTGCTGAACTGGGCCTTGAGCGAAAGCGTTGGTCGTAAGAGCAAGAGTGTTAACTTGACTACCTTAGGCACTTACACAGTATTTGAAAACATCGACCGTTATCGCCGAGCAATTCTTGAAGCAACACAACCTGGTCGTCCTGAACTGCCAGATCAATATCGTCCAGACTTGCCAGGCGGCGCAGGAGTGCAATCACAGCCTGGTATGATTGGTCGTGGACTCAATTGGCTAGATAACAAAGCCAAAGCAGTAGGTGGAGCACTCAGCAACTTTGGACACCAATTTACTACCAATGTCACAAAAGAAAAACTCAAGATGAACTGGCATCAAGCTGGCAAACCCAGTGATTCAGATCAATTGGCCGCCTGGTTGGTTGGTCAAGGTGTGCCGCAACAGGTTGTGACCAGTGTGTTTGGCAAGATGGGTATTCCATACACAGCGCCTACTACAGTACAACCAGCAGGTCAATCAGATGAACCAACCGCTACTTCTACTGCCACAAGACAAATGCCATGGTACGGAAAAGATGCAAATGGTAAAGTACGTGATTCTGAATCATTACGTGCCCGCGGCAATGCTGAACTAGTTAAACGTGGATTGCCTAATATGGCCAATGCAACATCACAAGTTGCCAAAGATATTATCGCTCAAACTGGTGGCGAGCCATTGTTAAGTCAACCAACTGCAACAACTACCCCGGCCATAACTACAACTACCACCGCCGCAGGTCAGTTCCCCGGTGAAGATCCAAATGGTCCTGGCTATGTTGGCCGTAGAGAAGTTGCTCGTCGACAAGCCGCACGTGCCGCACAAACTAGTACAACGCCTGCTAAACCTAATTTTGCTCAACAAGGTGGTGGATACAAGAGTGTGAACTATGCACCCAATATCAAGACTGGTGTTGGTTTGCCTAAACCAACTACTCCTGCGGCACCAATTACAACGGTATCAAAAGGTGGCCTTGACAAGAAAACACAAGATTATATCAATGCTATCAATGCCAAACAACCAGCAAGTTTAGCAGAGAACCGTATTGCTATCGCATTGAAACAGCCAGTAGCAGAAATGTTGCAAATGGTCGAGACCAAAGAAGATGTGCAAAAGATCAAACAGTTTGTTGATCAAACATTTGCCCGCTACGGTGCTGTGAATGAATCAGCATTTGCTTTGCGTAACCAAATACTTGAGCACATAACGCAAGTTGGTGCTCAACGTCGTAGAGAACACAGCCAGAAAGTGGCCCACTAAACTCAGCCCTTAGGACCGAGTGGGCGGCTTCTGCCCGGGCCAATGGATTCGCTACCTGGCGGCCCAAAACGAGCACATACAAGTTGACATCTCCTAAATAACTGTTATAATAGTATTTTAGGAGATTTCTATGACAGCAAAAACATTCAACGGCGATCAAAAGATCAAACTTACCCAAATTATCAATGAAGGCATGCAGGTCATGCACGAAATCGACACACTTCAGGGCGGACTCAATGACACTATCAAAGCCGTAGCAGAAGAACTGGAAGTCAAGCCTGCTATTTTGAAGAAGGCTATCAAATTGGCACACAAGGCTGAATTTGGCAAGGAAAAACAAGATCACGAAACACTTGAGAATATTCTCGAGACCGTTGGTAAAACCTTATAATTTGTGATTAGAGTCTTCCCGGCAAAACAATTCCAAGGACAATATTGTCTATCACCCTTTGTCATGATTGAGGTCACACTCAATGGTGACGTGAGAATGTGCGGGTGTGGCGCCTGGATGCCCAGCACTATCGGAAACCTAACCAGGACAACTCTTAAAGAAATGTTGTCCTCGGACTTGGCGCAAAAAATTAGACAAAGCATTATCGATGGGTCTTATGTTTATTGCAATGAAAAACTATGTGGGGTTATTACTAATAATGCTCTAAACAGCATTGATACTGTTCCGCCTAATATCACAGCATTGTTTGATGATGTATCAAAATTTGAAATGCCACATCATATTAGTTTTCAAGGTGATGAAACCTGTAATCTAAGTTGTCCTAGTTGTCGTACCTCTATCAAAAAAACATCAGCAGATAAACTACAAGAACAACAACATATAGGAAAACTTATTTCAAAAAATTTGTTTTCTGAACCCACTGATCAAAAAATAAAATTAGAACTAAGTGGCACAGGTGAAGTATTTGCTAGTCCTCTGTTGTTGAATTTTATTAATTCAATCGATCCATCTAACTTTCCTAACCTAGAACTAGATATTGGTACCAACGGATTACTATGCGAACAGAATTGGCATCGACTGGGATTGATGCAATCATCAGTAAAAAAAGTAACAGTGAGCATTGATGCTTCCCAAGCCAGCACATATGAAAGACTTCGTCGTGGTGGCAAGTGGGAAAATTTATTAGAGTCTATGAATTTTTTACAAAATAAAAAACATAGCCAAGGCATAGCATTACACACTAGAATGATTGTACAACAACAAAATTATCCTGAAATTGAATCATTTTATCAAATGTGTCAACAGTTTGATGTAGACATGGTAGAATATTCAAGAGTAACAAACTGGGGAACTTGGTCCCAAAAAGAATTTCAGTTTCACGATGTTGTTAATCCTGCACATGCTGAATATGAAATGGCACAAGCAGAAATTGCCAAAGTAAAAAAATTATCAGGCACATGGTTTGCAGGACTATAAATATAGTATGAGTCGCTCACGTTACGAGCATGTAGTATGGCCTACCAGCCACAAATGGAGAAAAATTGAGTTACATTGACGCATTATTTGATCGTGAGCACGATCGCATTCACACAGTAGAACGCCGCAATGGCGAACGAGTATATAGAGAGTATCCCGCCAACTACATATTCTATTATGATGATCCCCGAGGTAAATTCCAAAGCATCTATGGCACACCCGTATCAAGATTTTCTACACGCAATAACAAAGAGTTCCGCAAGGAAGTCCGCGTTCACAGCCATCGGCCGCTTTACGAAAGCGACATCAACCCAATCTTTAGATGCCTTGAAGAAAACTACAAGGACCAAGATGCGCCTGAACTTCACACAGCGTTTTTTGACATTGAGGTGGCGTTTGATCAAGATCGCGGCTTCTCACCTGTATCAGACCCTTTTAATCCCATTACTGCAATCTCGGTCTATCTGGACTGGCTAGATCAACTGGTAACACTTGCTGTGCCACCCAAACATCTAAGTTGGGAAACAGCACAAGAACTGGTCAAAGACTTTGAAAACACAATCTTGTTTGCTGACGAAGCAGACATGATCAAGACCTTCCTAGACTTGATTGACGACGCAGACGTAGTATCAGGTTGGAATAGTGAAGGCTATGACATTCCTTATACTGTAAACAGATGTACTAGAGTGCTATCAAAAGATGACACACGCAAGTTTTGTTTGTGGGGGCAACTGCCCAAGAAGCGTATGTTTGAACGCTTTGGTGCCGAAAACGAAACCTATGACTTGATTGGTCGTGTGCATATGGACTATATGCAACTGTATCGCAAGTACACCTATGAAGAACGCCACAGTTATAGCCTGGATGCTATTTGTGAATACGAACTGGGTGAACGCAAGACACAGTTCGAAGGCACCCTGGATAGTTTGTATAACCAACACTTCAAAACATTTATTGAATACAACCGCCAAGACACATTGTTGATTGGCAAGTTAGATAAAAAACTACGCTTCTTGGACCTGGCCAACGAACTGGCACACGCTAATACTGTGTTGCTCCAGACCACTATGGGTGCGGTAGCAGTAACTGAACAGGCTATTATCAATGAGGCCCACGAACGTGGCATGGTTGTGCCCAATCGCAAGCAACGCCTTACAGACGAGGATACACAGGCCGCGGGTGCCTATGTTGCTTATCCCAAGAAAGGTGTGCATGAGTGGATTGGTTCAGTTGACATTAACAGTCTGTATCCAAGTGCTATTCGCGCAATGAATATGGGTCCGGAGACTGTGGTAGGACAACTACGCCAGACCATGACAGATCACTTGATCAAAGCCAACATGGCCAAAGGTCAGAGTTTTGCGGCTGCATGGGAAGGTATCTTTGCCAGTTTAGAATACACAGCCGTGATGAATCGAGAACGTGGCACAGAGATTACCATTGACTGGGAGAACGGCGAAGAGAGTGTACACTCAGCCGCAGAGATCTGGAACATTATATTTGATTCAAACCAACCTTGGATACTCACTGCTAACGGCACTATTCTTACATTTGAGAAGAAAGGTATCATTCCCGGCTTGCTAGAACGTTGGTATAGTGAGCGCAAGGACTTGCAGGCTCGAAAGAAGGACGCAAAAGATGCCAAAGAAATTGCTTTCTGGGACAAACGACAACTGGTTAAAAAGATTAATCTCAACAGTTTGTACGGGGCTATTCTTAACCCGGGCTGTAGGTTCTTTGACAAACGTATTGGACAGTCAACGACACTTACTGGTCGTTCAATTGCCCGGCACATGGACGCTCATCTTAATGAGTGTATCACAGGCGAATATGACCACGTGGGCAAAGCAGTCATCTACGGGGACACAGACTCGTGTTATTTCTCCGCGTGGCCGGTCCTCAAGAAAGAAGTCGAAGAAGGCCGGATGGCATGGTCAAAAGAGGCTTGTATTCAACTGTATGACAGCCTTGCTGAGCAGGTCAACGAAAGTTTTCCCGGCTTCATGGAACAGGCGTTCCATTGTCCCAGGGATATGGGCGAATTGATCAAGTGTGGTCGTGAAACAGTGGCGGATCGTGGGCTGTTTATTACCAAGAAACGTTATGCTGTAAATGCCATTGACATTGAAGGTAAACGACTTGATATCAATGGTTCAATTGGCAAGACCAAAGCCACAGGACTTGACCTAAAACGCAGTGATACACCCAAAGTAATTCAAGACTTCTTGTTAGAAATTCTAAATAAACTACTTGCTGGCGCAGGTAAAGATGAGATTGTGGAACGTATTCGTGAATTCAAGTATGAGTTCAAAGAGCGTCCAGGTTGGGAGAAAGGCTCACCCAAGCGTGTGAATAACTTGACCAAGTACTTGGCAGAAGAAACACGATTAGGCAAGGCTAATATGCCCGGCCACGTGCGAGCCGCAATCAACTGGAATAACATGCGTAAGATGAATAGTGACAACTATAGTATGCAAATTGTGGATGGTATGAAAACTATTGTGTGTAAACTCAAGTCAAATGCTCTAGGTTGGACATCGATTGGTTATCCCACAGACGAGCAACGGCTGCCAGCTTGGTTCACTGCATTACCATTTGATGATGGAGAGATGGAAGCAACTGTGGTCGATGGTAAAGTTGATAACTTGCTGGGTGTGTTGGATTGGGATTTAGCATCAGCAACCAACACAGAAAATACATTTACTAGTTTGTTTGACTTCGAATGAAACTCAGCGAAATTGTTGCTTACTTAAATTTACTCAATTCACTTGATGTTCCAAGCGAATGCGATGCCGCGGTAAAAAAGCTAAGTCATGTAACGCATGTGGTTGCTGATAACGCTGGTCAATGGCAATCTGCCAGTGATAAGATTATTAAAACGTTTGATAATCTAGGTAGTATTATCGCAAAATATTCTAGTGAAATTGAAGATCTTAAAGGAGAGTTAAGATCTGAAATAGAACAACGCGAGCAAGAATATCTCCAGGCTAGCATGCGTTTATATCGTGAACAACTAATACACCGGCCTGTTGATCGCATTCTAAATACCCGTATGCGAATTGATGATAGCGATGATCTTTCTTTGCGTACCCACCTTAAAAATCTTACTGATTGGCGAATGCCTGGCATGATAATAAGACCTGGCGTTGAAAACTACATCGAAGATATGGTTCCGTTAGATCCTTTATATGTTGTTGACCACCACAAAGAATTAATTCGTGTCGCAACTAGCAAGTTTACTCCTGAATATCAACGTAGACTGCGAGAGTATGTAATAAATGACTGGGCCGACGGACCAATTTTATCAAAGATGCCTAATAATCAATTTGGTGTAATATTTGCGTATCATTATTTTAATCACAAACCCATACCAATTATCAATAAATTTCTAACAGAGTTCTATGAAAAATTACGCCCAGGTGGGTCAGTAATTATGACCTATAACAACTGTGATCTAGCACACGGAGTGATTCGTGCCGATCATATGTGGATGTTATATACTCCACGTAGATTGATCGAACGCCATGCTCTAGCTGTGGGATTTGAATTAGTTCATGCTGTGGATGGCAAAGGAGATGTAAGTTGGCTAGAACTACGCAAACCTGGTGATATTACTTCGCTGAGAGGCGGACAAACATTAGCCAAAATACTTGCAAAAACAGATTGAAACCTGTATACTTAACACTTAGGAGAAATTTATGAGAGATTACTTATTAGACTTGGTAGAACACACTTATGACTTGGGCTGTATTGACCTAGTCAAGATTGTTGGAGATACTAGCAAAACTGAAATTGTGGGATTGGCGGAAGATTTGAGTGTGGTTATTCGCGGCAACTTCCACAATCCCGTGGCAGACTTTGTGGGCACATTTGGTATGCCTAACTTGGGTAAACTAAAAACTTTGCTTAACTTACAAGAGTACAAAGAAGATGCCAAACTTGCTATTACCAAACGTGCTGATGGTGAACCAGATGGTATTTTGTTTGAAAATAAAATTGGCGACTTTAAAAACAACTATCGTTTTATGGCATCAGGTATTGTAAACGAAAAACTAAAGACTGCAAAGATCCGCCCTGTAACATGGCACATTGAGTTTGAACCAACCAATGCGGCTATTCAGCGAATGAAATGGCAAATGAGTGCCAACGCAGAAGAAGCCAACTTCCAGGCCAAAACTGAAGGCAATGATCTCAAGTTTTTCTTTGGTGATCATTCAACACATTCAGGAAACTTTGTGTTCCATCCAGGTGTAGGCGGGCAATTGAAACGTGCGTGGGCCTGGCCTGCCAAACAGTTTGTGAGTATCATGGACTTGACTGGTGACAAGAAGGTACGCATCAGCGACGACGGTGCCGCAGAGATCACTGTTGATTCAGGCCTGGCTGTATATCAATATCTATTGCCAGCACAAAGCAAATAATGACTGACCCTGTTGTTCAAGATAACTTAACTGCCAAGCAGAATGACTATGCTGTGTTCCTTCCGGCCATCAGCGGGTTTTATGCTACTTTTGTGGGCAAACAAAGAAATGAACCATACGTGGATCCGGCGAGATTGCCTCAGGGCATTACTGATATGGAGCAACTTAACTGGCTCAATTCCAACAAGGCTTTATTCCCGTATAAGTGGAGCCTATACTCCGGCGGCCATGCTAACCTCGATCTTGCAAAGCAAGACTGGTCAGAGGATATGGTCCGAAATAGAGAACCGGGAACGTTCATACTGGGGGACTCAGGCGGTTTTCAGATTGCTAAAGGCTTGTGGGAAGGTGATTGGCGAGCCAACTCAGGTTGTGCTAAAGCTCAAAAGAAAAGATCACTTATCTTAAACTGGTTAGACAATGTAGCTGACTATGGCATGATCTTGGATATCCCAACTTGGGTCATCCACGACAAGAAAGCAAGTGATGCATGTCAGATAACCACACTACAAGAAGCAGTGGATGCCACAAAGTTCAATAATGAATACTTTATGAAACACCGCAAGGGTGTGGAGAATGGTGGTGCCAAGTTCTTGAATGTGTTGCAAGGTGACAATCATACGTCAGCAGATCAGTGGTATGAGACCATGAAGGAATACTGCGATCCTGTGAAGTATCCAGACACACACTTTGACGGTTGGTCAATGGGTGGACAAAACATGTGCGACGTACACCTAGTGCTTCGCAGACTGGTAGCACTACGCTATGACAATTTACTTCAAGAGGGCAAACACGATTGGATGCATTTCTTGGGAACCTCCAAACTGGAGTGGGCTGTTTTATTAACTGTAATCCAAAGGGCCGTAAGAAAATATGTCAATCCACAATTCACAATCTCGTTTGACTGCGCCAGTCCGTTCCTTGCAACAGCAAACGGACAAGTCTATTTTGAAAATGTCTTTGAACACGACAGTAAATGGTCGTATCGCATGGCTCCTTCAGCCGACGACAAAAAGTACTCCACAGACACACGCAAGTGGGGAACAGGAGTAGTAGCAGACGGCATCTATCCACGTTGGGAAGATAGTCCAATAAGCAATCTGCTTAAGATGAAAGATATTTGCATCTACAAGCCCGGCGACCTAAATAAGATTGGCAAAGAAGGCAAGACAAGTTGGGACAGTTTCTCATATGCTTTGCTTATGGGGCATAATGTCTGGATGCATCTGACCGCAGTACAAGAAGCCAACCGGCGTTTTGATGCAGGGGAGCATCCTGCTATGATGCGGCGCAGTACTGGAGACTATGCCAAGTTCGAAGACATTGTGGAAGCAATCTTTGCGGCACCAGATCGCGAAACCAGCGAAGCCATTATTGAAATGTACGACACATATTGGATGGAGATTGTGGGCACACGAGGATTCAAAGGCAAGAAAACCAAAAATGCTCGCACACAATTCAATGCGTTGTTTGAATTCGAAGAAACTGACTCTGTACAACCAACCGATGATAGTGTACAATTAGACATATCAGCATTAGATCAATTAGAAAATGAACAGACCTGAACACGAAAATGTCAACTTCTTTATAGGCACAGAAGTAGAACGCACTCCTGCATTTGGCCAACGTACTTTGTTTGTTGTGGGCTGGCAACCCGTGCTTGAGATTGTTCGACTACTGGCCGAACACAACTCGTATATAGACAAGTCCAAGCATATTGAACACATCTTCTTTGGTGCTAATCACAGTTTCCATCCTGCCAACAGACTGGAGTGGCAACGCTGGGAAAGTATGATTGAACCGTTCCTGGGCGATGGATATCTATGTAGTTTAGACATTCCAATCACCCACGTGGACGAGTTTCACGATGGCCCCCTCTGCGACTACAGAAATTTTATTCCACAAATTCGAGTAAGTCTGCCCTATACAAAGTTGTGGAATTATAATACAATGTTAAAAATAGATGATAAGGACTTTGATGCTACCAATCCTGGTGTTTGGTGTCATAGTTTGCAGAGTCTAATGAGTCGTGAAACATTTACTAGTTGGGATGATTACAAGGGAGATTCAAAACTATGAATCAAAGAGATCAAGCATTAACAGAACAACGTGAGCGAATCATGAGCCAAGCAAAACGTAAAATCTGGATCACATTCCGCAAAGAAGGTATACATTGCTACCCAGCGGCTGCCACTGATCCTAGTCTGGCCACAGGCGATGAATATGATGTTAGTTTCCTTGGCACACCACATCGTCACATATTCCACTTTAGAGTGTGGATTGATGTGCTACACAACGATCGTGACATTGAGTTTATCCAGTTCAAACGCTGGTTAGAAAACTTGTACAAAGACGGCATCTTGCAACTGGACTATAAAAGTTGTGAAATGATGGCTGACGATTTGTACGCTGAAATTTCTGCACGGTATCCAGATCGTGCAGTATGGATTGAGGTTGCCGAAGATGGTGAGAACGGCGCCTTAATTAAATATGAACTTTCTCGCCCTAGCAATTCAATTAAAATTTAAGGAAATTAAATGGCCAAGCCATCACTCAAATCCAACCCACGTGTCGCTGAGATCTTTAATGATCTAGAAGTGTTCTTGGAGTTCTGTCAGGACTTTGGATATCGTTTCAACGAATCGGACCTGTATAACTTTAAGAGTTATGCCTGGCAACAGTTCAACAAGTGGCATCAAGGCAAGAATGCCAAGAACATGTGGAACGAGGATGCTCGTAGATTTGCAGGATTCCGTGCATGAGGAAACTGTTTTACATGGGCTTAGAAAGTTACGAAGCCCGATACACACTACAATTAACCAACTGGAACCAACGTGTGTTTGACCGTAGAGGTCTTGACGTTGTGTACGTTCCAGGTACTACTATCGATAACACACAGGCCATATCAGTTGGTCAGGTGTTAGATGCACACGGTCGCAGTTACTTTGGTATGAGCCAGATGATGAACTTGGTTCAACTCATGAAGAACGGTGATGTATCTGGTGAGGACGTGATATACTTTGAAGATATGTTCCAACCGGGCATTGAGTCATTGCCTTATATCATGGATCAAATTCCCCAAGAACAACGTCCGCAAGTATGGGTGCGTTGTTTAGCACAGGCCATCGACCCCGATGACTTTGTACATGTCTGGGGCATGGCAGGATGGATGAGCACATATGAAAAGATGGTCAATCACTTTGTTACTGGAGTTCTTGCTACCAACGAGGAGATGGTGGCTCATATGCGGATTGCTGGTTGGACTGCTCCGATCTACAACATTTCCGGTCTTGCATTTGGAAAAGCAGAAGTTCTTGAGCGTGCTGGCGGTAAAGAAAATATTAAACCGTTCGCAGAGCGTCCACGACGAGTTGGGTTTGCGGCTCGTTTCGATCAAGAGAAACAACCTGGCTTCTTTATGGACCTTATTGAGATGTATGGTGAACTCACCAGCGAGCCTTGTGAGTTTGCAATATACAGTGGCGGACCTCTGCGAAGCAACAACCCAGAGTATGTTGAACGTGCCCGCCGTATGGAGGCACAGGGGAAACTCAAAATATACGACAACATAACAAAGAATGAATACTATGCTCATCTTAACAACACTCGTGTGCTTTTTAATTGCGCTCTTCAGGACTGGGTATCTAACACCGTCAGTGAGGCTGATACTCTTGGCTGTAACGTGCTCTACCCTGCTTATCGCAGTTTCCCCGAGACTTTCGCAAATGATCCCAACCGTTTATACGTTCCCTGGTCTATAGATGATGCTTATCACAAGATGCAAATGCTCTTGCGTGAACCACATCATAATATGGGGTTGATCTCAGACTGGAATAACGGAACTGTTGATCGCGTCATTGATATCTTACAAGGCAACGGCGAGCAGTGGAACCGAGCAGGTAATCGGTATCGTGACCACGTGGCTCACGAAAAATATCAAGTGGTAAAGATTGAATCATGATTGCAGTAACAGGAGCCTCGGGCTATATTGGTGGACAGATTGCGCTAAAGTTAGCTGATGCTGGTCAAAAAGTATTAGGTATTGATCTCCGACTATGCCATAGTGGATTATATAGTTCATTTACAGATTTTGTTCAAGGAGACTTTGCTGACGAAGCATCATTAACTAGACTACTTGAGGCACAACCCACTGCTATCATTCATTGTGCTGGCACAAGTCTAGTAGGGCCCAGTGTAAAGAATCCTGCTGAGTACTACAAAAACAACGTGGCCAAGACCATGGCACTGCTGGATATTGTGAGATCGGCTTTGCCCAAGACTAGATTTATATTCAGTTCTAGTGCGGCTGTGTACGGCGAACCTATCATGAATCCCTGTCACGAAGTCGATCCTTGCGAACCAATCTCTCCATATGGAGAGAGCAAACGTATGATAGAACAAATACTAGAAAGTTACCACCGTGCATACGGGTTAGACTATGTGGCGTTCCGCTACTTCAATGCCTGTGGTGCTGATCCCCAAGGTAGACATGGACAGGATCCAGGCGCAACGCACGTGATTGCTCGTTTACTAGAAGCCACAAGAGATGGCGGACAGTTCAATATTTACGGCAATGATTATCCTACCGATGACGGCACTTGCATACGTGACTATGTACACGTAGATGATATTGCTCACGCACATATTTTGGCTCTAAATCCTATAATTGAATCTGGGGTGTACAATCTTGCCGAAGGTACAGGCACCAGTGTTCAACAAATTATCGATCGTGCCCAGGATGTGTTAGGTAAAATGCCCAATGTTGGCGTTGAATCTCGTCGTACTGGAGATCCTGCCATGCTCACCGCCAATCCAGAAAAGTTTGATCGCGTAATTGGAATGCCGTGGCGTAATTATAATTTGTCCGATGTAATCAACCATACCTGGGCCTGGTATGTTCGATAAGATTCTAAAGTTCGAACAAGAACTAGCAGAATTCACTGGCGCACCATATGCTATTATGACCGATTGCTGTACTCATGCAATTGAGTTATGCTTGCGATATGATCAAGTTCAAGAATGTGCGTTCACTCCTTATACCTATTTAAGTATTCCTATGCTTATGCATAAGTTAGGTATCAAATACAATTATTTAGATCATGCCTGGCAGCGATGGGTAGGCGAATATCCGTTTGTAGATACACGAATTTGGGATAGTGCCCGTAGATTAGAACGCAATATGTATCGCTCAAATACCATGCAATGTTTGAGTTTTGGACATGATAAACCTTTACATATAGGCCGTGGTGGTGCTATAATACTTGATGACAAGACAGCATATGATGCAATAATTCGTATGAGGTATGACGGTCGCGATCTAAATATCACACCCTGGATAGCACAACGTGAGTTTAGAGTTGGATATCATTACAAGCCCACACCAGAAGAAGCCATACAAGGGCTGGCATTACTAGAAGGCCTTAAAGAATTTTGTTCCGAACCAAGACACGTTGACTATCAAGATTTAAGAACTATCACAATCAAGGAATAAGATGACAGACAACAGTTTAAACCTATCGCAAGTAATTCGCAAGCGTCTAATAGATGCAGACAAGCGGTTCTGGGCAGGTGACAACATCAGTGAGTATATCACCGACAAAGAAAAAGACTTACTAGTTGATGAACTTACTGGAAAATTCGAAGGTGTACTAGAAAGTTTAATCATTGATACCAAAACTGATCCAAACTCTAAAGGCACTGCTCGACGTTTAGCAAAGATGTATGTATATGAAATTATGGCTGGCAGGTACGAGGAGAGTCCTAATGCTACGGCTTTCCCGAACGATACGGACGGAGCATACGACGGTATGCTTGTGGTGCGTTCAGAGCTTAAGAGCATGTGTAGCCATCATCACCAGCCTGTTACAGGTGTGGCTTATATTGGAATCATTGCTGGTCCCAAACTCATTGGTCTTTCCAAGTACACCCGTATCGCACAGTGGTGTGCTAGAAGAGGAACACTCCAAGAAGAACTTTGCATGGACATTGCACGTGAAATCGAGTTTGCGACTGGATCAAAAGACGTGGCAGTTTATATTCAAGCAACACATGGATGTTGTGAGAATCGCGGTATTATGGCACACAGTAGTCTCACGCAAACCACAGTTTTGCGTGGAAACTTCAAATCAGACCAAAGTGTAAAGAAGGAATTCTTTGACAATATCAAACTACAACAGGACTTTGCACCAAGATGATTAGTTACGCAACCCTAACAGCCGCACAGGACGGTAAAGTAGCACCCTGGACCAATAATGTACCTGAACTCAGCAACACTCACATAGCCGTATTTCGTGATGCATATCCTGTTACAGAAGGTCACTTGTTGTTTGTGCCAAGAGCCAACACCGATGAGTCTATTGTGGTAGCTCTAGGTCTAGCATTGTTAACCGGGCGGCAAATGGTGCAAAACAATCAGTGCGATGCATTCAATGTTGGGCTAAATATGGGTACTGCCGCAGGGCAGACAGTAATGTACCCACACGTACACTTGATACCAAGAATGCACGGTGATACTCCCGATCCCATTGGCGGTGTACGTAATGTGGTTGCCGGTCAAGGCAACTACAAAACCAACACTTATCAACAACCATAAACTATGACCACACCATTACAAGCCAATCTAGTTGGCATTGCCACAGCACCCGCTGACTGTGTTGCCGATCCGTTGAAGGATCAACTGGTAAACACCATTGTAAAATCCATTACCACCAATTGGTTAGAGGATGACCATGTGGTGCCTCAATTTCTCAGACGATATCGAAAATGGATCGAAAGCACAAAACTAAATCGTGTGTCAGGACTAGATAATTTTCCCAGTGTGACTTATTCACAAGGTACAACTGAGAGTTTTGATAAATTTTATTTGCGACATCACCGTCGTCGCTTTCGTTGTTTCCGTGGTGATTACTTGTATCATGAACTTACCTGGAAACACTTAGATTATGATTGGGCGTACATTGATGATGAACCACTACAAACCAATGATGCTGTGGTATTCAGTTTGCCCTTTGCTGACACCGGCGACCAAAAACACACTCAAGCAATGTTAGATCGTTGTTTAGAACTAGGAATACCTGTGTTAATAGATTCAGCATTTTTTGGTATCTGTTCAGACGTTGATTTTGATTATAGTCATCCTGCTATCACGGATGTTACCATGAGCCTTAGCAAGCCGTTCCCAGTATACGGAATGCGTATTGGCATTAGATTTAGCAAAGATACCGCAGATGGATTGAATATCTATGGTAATACTCACTACGTCAACAAGTTTGGTGCGGCTGTGGGCATACAACTTTTCAATCATCAAAACCCAGACAAAATATTCACTCGCTATAGAGATCAACAGTTGGCCTGGTGCAAACAGTATGACCTAGTGCCCAGTAAATGTGTGACCTTTGGACTGGACTACAATCACAAGTATGACAATCACAATCGTGGAAGTGTAGACAGCAACCGTATTTGCTTTGCCAAGTTCTTTAACAAAGGCCATCTGCCATTATGACTTGGCGGTTTGGCGGCCATAATGATTGGTTTTCAGTTAGTGTTAGTGAGCCAAATTTTCGATTGAGATTTAACAGTCGTGCATCGACCCTATACCAAAATTTTGACGATGCGGCAGATCATGCCGCTCAGTTGTTGTTCAAGGAATGGGGCGATCGTCCACTTTATCTATCATTAAGCGGCGGGCTCGACAGCGAATTCACTGCAAGAATATTACTTAAGAATAAAATTCCATTTATACCAATTATAGTCAAAATTGGAACTCTAAATCAGTCTGAGTCGTGGTACGCTGAGTATTGGTGCCATGTCAATTCAATTCAACCAATAATTTTAGAGTACACTATTGATGCTTATGTAGATTGCCTTGCTTTACTTTCTCCCAAACTAAAACAAATCAAAAACTTTTACATGACTACATCTATGCTGATCTATGAATACGTAGATCAACTTGACGGTTATTGTATATTCTGTGGTGGTGATGTTAACCTTGATTCAGCAAGTGGAAAATTTTACTGTCGTAGTTTGGATTTTGCCTCCAATCTAGTCGATGATAGTAGACACCCAACATCTTTTTTTATGTATACTCCGGAACTTGTCCTAAGTTATATCAATAAATTTGACATTGCTCAAGATGAGCAGTATAATAAGTTAAGTTTTTACAATGTAACACCTCGACCCAAGATTGATTACATACCAGCATTAAATGCTAACAGTCAATATCGGGAGGTTATGGGCAAACTTTCTCATCTTTTAAAAACGGATCCTTTTGATACTGACACTCAAAAATTTTGGTATGGTACTAAAGAACAACTCATACAAACTTTACAACCATAAATATTTCTCACAAGCGGCCTTTGGCGTTCATCCCGCTATACAAACTCTGCCAGCCTATGCTCATTAACATAGGAGAAACAGCATGACAACATTAAATCCCGTAGTTTACAAATACACCTCAACCAAAGAGTATCACGACGCATTTCCGTGTGCGTATAGACAGTGGAGGGCAGACAGTCATTGTAACTTGATACACGGTTATTCGTTTAGTATGAAGTTTTACTTTGGCACTAATGAACTAGATGTACGTAACTGGGCAGCCGATTACGGTGGGCTCAAGGAACTTAAAAAAACCTTAGAAGATCAATTTGATCACACACTTATTGTGGCAGCAGATGATCCTGAAATGGAAACATTTAAATTGCTACAAGAAAAAAACATGGCCAAGATTGTGGTGTTACCAAGGCTCGGATGCGAAGGACTTAGCGATATGCTGTACAAGTATGTGAATGGTGTTTACATTCCAGAGATGTGGGGTCCTGGCGAGGCGGCTCGCCTGTGGTGCTATCGTGTGGAAGTACGTGAAACACAAAGCAATATGGCTTATCGTGAAGGCCATCGTGAATGGAATGAAGATTTATTTGCATGATAGAACACGAGTTTGATATTGCTATGCTGTTGGCCACCCGTGGCCGCACTGATATGTTGGATCGCAGTATCCGTAGTTTAGTAACTCTTGCAGATGACCCTGGTCGTATACAACTGATGTTTGCATTCGACCGGGACGACGACATTGGGTTCGATTACTTTACGGAACATCTCCAGCCTTGGTTAGATACTCAAGATGTTGGGTATACTGCCATGCGATTCGACCGTATGGGTTATATCAATCTCCACAAGTACAACAACGCACTAGCCGCCAAATCCAGTGCTCGTTGGCTTATGATTTGGAATGATGATGCTGTGATGCAAAGTCAAGGGTGGGATACCACTATTATGAGCCACGAAGGGCAGTTTAAAGTACTCAGCTTTAAGACTCATAATATGCATCCTTACAGTATCTTTCCTATTGTACCTAGGACGTGGCTTGATTTGTTAGGTTATATCAGTCCACATCCAACACAAGATGGATGGGTTAGTCAACAGGCGTATATGTTAGACATTTATGAACGCATTGATGTAAATGTACTACACGACCGATTTGACTTAACTGGCAACAATAATGATGAGATATTTAATAATCGCCCTATGCTAGAAGGCAATCTCAATCATCCCATGGACTTTCACAGTCCGCAACAGATCAAACTAAGACAAGGTGACTGTGCTAAGTTAGCTACATATATGCACGAACAAGGAATCAGCACTGAGTTCTTTGAAAATATATTTAAGGGTACGCAAGATCCTTGGGAAAAATTGCGACAAAACGATCCAAACAGCCAGATGTTTGCCTTTGAAAGTCCAAACAAGGATCTAAGAAATGTTAAATAGAGTATGACATACAAAATTGCCTGGGTCCAGCCCAACTTCCAACAAGGACCTAAAGAGTTCAATGCTCACTATTTGCCATACTCAGCTGGCGTAATATGGAGTTATGCCTTAACTGATCCTTGGGTTAAAGAAAACTTTGAATGCACAGACATGGTCTGGCGTAGAGATGCTGTGGAACCCCTGGCACAAAAACTTGCCGCCAACGATGTGGTTACATTTAGTACCTATGTATGGAACCACCAATACAACTATACTCTAGCACGTATGGTCAAACAATTGAATCCCAACTGCTTGATCATCTTTGGTGGTCCTGAACCTGCTATTACAGATCCAGATATCTTTGTCAAAGAACCTTACATGGATCTTGTGATTTGCTTTGAGGGAGAGATTACATTCCGTAATGTAATGCGAGCTTTTGAGTCGCGCAACTTTGATGAGATTCCCGGACTGTTGGTCAACAAGAACGGTACAGCACTAAACACCGGCGATGCCAAGCGTATCGAAGCACTTGGAGAAATTCCTAGTCCATACTTGAGTGGGGTGTTTGACAAGATTGTGGCAGAGAATCCTGGCATAGAGTGGAACGGCACACTAGAAACCAATCGTGGTTGTCCGTTTGCTTGTACCTTCTGTGACTGGGGTAGTTTGACCTATAACAAGGTCAAGCACTTTGATGTACAAAGAGTTTATGATGAACTGGAATGGATGGCAAAGCACCGGTGTGGGTTTATCAGTATTACTGATGCAAACTTTGGTATGTTCCCCGAACGTGATAATCTCATCGCCGATAAAATTATCGAAGTACAGAGCAAGTATGGATATCCAAAAACGTTTAGCGTGGCCTGGGCAAAAAACCAAAAGAAAGAGGTTGTGGACATTGTCAAGAAACTTTTGGATGCCCCAGGTTTCAATCAAGGACTTACCTTATCTGTGCAGAGTCTCGACGTGGACGTCTTGGAAAATATCCGCAGAAAAAACATGGAAATGAACAAGTTGGAAGAAGTGTTTGAACTGTGTGAACAGCGCAACATTCCAACCTACACAGAACTTATTCTTGGCTTGCCTGGCGAAAGTTTAAAGACCTGGAAGGACAACTTCTGGAAACTGTTCCGTATGGGCAACCACACAGGCCTTACTGTGTTCCAAGCGCAGTTGTTGGAAAATGCAGAGATGAATCTACTGCAAAAGAAACTGTTCAAGATTGGTTCGCAACGTGTGACTGATTACTTCTCTGGTTCCTACTCTAATGAACACATTGAAGAAGGTATTGATATTATTACTAGCACCAAAGACTTGCCTTTTGAAATCATGTTGGATGCTGAAATCTTCTCGTGGTACATCAACACTTTTCACATCAATGGTGTGAGCACTTTGTTGAGTCGCTTGGTCTACAAGTATCTTGACATAGACTACAGTGTATTCTACGAAGACTTGTTTGAGTTTCTACAGCACGACGAATGGTTTGTAAAAGAACAAACAGAGGTGCGCCAGTATTTCAGTAACTGGATGACACAAGGTCAAATTCGTCATCCCAACATTGGCGGCATTGAGATTCATGGTTGGAACTTGATTCACCGCAGTATCTTGAACATGCACGTGGAACATCAATATGAAAACATCTTTGCCAAACTTGAAGCGTTTATGAGCCGATACAATTTGCCCAAGGAATTGTTAGACAATGTGATGAAGTTTCAAAAGAAATATCTCATTGCATACGATGATGTTGCCCAGTATCCACAGAAACTAGAACTAGATTACAACATCTGGGAATATTTGACATTTGATCAACCATTGCAACAAGGTGCAGTGATATATAATTTAGACTTTCCCGAAGACAAGACCATGAGCTTTCCACGATTCCTGGAACTGTTCTATTTTGCAAGACGTAGAAACTTTGGCAAAGCCACAGTAGATACCATAGATGGCAGTACCAACAACAGTGCCCGAAGAGGCGAAGCCGCTGTGCAAGCAATGGCTATAATATAAAAATAATCCGTAGACAACAGCCAACCATTGTGTTATAATATACAACTATGACTGACTTTGATTCTGATATCGCAGTATTACTGCCCACTAGAGCTCGCACCACCATGGTGGAACGAAGCATTAAAAGTTTATTTGAATTAGCTGAGCAACCTGATCGAGTTGAAATCGTATTTGGTTACGACAACGACGACACAGTGGGCTTTGATTATTTTAACAAAACCGTGCGTCCTTGGATGGACAAAAAATCTATTACATATTCGGCCATGAAGTTTGAACCCATGGGCTATATTCGACTCAATGAATATGTAAATGCCATGGCCAAGACTACCAGAGCCAAATGGTATATCATCTGGAATGATGATGCGGTGATGCGTACTGTGGGCTGGGATACAGAGATCATTGCCCAAAATGGCAAGTTTAACTTGTTGGCTTTCCATACACATAATCAACATCCTTACAGTATCTTTCCTATTATTCCATACAAATGGTTTGAGCTATTAGGTTATCTATGTCCTCACCAAATTGGTGATGCTTGGACTAGCCAACAGGCTTATATGCTGAACATATTCAAACGTATTGATGTTGTGGTCAAACACGACCGCTATGACCTGACAGGAAACAATCAGGATTCAACATTTGCCAATCGTCCTATGAAGGAAACAAATCCATTTGAGCCCGGTGATTTTAACCATGTAGACATGACTAATTTACGAATAAGTGATTGTGTTAAATTGGCCAACTATATGAAAAGTATTGGTATGGATACGCAATATTTTGAAAACATTCTAGCAGGCAAACAAGATCCCTGGGAGATGTTGGTACGTAACGATGTGCTCCGACAACAAGTACAATGGAAAATAGATCACGATAATCAACGAGTAGAAAGACCAAAAAAATGACAGATCACAATTTAGAAGAACGTATTGTGCGTTACTGGAACGCACAGCCTTGCAATATTAAGCATGGCAAAAGCGAAGTAGGTACCTTGGAGTTTTACCAAGAAGTTACCGAACGTAGGTATCGGGTGGAACCACACATGAAAGAATTTGCTAGTTTTCATCTCTGGACCGGGAAACGTGTGTTGGAGATTGGCTGCGGCATTGGTACTGATGCGGCTGAGTTTGCTAGACTTGGTGCAGACTATACTGCCATTGACATCAGTACCAATACAATCGAGTTGGCCAAGAAACGTTTTGAAGTAGAAGGTCTCGAAGGTACATTTGTTTGTGGTGACGCTAGCGATCCTAAAACATACAAGGATTTGGGCAAGTTTGATTTAGTATACAGTTGCGGCGTGATGCATCATTTCCCTAAAATTGACGAAATGATTCAAAATGCTTATGATGCGTTAGAACCAAATGGAGAGTTTAGATTTTTGGTATATGCCAAGAACTCCTGGAAGTACAGTATGATTCGTAAAGGTCTGGATCAATTTGAAGCACAAGCAGGTTGCCCTTTTGCACAGGCTTACTCAAATGACGAAGTATATAAACTTTTGGGCGATCGATTCCACATTGAGAGGTTGCGTCAGGCCCACTGTTTCATGTATAATGTAGAAGCGTACAAACAAGGAAGATATGAACTGGAGCCGTGGTTTGCGGCCATGCCAGAAGAAATGCGCGAAGCGGTGAAAGAATATTTAGGTTGGCATTTGTTAGTTAAAGCAAGGAAAGTATGAGTAAACTCAAAGTAGCAGAACTGTTTTATAGTGTGCAAGGAGAAGGCCGGTACATGGGTGTGCCTAGTGTGTTCTTGCGTGTGTTTGGATGTAACTTTAAATGTGCCGGTTTTGGCATGCCTCGAGGAGAACTAAGTGATGAAGCAAACAACATTAACCCAGATCTGTATACTGAGTATAAGTCGTTGCCTCTTGTGTCTACAGGTTGTGATAGTTACGCTAGTTGGGATCCTAGGTTTCGTCATCTTAGTCCCGTTCTTGATACTGGTACGATTGCCGATGCTATTGTGGATACGCTACCGTACAAGGAATGGCGCGACGAACATCTCGTGATCACTGGTGGTGAACCATTGCTAGGTTGGCAACGTGCTTACCCAGATTTGTTGGGTCATCCCAAGATGTCAAACTTGAAAGAGATTACATTTGAAACAAATGGTACTCAACCACTGGACGATTCTTTTAAACAACATCTGCACACATGGACCTTACATCATGGTCAAGACTTTTATAGAGAAGTAACATTCAGTGTCAGTGCCAAGTTACCCGGCTCAGGTGAGTCATGGGCAGATGCTATATGTCCAGAAGTGGTGTGTGAATATGAAGAATATGGTTACACATACTTGAAATTGGTAATAGCAACAGAACAGGATTTGACAGATGCAGAACGTGCAGTTGAAGAATATCGTGCGGCTGGGTTTACTGGTCATGTGTATGTTATGCCTGTTGGCGGGGTTGAGCGGGTGTACCATCTTAATAATAGAGCAGTGGCAGAGATGGCAATGCGAAAAGGCTGGAGATACTCAGACAGACTCCAAGTCCCGCTGTTTAAAAACGAATGGGGAACCTGATGGGAATATTTGATCGATTTCGCAAAAAGCCGGAACCAAAAGTCCGGGCCGAGCCTAAACCTAAGGCACCAGAGAAAACTGAAAAACAACTGGCCACCGAAAAAAACGAGCCTTATGTTAGTATTCTCAGGATGGATATCGATCCCAACAACTTGCACCAAGGTGCATTTGAACTAGACTGGAATGAAATCTTTGTGGCACGGCTGGTCAAGGCCGGTTATATGATGAAACCCGACGATGTTGATGCCGAGATTGTGGATCGGTGGTTCCAAAATATCTGCAGGCATGTTGTTATGGAAACTTGGGAACAGGAACAGGCCATAAACAAATACAGCAATCAGTATGTAAACAGCCGCGACATCGGTGGCGGCCGGAGTGAAGTAAGTTGAATATATACTTTAATGGTGATAGTTATGTTGAGGGTACAGAACTTGATGATCCTGCAACTCAAAGTTTTGCCGCAAAGTTATCTGCTAAATTAAATGCACAATTTATAAATCAAGCAGAGAATGGTTCGAGCAACAGTTTGATCATACGCAAGATGACCGAGTACTTGTACCAGTGCAAACAAACAAACACTTTTCCAGATCTTGTTGTAATTGGTTGGAGCGAGGCCACTCGAGAAGACTGTTTTATACTCAATGAGTATAGATCGCTTGCTGGAACTGGTCCTGATCATGAACTCATTGATCCTGATGAGTATAGATATTGGAGTTATAACAATCAAAACTGGCAGTACCGGCACCAACTATGTAAGTTTTATAATAGAGCCATACACAACCTGCACCTAGAATTACAATATTTAAAAATACCTCATTTGTTCTTCAATGCTATTGAACCTTTAAACAAGATAGAGATTTCAGCTCCAGGTATAGCCCATGAAAATGGAAATAATATTTTAAAATTAGAGTGGCATGACTGTTATTTTTATCCTTATGATAGACTTGATATGGCCTGGCGAGATTGGGCAACCGAACGTAATTATCAGCAAGTTACTCCTGACTTTTATCATTTTAAAGAAGATTGTCATGCAGCCTGGACAGACGTAATCTACAATTATATTAAAGAAAAAAACATAGCATGATATTCAATCACATCAAACAACTCAAACAAGACGGAAAGAAAATTGGCATTACTTTCTCCACTTTCGATATGCTCCACGCAGGACACATTGCCATGCTCTCGGAAGCCAAGAATCACTGTGACTACCTGATCTGTGGGCTCCAAACAGACCCGACTATCGATAGACCTGACACTAAAAATCACCCTATACAAAGTATTGTGGAGCGACAAATACAATTGGCCGCATGCCGTTACGTTGATGAAGTTGTTGTGTATCAAACCGAACAAGATCTTATTGACTTGCTGTTGATACTGCCATTAGATGTTCGCATACTAGGTGTGGAATATCAAGACAAGGATTTCTCTGGTCGTGACGAATGTTATGATCGCGGCATCGAGTTGGTGTTCAATGGTAGAGATCATTCGTTCTCCAGTTCAAGTCTACGCAAACGTGTGGTCGCGGCTGAAACTTACAAGGTGTTAAAAGATGGAACCACTTAAACCACCAGCCACATACAAAGTTTACACAGTAATTAAACAAACCGGCATGAGCATGAACTATGTTTATGTATCTATGCAGAGTAGCATAAACTACGGGGCTGGTTTTTACGGGACCAGACGCGAAGCCGAGCAGGCTCGCACGTTCGAACTGCTCAAAGAAACCACAGTGCCTAAACCTCAGTTTCATGTTTTTGAACTTGAAGTGCCCAACCCAGCATACCAAGAATGATACTGTACGTAAATGGTTGCAGTCACAGTGCGGCCGCAGAAGCCGCTGTTGTTCATTCTTGGGCCTGTGATGATGGAGCATTATGGCAACGCGGCGATGAGCCGCATCCTGAAAATCTAGCAGTCAGTTATGGTCGACATATTGCTGATGCATTGGGTGCAGAGTTAATTTGTCAGGCCAGTTCTGGAGGCAGTAACGATCGTATTATACGTATCACAAAGAAATGGATTGAAAATAATCCAGACAAATTGGCTGATACATTTATGATCTTACAATGGACCACTTGGGAACGAGAAGAGTGGTTTCACAAAGGTAAATGGTATCAAGTTAACGCATCAGGTATAGACATAGTGCCACCCGAGTTACAAGAACGCTACAAAAACTACGTTATAAATGTAGACTGGAATATCAAAACCCCCGAAGCACACGAAAAGATTTGGGCAATGCATCAGTACCTTAATGAGCAGGGCATACGACATTTGTTCTTTAGTGGACATAGTACATTTAGTGATATCCAAAATCAATTTGATTGGGGCAAGGACTATATGCATCCATATGTTCGGGAAGAATCCTACCATAATTGGCTAATAAACAACGGTGGAACCTATTCTCACCCCGAAGGTTACCATTTTGATGCCAAAAGTCATAGACTTTGGGCAGATCATGTGTTACAATACATCTATGATAACAACTTGATTGCATCTGATGAAATACGTACTGATTGACACTGCCAATATGTTTTTTCGTGCTAGACACGGAGCGTTTAGAGCCGCAGACTCTTGGACCAAACTAGGCTTTGCTCTGCACGTTACACTAATGGCAGTGAACAAGATGGCCAAGCGATTTGAAGCAGATCACGTGGTGTTTGCACTGGAAGGACGCTCGTGGCGCAAGGACTACTATAAACCTTACAAGGCTAACCGTGCTGTGGCTCGGGGTAAAATGACCGAAGAGGAAGCAGAAGAAGATAAACTGTTCTGGGAAACATATGACGAACTGACTAAATACTTGGCTACTAAAACTAATTGTAGCGTTATCCGATGTGCCACTGCCGAAGCAGATGATATCATAGCACGTTGGATTGCTTTGCACCCCCAAGACGAACACGTTATTATCAGCTCAGATTCTGACTTTGTACAATTACTTGCACCCAACGTCACACAATACAATGGCATTAGTGATGAACTGTTAACTCTGGAGGGCATATTTGATGCTAAAGGTAACCACGTCAATGATAAGAAAACTAAACAGCCAAAAACGATCCCGGATCCGGCCTGGTTGTTATTTGAGAAGTGTATGCGTGGCGACAGCTCAGACAACGTATTCAGTGCGTATCCTGGAGTACGTGAGAAAGGCACAAAGAATAAAGTTGGTCTCCGTGAGGCCTTTGGAGACAGAGACCGTCGCGGATACAATTGGAACAATCTAATGTTGCAACGTTGGACCGACCATGAGGGTGCCGAGCACCGTGTGTTAGATGACTATGAACGCAATCGTGTGCTAGTTGATCTTACAGCACAACCAGATGATATCAAGAACACTATAGACACAGCCATATGTGAGCAAGTGAGTCACAAGGATGTAGGACAAGTGGGAGTGAGATTTATGCAATTCTGCGGCAAGTACGAATTGAACAAATGTAGCGATGCGGCCGAACAGTTTGGTCGCTGGCTCAATGAAACATATAAAGGAGTGCTAGATGATATTAGCCAAACCAGTAGTAGACAATCAGTATTACATACTCAAGAAGGATGATCGCAAGATTGGCCAACTTGAAGTAAAAGAAAACGGTAATTGTACAATAAAAATTCTCGATAGTGTAGTAAGTTATAAAACTATCAAGATGGCTCGAGAGGCGGTTGACATCCAATTCGAGCCAGCTGAAACAGCAACTCCATTACCACCAAACGTGGTTTATGGTCACGAAGTCGCGGGCGAAGTGTTTAATCCATTATGGGATGTCAAACACAAGTTACCATTGTTCACCAGAGAAGACAAAAGCAAGTCGTGGTTTGCCGCGGGTTGGTACAAGGTCAAGCAACATCGCAAATGGCGAGCTGTGCAACACCCTAAACTTATCACCTTGGAGCGTTATGCTTATCAAGGTCCCTTTCAAACCAAGGAACAAGCAAGTGACTAATCCATTTAGAGATCAAGAAAAATTCATGCGAGCCTGCGAACAAACAGTAGGCGAGTTCAATGAGGCACAATATCAACTGTATTGTAATCTTATCAGTGAAGAATTCAACGAACTGGTAGCGAGTACAACCAAAGTAGACGATCTTGATGCACTCATTGATATCCTTGTTGTCACAATTGGTGCTATCCATAGTCTTGGGGCAGATCCCGAAGGTGCTTGGAAGGAAGTGATGTCAACAAACTTTGCCAAGATTGACCGACAAACGGGTCGGGTACGCAAACGCGAGGACGGCAAGGTACTCAAACCTGCTGGCTGGACTCCTCCAGAACTGGAACAGTTTGTGAAATGAGTTTGCATATAAATCGCTTCGTAGACAGCATCAAAGCACACGAATCGCGTGGTCAACGTGATTTTGTTATGACCATGCGTGAAGCCAAAGATCTGCATAGTGATATTACAAAACTATTACTAACTTTAGAGTCCTTGCATACCCGAAATACCCAGCCAAAAGAAGAAATAATTACGGTAGAATTGAGTGGTGGCAGTTTCAAAACCACGTAGTTTTTGAGATAAATAAACTACGGAGATAATGATGTCAAGACCCAAACCAAATGTGTTGATCGAACACACTGACAAAGCAACTTACAAGACCGAACAAGTGTTGGCCTCCGAAGGCGTGTGGGCAGTTTTTTATGATACTAAACCTATCAATTTGAAAACTTCTAATATGCTCACACAATATCCAGGACCCAAGTACAAGAAGGTCAGCTTCTCAAATCCTGGCCATGCCAAAAACTTGGCACGTAAACTCAACACACAATTCAAGACCGACAAGTTCACAGTCGTGCTCTTGACGCAGGGGGCGCAAGTATACCCCGATGCCAAGTAAACAATACCTTACCCAACAACTGTTAAATCAATTACCGGCAGATGACCGGCTCAGTGTTGAGCAGGCATTAAAATCGTGGTGGCAAGATCCGCGTGACGATAGTGGATTGAGATTGAGTATTTCAGGCTACGATGTTTTTAAATTTTTAAAAATTGAACTGCACGATTTCGAATTTACCAAGGCAATGAGTCCCAGTTTGTTGATGACCTTGAATCGTAAACTGGACTGCCCTTACTTTCTCAAGGGCAGTAAGACCCCTAAGTTAATTTTGTTTGGTAGTCAGCAAGCCATCATGTATGCCATGTACGGTGATATGGAAAAGTTTTTACGCTATTTGGATCGTACATAAAATGTAACCCAAAGTATTACTTTTTAGAAACCCAAAAATGTAACAAAAAGTACTACTTTTTTGTTGCAAAATACAATGAAATTTCGGTTGACCAGAAATGTCCATTTTGCTATAATACTTGTATGGAACTTAAAAAGCAGTCACGCAAAAAGCGCACCGATCGTACACACATTGTTTACTTCATCCAAATTGGACTAGAGTACTACATTGGTGTTACAGCAAAAACCCAACGCACAATAACAATGTCGTTGCGCTCACGCATCAACAAGCATATCTATCGCTCACGCACAGAAGACAAATCATGGCGCCTGTACGAAGCAATTCGTGGCGCTGGTGAGTCGGCTGTTAATTTTGCAATCATAGACATTGTGCGTGGCAAGACCCAAGCACACCAACTAGAGCGCGAACTAATACGAAAGTATACACCTGCTCTCAACACTGATGTGCGTACAAAAACGGTTGACCAATAATTACCGATTTGCTATAATATACACATAAAGACACAAAAGGAACCTAAAATGAGTTGGAACAGTTTTATTGCACAAGTAGCCGAAGATCAAGCAAACGCACTAGTATTTGGCCACAGTCGCCGCATTACCGGTGCCGGGCAAGCCGCTTATATACGCTACGGCAAGGGCCCACGTGCATTGTATAATGCATTAGACAAAGCCCTGCCTGCCGCTATAGACCGTGCAAAAGCCAGAAAAAATGCAAGTCACATTGCCGAATTGGAACGTGCTGGTTTTACAGTAACTAAAAACACAGAAACACAAGGAGCCTAAAATGACAGTAACAGTAAACGGTGTCAAAGTAGACACAATCGTAGCCGAAGCCAAGTCAGCCGCTCGTGAAGCCGCTGAACGTTTCTTCCAAGAAAAACTAAACGGTCGAGATCAGTTTGCCTGTGGCTTTGCCTGGGTTGACATCTTTGGTGTCAAGGGCAATACCAAACTGGGTCGTGCTCTCAAAGAAGCAGGCGTGAGCAAGAGTCACACAGGTGCTTTCCAAATTTGGAATCCAGCCAATATGTACGTGCAAAACGTAGACACCCTGGAAGCAGGTGCCCAAGCGGCGGCTGATGTGTTTAAGAAATACGGCTTCTCTGCCTACGCTGGTAGCCGTTTAGACTAAGGAAAATTATGATCGAAATGTTCTTATTCCTGGCCATTACCTTTGCAATCAAAGTTTGGTTTATTAACAAATATATGTAAGGAAATCATATGAGACTATCACCACTTGACGAGCGTATGAACGCAGACATTGATGCGCTGATTGCCAAATTGGAAGCGGCAAAGACCTCACGCACTTATCTACAACGTGCAAGCCTTGTGGGCAAGGTTGCTGAACAGTGCCAAAGTTATGAATTTTATTGGGAAGATAGACTTTACAGTTTAATGGACTAACTATGCAAAAGCGGGTTAAAGAATTAATGGCACAGACGCTGGACGAAAAGTTCAGCCATACCTGGACCACCTTGACCCCCGCGGACTTGGAAAAGTTTGTGAAACACTTTGCTGAGTTGTTGATCCGCGACTGTGCTGATGTTGCCTACAGGTTTGATGGACTTACACTAGGACAAGGCTACACCATTGCCAAGCACATCAAAAAGAACTATGAGGTTGAAGAATGAACGAACTTGAAACTGCCCTAAAAAATCACGACTGGAGTCTGGATGGATGGAAAACTCGTACTGAACTAGATCGATTGATGAAAGAGAATCCCGATACAGGCAAAGCACTATGGGAACAATATTGTCCGTGGAGTGATACCAATGGTGGGTATATCAAATGGAGTCAGAAATGAACCAGATCAGTCAGTATCTCGTCAGCATTGATCGGCCACCCTATGTGGATGGTCGGCGAGTAGGGCAGGCCACACCTTGTCGAAGTTATGGTCAGCCCTCTTGGTTTATCTCATTTTATGATGGCTATACTCATACAAGTGATCCGGTGTTTACTGACGAAGACGGCCTGAACGGCGCACCCACCGTTCGAGAATACGCAAACAATTTAGGATATGAACCATGTATCAATTAATCTTTACATTTTTGGTTGTGACCAAGGCAGGGCTTCCGGGCTTTAATATAGAACACATCAGTCAGTTTCGTGAAATAGAGGACTGTGAAAAGACCAAGACCGCCATGGTTGCATACATGGACAAGTTAGTGCGAGAGAACAAAATGTTCCCGGGCGTGTTTGAATGTCAAAAGGTACAGCGATGAACAAAGAAATTACACTCACTCCTGCGGGTGGCCGATTCTATCGTGCCATGGCCTTCCACTGGGTTACTGTGGTATTTGTCATGCCGGTACTAGCCACGTTCATGATTGCGGCCATACTGAATCCTTTTTGGTTTCGCGATTCAATGTTTAACTTTGTAGAACGCCGGGTTAATGAATTCACCCGCTGGCGTAACAATGTGAAATACCGCATCTATCTTGGATGTGACCCCGTTGTTTGGCACACCCTCAAAGGCGACTTAAAGTGAACAAGTTGATTCGTAAGGGTTGTGTAGCAGTAATTTATTCGCCCGAGTTTGGTGCAGGCTGGTCAACATGGAATCGCAAATATCCTGAAATTTTGTTTGATCCTGCTATTGTTGAATTCGTAGAAAAAGATCAATCTCAAGAACTGCAAGTGTATGTCACTCTCAAATACCCCGGCATCTATGACGGTGGTATAGTGGGATTAAAAATAGAGTGGATTCCTGAAGGCTCTTTTTTTCGTGTGAATGAACACGATGGTGCTGAAAGTATCGAATTAAGAGACAGGATCAAGTGGATACAGGCTTGACAATAAATAGATTTCCTGTTACAGTACACTTATAGCCTTGGTAGCTCAGTTGGTCAGAGCAGGCGACTCATAATCGCTTGGTCGGGGGTTCAAGTCCCTCCCAAGGCACCAGCCGCTGGCGTTCGTTCAACGGATAGGACACGATTCTTCTAAAGTCGTTATAGAGGTTCGATTCCTCTACGCCGGACCAAATCCTGATACTGTGATAGCAATGCGCGGAACAGTGATATTTTCTACATTGTGAATTTTTGTAACGTCAATGTAATGCCATCTGTGATGTTCTAGGATCACGGAATCTGTCAATTCAATGTCATTGAGAGAAATTGCCTCGTTAGTTTTACTAGGCCGAATATCAGGATTCAGTTTATGTTTATAAAAACATGTGGTGGCTGTGGAATCAGTTAGTATATAATTGATTGCAAATATTCTAGGATAATCCATATGAGGATAAATTCTATCACCATCAAACATGCAATGTATCCTGGCTTGCCATACATTTTTATTTACTATTTCTTGATCATTTAACCAAGAGATCAATTGCTTTGGTGGTAGGTATTGTTTGTATTGAGCAAAATTTTTTCGAGGATAGTCAACACTGATTTGATCAATGTTACTTACTACTGGCCATTTAAGATTAGGTTCTAAATTATCAAAGTCCAGGCACATGGCTTCTAATTCAATTGGTAATTTTGGATAGTCAAGATATTTGTACAACATGAAACTATTTAATCTAAATATTTGACTATGTTAACTTCTTGTGTTAACATAGTCAATATGACAGAACTTAACGACGCACTTCAAATTCACACACCAGCTAAAGAAAACACTATTAGTTTTTACATTGCAGGCAACGACGAAATGCTAAAAATATCCCCCGCCGGTTTTTATGTACGTGGCAAGCGAGTTCCAATGGATGACAAAGAAGCACAAACTGTATATAATTCATTCCAGGCCTGGTTAACTTGGCAGAACTTGCAACGCCGCTAAATATTTCTGGAGGACATTATGGAACCCATCAAACCTGTAAAACTTGCAGATGCTGTAAAAGAGGCACTTGCAAAAAAACATCAAGCCGCGCACCCTGATGCGAAACTTAGTAAAACACAACAAAAAGCCGCCAAACGTGGCACTCCAGCAATTACTGGAAAACCCATGCGAAAGGTCACTGGCCGAGGAGGCTAATTTGAGCAAAGTAAATAGCAGTCCCGAACGTCATACATTTCAAAATTCTTCAGATGAATTAGCTGAAGTACTTGAACGTTTACGGAATCAAGATCAGGACCGCATAACCGATCCTGAGTGGCAAAAAGATAACTTAGAATACGATCTTCGCAGTACCAAATGGATCTGCGATAAAACAAAAAGTACCAAGACTTACGCTCAAAACTTGTATGCGGCCCTGTGCAATCAGGACTGGCAACGCAATGATGTTTGGCCGTTGCTGAAAGATCAACGCTGGCATTGCAGTTGGCGATATGCTGGTGGTATTGTGGCTGACATGCGTGAAGAAGGCGATTACATTGACTGGTACTGTTCGGGCATACAAGGCGAGCCCGATGATGACTGGGTAGATCTAGGGCATGTGCCTGAAGGCACTGTGACCGATCAAATACGTGAAGATTTTTTTCGATTGGGTTGGATTCCGGTTGACGAAAACAAAGATTAAAGGTATAATATACACATGAACAAATATATAGAAAAAATCCCACGCAGTTTTGCCAAGGTGCTGAGCTGGCGTATTATCATTATTGGTCAATACATTGGCATTGGGTATTTTACTACCGGTAGTCTTGCATTTGGTGTTGGCCTTGCTGGGGTCACCACTGTGGTAAACAGTTGCCTGTATTTTTTCCACGAACGTGCTTGGAACCGGGCAGGATGGGGCAAAGATGCAGTCACTCCTGCTGTCGAATAAAGATCGTTATGGTTACTATACTGTGGGCAAGTTCAAAACCTACAGCAAACTAGAGGCCATAGAACACAGCGGAAAAGTTCACCTGCCGGTCAAGTGGAACTTCAACTGTGACACATTTGAAAAGTTTGACTGGACACAAGAACCTCCGGGTAGTCTAGACTTTTGGTATGCGGCTCGTGCTAGGCAAATAAGAGAAAAATACGATTATCTTGTGCTGTGGTATTCCGGCGGCGCAGATAGTCATAATGTTCTCATGAGCTTTGTAAAAAATAATATCTTCATTGACGAGATTGCACAATTTCATAACTTAGCCGGTGAAAAAGGCAACAAGCAATCCTGGGTCAATGAAGAAGTATTTGCGACTTCAATTCCTACTACTCAGTCCCTAATAGAAAACAATCCTGTATATCGCAACACAAAACACAGACTAGTAGACTTGTCAGAGTTAGAATTTGATCTACTAAAAATAGACGATAACAAGTGGGATTACTTTTACAAAGTCACAAGATTTCTTAGCCCCAATACTCTAGCGCGAAGTTACAAAAGAGAACTTATCCCTGACTATCAGATCTTGATGGATCAAGGCAAAAGCGTTTGTTTTATACATGGCTCTGAAAAGCCCAAGGTAGAAAATCGAAACAACAAATGGTACATGGTGTTCAACGACTGCTTGGACAATGTGGTAACCCCAAGAACGCAGATGTTAAATCGAGAGTGGGAACATGATGAATTATTTTACTGGTCAGACGAACTGCCACAACTGGTTGCCAAACAAGCACATGTGATCAAAAAGTTCATGTCTCAACTTACTCCCGACAAAGCTGACAATGTGAATGTGTTTAGCGATCAACGCAGTAAAAAAATTCCCGATATTTCATACAGCAATATTGTAATTGATTCTGTTGAATACCGGCTTCTGCCCGACGGCTTACATCAACTGATCTATCCTGACTGGAATCCTAACTTTATTGTGTGCGGCAAAACCCCCAGTGCCGCATATAGCAATAGAGATACCTGGATGTTTGATAGTATTGCTCCTGATCTAGGACAACGTTATTATAACCGTGGGTTATTGCATCTTAGACAACTAGTGAAACGTGCCAATCCAGACTATTGGTTTGAATATCCATATGATCCTGCATCCGGTATTCCTTATAATGGTGGCATGCAACACATGTACAACCGATACTGTATAACTTAAATGAGTTCAATAAAATTAGAAAACAATCCCAAACTAGGGTATTATAAAGTAGGCGACAAAACGTTCTACAGCAAGCCCGAGGCCTTGGTCGAAGCAACCAAAACCAATCAGTTTCCTGAGTGGAATTTTAGCCGCCACATCTTTGATGCAGTGAACTGGCTGGTAGAACCGCAGACTGATCTGCGTATGTTGTATCGCATACGTGCTCAACAACTGCGTGACCGGTATGACTGGATTAGAGTAGAAGCCAGCGGCGGCGGCGATTCAACCACTGCGGTGTTGAGTTTTCTCAACAATGGCATTCACCTGGATGAAGTTGTGTTTCGTTATCCCAAGACCGGAGAGAAGGATGTACACAACGACCCATTCAATACCAAGTGTGAAAACACTCTAAGCGAATGGGAGTTTGCTGCCAAGCCCTTGCTACAATGGATTGCCACTCACCACTCCACAGTAAAAATTACTGTGCATGACTATTCAGAAAACATGCTGGAAGGTGGGGCAGACGAAACTTGGGTGTTCAACAGCAAAGATTATTTTCAACCAGGACATGCATTCAAGCACGACAACATTGGCTTGATCGATCATCGTCGTGATGCAGATGCAGGCAAGAGCATTTGTGTGTTGTATGGCATCGACAAACCCAAGATGTGTATCCGAGATGGCCGTTGGTTTGTGTACTTTATGGATCTACAGGCCAATCATTCTAATTCTGTAGTGTACGAATACACCAACATCACCAACGAGTATTTTTACTGGACCCCGGACTTGCCTGAGATTATACACAAACAGGCACACATCATCAAGAACTGGTTTAGTCTTCCGCAGAATCAATTCTTACAATATCTAGTGCGTTGGCCCAATCACTCTATTGCTAATCGTACTGCATACGAAGCCATGGTCAAACCCTTGATCTATCCAGACTATGATCCTGCTACATTTCAAGTTGCCAAGCCTACCAACAGTTTTTACAACGAAATGGACTTTTGGTTCTACAAAAACTTTCAAGAAACTCGAGCGTTCCAAATCTGGGAAGCAGGTTTAAAACTGTTGGTGGACAACATTGATTTGAAATATTTTAACACTGAACTAGGACGTCCTGTGGGGTTCATAGGATTCCTCAGCCCATTCTACGATTTGGGTCCGGCTCAATATGTAAACACCGGGGTGAATAATTTTTCAAAATTCTAATAGAGCATAAGTAGAATCAGCAACGCCGATACAGTATCGACGTCGGAAACATATTGACGCCTGGGGTAGCGAAACCCTTTTACTGGTGTGTTACACATAGAACGCCGATCTCCGTAGCAGATTCTCTGCAAGCTCTTAAACTTATTGACACTAACTTTAGGAGAAATCATGTCAAAAATTCTAGCAACCTTGTTGGCTGCCATTGCCATCACCGCGGCTCAGGCTCGCGAAAACATCACAATCTTGTATGCTTACAGCGCAGGTGATTCAGTAGCCAACTACCATCGAACCATTGCCAACGAAGCAAACAAGATCCAAGACCGATATAACTTTGTATTTGATGCCAAACCCGGGGCCGGAGGTGCTATTGCATCCAACCAGGCACTGGGCACACCAAATACTATCTTGGCACACTCAACTGCGTTCTTTGTTCGTCCAGTTGTGTTTCCCAACGAAAGTTACGACATTGCTCGATTCCGGCAACAATACGTTCACTGTATGGCGCCCATGGCAGTGACCAGCAGTCGATATCGATCGCTGAAAGATGTTCCTACCACGGCTACCGTGGGTATCAGTGGCTTGGGAGTTACCACACACCTGGCTGCAATTGAACTCAAGAAAAAGTTTCCTGACCTGAACATTATCCCATTCAAATCAACCACAGACTCAATGTTGAGCATGGTGGGTGGGCAAACTGACTTGCACATTGGTTTTATATCAGAAGCAGAGCAATGGAGCCGGGATAATACCAGCAGTGATCGCAAGGTCTCTGTGTTGGGTATTACTGGCAACAAAACAGTCAACGGTTATACTCCCCTGGCAAAACTGGGTCTTGATCCCAGTTTCGCTGACATGAATGTGGGGCATCACATGGTGCTTCCTGTCACAATTGATGATGCAAAACGCAAAGAGTTTTATGAAATTTTTGCCAAGGCCTCTCGAACAGATGCAGTACGTGCGGCCTATGCTGTGGACTATTGCGAACCACAATCAGTCAAGTACGAAGACTTAAACAAGTTTTTTGTGTTTCATACTGAGTACTGGCGCAAATTGGCCAGTCAAGTTAAACTAGACAACAAGTAAACACATCGGCAGATTCCCTGACTACTTATAAATATAGCAGTTAGGAATTTGCTATGAGCCGGACATTGATCTGGGTGTTGAGTTGGAGTGTGTTAGGACCAGTGCCTGAGTCGGGCGAACAAGCCAAGTTCAAAACTCAAGCAGAATGCGAACAGGCTCGAGTTCAAAAGCGTGAAGAATACCAGGCACAGAAAAAACAGATTGTGGCTAGTTGTCACCAGAGTACCAAATAGTTTGACATCAAATCAATTTTGTGGTATAATAAATACTTGAACAGCGTAAACTGTTACTGAGAAAAGGATTCAAGACCCGGGGGCAGTGCCCGGCAGGTCCACCATAAGCATACTTAAATCTCTACAAAACCGAAAGGTTGGGATCAGGGCTGGTACACCGGATTACTCTAGGGAAACCTATAAGTGCGGATAGACCATAGTATGCTTTTGATGGGCCTGACACAGGATCGATTGGGTCAAGAGTACAAGTAATGGCGCTCGGTAGGCGATGACCGTTAATCAAGCAAAACAAGTATCTGCAAACGATGATACATACCTCTTAGCCGCAAACGCCTAAGAGCGAGGCAGTTATGCCTTGTAACCAAAAATAGCAATAGGGACTTCGGTCCCTATTTTTATGGGTATTGCCAAGTCCAGGAGCCATCTTGCTTATAAAGTCGTGTTCTTCCTTTAACTTTAGCAGATAGTTTAGAGGCACCTTTTCTGCCATTTTCTGCCGCAGTTGGATTAGGCAATCCTTTATTCCACGGAGTCGCACCTTTATTTCTGGATACAGACGATGTATAATTTGAACCATTAAATTTTGCGGCACAGGATTGACTACACCAAGCCTTTTCTCTAATCGGGTGATGACAAAACTCTATCTTACCAAATAAGTTAGAACATTGAATGCAGGTGTATTGTCGTGTCTCTTTTGGTCTAGTTTTAGTGCGTTTATTTTGAGCAGATAACAATTTTGAATGCTCTATCCTTGCCTTCTCGTAATGTCTGTTCGAATACTTCTTTAATCTGCCCATTAGATTTACAGCATGCCATAATGTTCCGCCGTGTATCTTCGCTAATAATATATGGGCTATATAATGCTCACGAGCAGTTAGATCAACCAAGTTAGAAGGTTCGTTAGTTCCTCCTAAACACTTTGGAATAATATGGTGTTCTTCTTTGTAGCCAGTAGTAGTTCTAAGTTTGGCTCTTTCTATCAGCGATGTATAATGGTTTAAATAATTCATAACTTTATTTATGCTTTCGTAGCCTAATATACCTCGTAACAGAAACCACCAAACCCGCTTCGGCGGGTTTTTTAATTTGTATAAATAAATGATATTAGGAGTATAGCATGAGCACCGATTTTTTAAAAAAATACATCGATATCATCAATGAAGCAGAACAACCACAAGTTCAACTTGATGAAGATGGTCCTTACAGCAAAAAGCAAATTAACTGGGTTATAAAATACAACCAGCATGACAAGTATGAGGGCAAGGGCGCAGTCTTTAATGTAGATTCCACTGCTAGAAAGGTACGTTGGAAACAACCTCTTAACTATGACGTAAAGGAATTTGAGAAGGTCGGCTTGGACGTATGGGACCGGAAATTGCGTCAAGCAGTCACTAACGCAGTCTTGGCCCAAATGCCCCCTGCCCCTGGGTACGACAACTAATTTTCACAAACACCAGAACCCGCTTCGGCGGGTTTCTCTTGTCAACCCTTTCGAGGGCTAAGGCGTTGTATATGTATGTCAAGGAGACATCATGCAACATGCTATCAAATGTGACAATTGGGGAAAACCCGGCAAAAATGAAGTGGTGAGATTCATGCCTGTTAACTTGGCCAGGTTTAGAAACTGCCCAGACTGTGATCGTAAACGAATCACTGCTTGCAAAGATCCTGCTTGCAATCGAACCCGAAAGCCTTGACTCTTATACAATTCTCATATATAATACACTTATGAAACAAACAACTACAATCGTTACAATCGTTCGCTCAGAACATGAGTGGGATTGCCATTGGGGGCTTTGCCTGTAATACGAAAGTACTACCCTGCAAAGACCCTCCACTTCGGAGGGTTTTCTTTTTAGTGCTAGACCATAAATTGAAACTCTGCTACAATAGAACTTAACAAAGCAACAAAGTAGATCGATACTAGTTGTAACAGATCTTTAAAAATCGTATTTCATTTAGTCCTGGTAACAGGGACTATATGAGAACACATTAGGGTTACCAGACCCGTTAGAGGCATTGGTAGAAGTGAATTGACACCGGCGGGTGTCCACTTGCTACCAGTCATGAAGCCGGCTCTCTACTGTAAAAAGTAGATCCAGAAAAGCGGCGGATCGTCTGGCAGTAATGACCGTGGTGACTTGGTCTCGCAAGCCAAGCAGAACGAGATCCACAACGGTTCCCAAATGTTTTTTCATATGGTGGGTTCATCTAGAGGCCTAGGATAGTGCCCTTTCACGGCATTCACACCGGTTCGAATCCGGTACCCACTACCATACGAAAACACACTGGAGATAAGCAGGAACTTGTGGCCACGAGGTCGCCTCGTCCAGTGTGTTTTTATATGGTCACTATATAGAAATACATTGCCGAGGAGCGACGTCTTTACCATGGGCTCCGACCATAAAGAGAGGTAGTGTGTTTCTATATAGCAATCATATAGAAGTATTCTTGGCATAAGTCAAAGCGAGAGAAGAAGCCTAGTATCTGCAGATGCGAAAGTTTCAGTGGTGCAAGTCCCCTCCTAGGCCTGCTGTTGAGAGTGCTTCTATATGGTAGATGTTATAGTCAAGCATCGATAAGGTATCGTGTATGGACGCATACACTATTCGGGTCACAGCGGCCGGCGACTGATCCTAATATAACTGCATCGGCTTTTGCACTCTTAGCGGAGGACGCATAAATTGGCATTCTCGGTGCTTGACTATGATATTTTGGTCTGATAGTATATCGGTTAGTATCCCACACTGTCACTGTGGGGAGACGGGTTCGATTCCCGTTCAGACCGCCAAGTTTGAAGCCACACCGCCTGGGCACTTCTCTCAGTAATGAGACACTAGGTCCTGCAACCGTGGCTTCTCCCCAACGTTCCAGCGTCACTGGATAGTCTGACCCAGACGATGAGAAGTGTGATGACACACACGGGTGGTTCTGAAACGGCGAAGTTTCACTGAGCAATCAGCGGTCTAACCTAACCGGCGTTGGCAATACGAGAACGGTCCCTGTCGAGAAGCGGGTGGAAGGTGTGACGAAAATACTTGTGTGGCAGTCCATGACGAGCCTAACAAATTTTCTATCTCACTATAATTACCGCCGGGGGACGCAGAGCACTTGATCAAGCAGTGTGCTGAGCATTTGCGTACTCAATCCATTCTGAATTGATCTTGCCAGCATCGCCATTGTGAGATGCAGGGTCTGCATCGGGGTTGGCATTTTTCCATTCATTGTAAACTTTAGTGGCTTCGTGCCAGTTTTGTTCACGAGCGGCATCATCTTTTATCCACGCATCAAAATCAAGTTTACCGTCATCAAATGTCCAAACACGTTTGTTAAAATCTGTCCAAGTTGCCATAATATTTCTCCTGTGCAGTATTTATCCGTTACGGGCAATCCAATCAGCCCAGAGCGCATGCCACTCTGGGAATACTTCAGCAAAACTTTCACTGCGGAGTTGGTCAAGTTTAGCATTATGATACCAAAACGATATTTGTTTTTCGTGGGTGTAATCCGGAGGAGTCCCCATCAAAAACTTAACAACTTCTCTAAATCGATCAATGGTTTTGAATTTTTCAGCCACTTTGAGTTTGAGTTCGTAAGGCATATATTGAATATTGTTGTGGGGTTCGTCTAATACATAATTTTCAAAACTTATGGGCCATTTGCGTTTGAGCCCTTCGGCGTGTAGTTCATCCATGTCAAACACATTTAAAATAGTGGGACTGCAACGAATGTGTGTTTTTATGTTTGGATACGGGGCTACGTCTATTAGATACTTGTCAGTTACTGCTAGAACTTCGTCCCATTTGCTACCGTAACGTAAATAATCGTTTTTTGCCCCTACCCCATCAATACTGATAGCAAAATTAACCAGTTTGAATTCTTTGAAGTAGTCTACCAACTTAGGATCATAGATTGTGCCATTGGTATGTGTTCCGAGTATTTGATTCTTGGCGCCACCTGTACTGACTGCAGACTCTAGGATTTTGTAACTTAACGGAATCATCAATGGTTCGCCACCGTACAAGTCCCAAAATACCAGTTCTTTTTGCCACTCATCAAATGTGGCTTCAAGAGGTTTGTTATTTTTGTAGATAGTGGTATGAGGTTCCCATTTTTTTAACCAAATCTTAAACGGTTTATCGTAGCCATCGTCCTTGTCAAATTCGTAGGCATCTTTGAACCACGATGTACTGGTAATTTCGTTGCAACTACGGCAGGCGTTGTTGCATTGTATGCCCGGTTTAATTATGATGACCCGGGGCTGATCTGGATGCGATTCAACATCAGCAAAGTCTAGATTTACTTGTTGCCGCATACTAACAACACCAATTTCCTCTTTCTGCCAACAACTATCACATTCTTTAATGCGTTCACCGTTTTCTAAATGTTGAACAAATTCTTGTCTATGCGGAGACTTCCACACCCGTTTAAGATCATCGTTAACATCAAACATATGATGATGTTCTGCTGTGGTATCTTTGTACCACCAGGTGCAAATCGGACAGGGACTGACCATGCCACTCATATCCAACATAAGAGATAGTTCAGCAAGTTTACATTTGGTATCGTATTTCATAACTATATTTAACGACACAACCTTTTGGTAATTTAATTAAAGTCATCCCCCCAAGGATGAGAAGTGCTATGACAAAAATCATCTGGTAAATATATCACGCAACATGACAGATTCTAAAAAACAAATTTTCGAAATTAAAACAGTTTCTGACAACGAGCCTGTGGTAATTGAAAATTCAATGGGCGAAAATTCGCCACATTTGGCCATACTAGAAACCATTGGTACTCTGAGTCGCGGTAGGCCTCAAAAAAATCTAGATCGAATAATTATCAATCCAGTTACAAAACAAACACGAGTAGCAATGGTATTGCTTCCTTATTGGTCCATACACCACGCACCGTATAATATTGCACGTCTGGTAGGTTTGGCAAAGGCTGCAGGATTTAGCAGTTGTGCATTTGACGTCAATGTGGAAACTTACAATTTAACAGACAAAAAAGAATTATGGCATTCATACCTGTCTTGGAAATGGGAACAGCCGGAATATTACTATGCAGATATACATCCGTTCATTGAATCTACTCTGTTAGATCAAATTGACAAGATTGTAGAATTCAAGCCAGATGTCATTGGATTTAGTATATACTATTGTAATAATGAGACTGTGGCCTGGGCGGTGCCAAAGATCAGAGAAAAGTTACCTAATGTAAAAATAATAGTGGGCGGATCTCAAGTGATCCAAGGAAAACTTAAATATGCAGAATTATTTGATCACGTGGTCAAAGGTGAAGGAGAACAAGTGTTCCTTGACATCCTAGAGAAAATTGAAAACAAAACACCTATCTCTGAACGCTTTCTAAGTTATCCTAAAGATCAACGCATTGATCTAGATTCCATGCCGTGGCCAGACTACGCAGACTTTGACTTGAGTTTGTATCAGTATGGTGCTGCCGTAGGGTCAGAAATCAGTCGAGGGTGTATAGCAAAATGCGAGTACTGTATTGAAACACAATTTTGGCGTTATCGCGGCAGAGTTGCTACCACAGTAGTTGATGAAATTGAATATCAGTACAAAACATTTGGCGTTAGAGCCATACACTTTGTTGACAGTTTGGTCAATGGTAATTTAAAAGAGTTAAGAGCATTTGCACTCGGAGTAGTAGCAAAGGGCATGACTGACCTTGCATGGGCCGGTTATGCTCGATCCGACGGTCGAATGGATCTTGCATATCTGCAGGATTTAAAAAATGGTGGGTGTCACTTTTTAAATTTTGGAGTAGAGTCGGGTAGCAACAAGACACTTGCATTGATGAAGAAAAATGTCACCCGAGAAGAGATGGAACAAAATTTTAAGGATCTCAAAACAGTAGGCATTAACGCTTACAGTAATTGGATTGTTGGATTTCCCGGAGAGGAAATCGCCGACGTTGCAGACTCGTTGATTTTTTTATGGCGCACCAGAGATACTGCCATACGTCATTATAGTTTAAACTTATGTTACAACGAGCCGGGCACTCCATTGGGAACCAATCCTGACAAGTTTAATATCAGTAGCACTGAGTGGGCCGGCAAATGGATCACTAAAGATTATCGCAATACCAATATACACCGACTGATTAGATATAAATCTTTGTTAATATTCACCGCTCACATGCGTCGACATTTGGTTCGACCACACGAAGGTTGGGGGCTTGGGGGTATGGAACGTTACAATTTTGAAAATCACTACACGTTTTTGTACGATCCGAAGAATGCAAGAAATGTTATAGACTACGACGATTTTGATTACAACATTATAAAAATCAATGTCAATCCCGTGGCCGATAGTATGGTTAACGAAATATGGCCTTTGCTGAGAACTTTGTATCTTGCCTGGGGTGCATACGAGTTTAGTGTACGTTTTGATCAAGACGAGGATTTTAAAGAATTTGGAAATCAATTTGTTTTTTCGCCAACTTTTGAAGAAAAATTTAAATTCGATGGCAACGTTTGGTTTAAGATTGATGCCGCTGGCAATTGGCAGGCCAAATTAGATTATGTATTTGATTCTGCTATTCCCAACTTGAACTTTGATCTACATTTTGATGAGACGGGAAATTGGGAAAGAATTTCCCGATAGTTTTTACATATAAGTAAGAATACCGCGGGGTGGAGAAGAGGTAACTCACTAGGCTCATAATCTAGAGATCGGCGGTTCGATTCCGTCTCCCGCAACCAATTCCCAAACTAATGAAATTTTTTGAAGATACATCTGCCTCATCTGATGATGTAAAGCATCATGGTTTTTACATTGTCAATGGCAAAAATTATCTGTATCGGTACAATGCACTGGTGGCGGCCACACAGGCCAAGTGCGAACTAGAGTGGCGCTTCAATGACGAAGTGTACAATAGCATAGATTGGTCTATACCACTAAACAAACCCATACTTGAAATTTATCGTGAGCGGGCACAACAACTGCGTGACAAATACGACTATCTAATTCTTTCTTATAGTGGCGGGTCTGACAGCGACAACATTCTTCGTGCGTTTGTGGACAACAATATACATCTTGACGAAGTGTGGATTGACTGGCCACACGGCATAATGGACAAAACTGGATTTAAACCATCTTTTGATTTGAGTCATGAGAATCTTGCCAGCGAATGGCACTACACCATTGAACCTAAACTTCGAGAGTTGGCTAAAAATCATCCCGGGGTAAAAATACACATATCCGATACCACAAGTCAGGGTATTGTAGATGACCTTGAGGACACTTCTGTTATTGTGGGATTTAGAACATCTTACCAAAACATAAGACGCATGAGGTATATTTGCAATTATCAACAAAATATGTACGACAACGGTATTGATGTTGCACTTGTATCCGGTATAGAGAAACCATCAGTGACACTAACCCCCGATAACATGATTGCGGCGGTGTTTCATGAGTTACCGACTGTTTTTAAAAACGATGTCACTCCGGATCGCCACACTGTGATAGAATATTTTTATTGGACACCTGAGTATCCGCATATTGTAGTAAACCAAGCGCACGAACTCATAAGATATTTTCAACAGCACGTGGAAGAATTTAAAAATTTAGAAGAGCACTTGAGAACTAATAAATATGCAATACACCGCTCGATGAGTCTAGATCGAGCTGTGAACATATCCTGTTATCCTACTTGGGATAACTGTTTTCAAACAGATAAATTCTTCTACACATTTGCCAGTAATCAGTTCAACAAATTGTTGATCCCGTTTATTCGCACAGAACAATTTGCTAAAACATACTATCATCGTTACTTCAATGATGCCAACATCATTGATCCCAAACTGATTTTTCATCCGGTTTACAAGAATCGATCAAAAGTTTGTTACAAATATTATCCCGTTATGAGTTTACAAAAATTTTATCAAGGAGTCGTTAGAAATGTTTAAAAATATCATCAGTATTGTTTGTTTGCTATTTGCCATGGCCGCTAATGCAACAGAGATGCCAGCAGAGCTAAAAGGCAAGACTATTCGATATGTTGTGCCCACGGCACCAGGTTCACTGAGTGATGTGCGTTCACGTGAAGTGCTTGACGTTGTATCAAAGCAAACTGGACTGACATTTGTGATCACTTACAAACCAGGCAATAAAAACGGGGTTGGCATGCAAACCATTGCAGAGTCAGCACCCGATGGCCTGACCATGGGTTGGACCAGTTCGCCCACACGCATCATCTACGATCTCAAGAACGCAACTGGCTTCCCCAAGCGTGATGAGCTTGTGCCGTTTGTGAATCTTTGGAAATTCTCCAATGTGGTATCTGCAGATGTCAATGCACCGTTTAATACCATGCGAGAGGCTTTGACGTATATTCGAGCAAATCCAAACCGACTAAACTATGCTCAAGTTGATGCAGTATCAGCTATTACACTAGAAAGATTGTTCAACAACGACAATAAAGACACAGTGGTTGGTATTCCAATGACCACCTTTCCCGAAGCAATTGCATTGATGAAAAACAAACAGATGACTTTTATTGCCACTAGCATTGGATACGCACAAGACAATGCCTCACACATCAAGATGTTGGCCACCACTGGCGCCACAAGACATTCAACATTGCCTAACATTCCCACTGTGGGAGAGTTTGTGCCAGGATTTGAAATGCCATCATATGGTTCAGCATTTTTGCCACGTGGTGTACCACAACACATCTTGAACTACTACAATGAAGTGTTTGTGACTGCACTGCGTAATCCTGAGTTACAGTCCAAAATGCGAACCTGGGAATACGAACCTTGTGTAGATAATCTAGCACAGACACAGGCAGTATATGATCGAGAATATGTGCGCTTTGACCGTATGATCAAACAAACCAAGATTGAAATCAAATGAAAGTTGCAATCACCGGACACTCTCGAGGACTTGGCCGTGTGTTGTGGGATAGATTTGCGGCACAGGATGATGTAGAGCTAGTGGGCTTTTCAAGAAGCAACGGCTACGACATTGTCAAGGCACAAGATAAAATTGTTGCAGAATCACTTGACTGTGATTTGTTTATCAACAATGCCTACAATGGCTTTGCCCAGGTGGATCTCTTGGTCAAGATGGTGGATGCTTGGAAACACCAGCCCAACCGACACATTATTAATGTCAGCAGTTTGTCATCGTATCACGACAAACGCAGAATGTGGCCTTATAGCATACACAAGATTGCACTAGACCGACAAGCAGAACAGATTCAATCAAACTTTTTGTGGCCCAAGGTCATTAACTTTCGTCCTGCACTATTTGAAAGCGATATGGGCTACTCTAGTGAGTTCAATCGCTGGCGTCAGAAAATTCCCGTAGATACCATGGCCGATGTGGTGATGTACACTGTTGACAATCGGCACCGGTTTACCATCAAGGATATAGTTGTCGATCACGCCTGACATCCATGGCCTTTAGTCGAGCAATGGTTGGCGAGTCGTCCCAGAATCCAATCTGAATAGCAGTTCTACCACCGTCAGGCATGGGTTCAATTGAGTGTAATACCTGTGCATTGATCAAGTACCATTCACCTACAGGCATACGATGTCTGCAAATTTCTGTCAAGTTATCATAAGTCTTTGGATACTCTTTCACAAGGGGTCTAATGTAAGGCTTGCCTTCTTCCAGCCAGTGGATTGTGTCCACTGCTGGTCCACCTGTTTGCAACAACCAAATCAGTGTCCAGTTACGACTTGTGTCATGATGTGGACAGGCCCAGCCAGCGCCATGAATACTTACCCCGATATCGGTGTAGTCTGTGCCCACATGTTCGTGTACCCAATCTTTGATACCTTGACTGACATCGAACCTGTCATAGGGTGTGTTGATAAATTTAATGCCTTTGCGTGTGCAGATGCGATCTATTTGTTTGGCCAATTGTTTGCTGGTATCATAAGCGTCTGGTGCTTCATAAAGCTCGCGTGGCAGTGGGGGGAGATCTGGAAAGATCATGAGTTCTTCTGGAGTCATTTATGTGCTTTCAAGTTGGGAGATATAAATATTTATACAACACCTCTTTCCTATTAAAATATGAATCCTTACGAAAATATAGCCTACGCTCGACTCAACCTTGACTTTGATCATCGACTGTTTGCTCTGGAGTTTGATAAATTAATCTCTCCACACAGCACCGCAATCAACAATGGCAAGCAAAGTTGGGAACGAACACGTCGACTCAATCAGACATGGGGCATGGTAGATCCTGAAACATACGATAAGTGTACTGTAGAGATAGCCTATAAACAGATTGAGATGAGAGGAATACCACAGTGGCAAATGACTCAATTAATGTATATGGAGCCCGAAGAGTCTGATTCTGAAATGCTCAGAAGAGAAGCAGACTTTGGTGGCACTTATGCTCGAAACCTCGCTCTGCATCGTGAATGGAAAATTAAACCACAGTTTGAAAAACTAAAACTTATAAAGTTTATCAAGGCATTACCTTTCAAGCGAATGAACAGTATACATTGTGTGAGTCTTGATCCAGGAAGTTTTGCCAGTATACATCGAGATAGTCGTTGGTTTGAAGGTAGTGATGTACCCAACGTGGCCGGTAAGAATGGTGTTATTCGACAAGGGTTTGTTATTATTACATTAAACATCAGTGACGGCGGTGTCCCATTGTACTGGGCGTTTGACAACAAATATGTGAACGATGCATATCATGCAAACGACCCAGTTTACATAACCAGCGATTACTTCTTACACGGTGTGCCTGTTTGTGCCAGTCGTCGTAGACAAATAAGAATTACTGGTATTCCCACAGATGATCTTGCCAACCTAATAGACCAAGACAGTAAAATAATGGTGCCGCCGGACATGGAGTATGCTGTTGGTGATCAATGGTATCCTGGATAACGTTGTAAAAATACAACATCAAGTTTGCCAAAAACAATTGACACACAAAGGTAAATAAACTATAATTGATACTATGAAAACGACACTTTGTTTATTGCAACCCAAGAATATGTTCAGTCAGACATCTGCCTGGTCACACGCCTATGGTCGCTTGACAAGCATTCTAGGAGACACAGGGTCTTAAATAGTACGCAATCGTATCTTATTCAAAGACCCTGGAACTAAAAACTCCGGGGTTTTTCTTTTTAAGGAGAACTTAGATGACCGAAGAAGAATATTGGAAGTGGATTCAAGAGAACGTGCAATAAACGTTCAAAGTGCAACAGGAAACGCGGTCCTGTGCCTCACTCAAAACCGGCACAAACGGGCGGCCTCGGGGATGGCTTGTGTTCTTGTACATAAAAAAATCCGAGCGTATTAAAGCATTCTCTATCTGCAAGGAGACAAGTGGGTTCATCCATGAAGAGTGCTTTAGTACACGCATTCCAAAGAGTGCGTAAATACTTTATGGAAATTATTGTTCACAAGCATTTTACTATCAGATCCGATGCTGATGTACTCAAACAATACAACACTCCAATCTGGGAAGTTGAGATCCGATCTGACATAATAGACTCGTCTGAGTTTGAGTCTGCATTGCGGTGCGATGATAATTTTCAAATGAATCCAGGACATAACTCTTTCTTGCGTGGTGCTTGTAACAGAACTGGAGCAGTTGCTGATTTGTTAAACGAGTCCCAGCAAGGGTTTTTGCTAGACCTTGTGTCCGAAACACCAGAATTTAAATCTAGATATCCTCGTAAAGATCAATATCAAACAAAAACACATTGGTTTGCTGATATAATTAGGGATCAAGCAGGATTTGCTATGGGGCCGCATATTGACAATAGTCATATCATGGTGCAGATGGTGGTTAATTTGTTGCAAGACAATACAACCGCAACAGAATTTTATCAGTTTAACAATTCAGTGCCGTATTATCGTGCGCCACTCAAACGCAATCAAGGTATAGTGTTTGTGAACACCCCCGGCGCTGTACACAGAATCGCCAACATTGATCAAACACGTTGGATCTTGTATGGTGGTCTAACAATATAATTGGCTCCGTAGTTCAGTCCGGCAGAACGTTGGTCTCCAAAACCAAATGTCAGAGGTTCAAATCCTTTCGGGGTCGCCAATGTTTATAAGTATGCTATCGTGCTAAAACTTAATTATTGTGAATTTTACATAACCAATGTATGCAATTTGAACTGCTCGCGTTGCAATAGATTTAACAACTATGCGTTCTCCGGACATTATAAATGGAACGAGTATGCTGAGGTATACAAAAGTTGGTCAGAAAAACTAGATGTTGGCAGAATTGGCATCTTGGGCGGTGAGCCTATGCTCAATCCCGAATTTGATGTATGGGTTGAAGAAATTGCTAAACTTTGGCCCAGGGCCTCCATATTGATTATAACCAATGGAACTCAATTTCACCGTTGGCCTATGTTGTATAAGTTGCTAGAAAAATATCAAGGCAGAGTCAGAATTGATATTAATCGCCATGATATAAATGCTGAGGCGGAAGTAGTTCGCAATGTTGAACAATTTTTTCCCGGAGATTACAAAAAGTTTTATGTCAATGACGGGTATTACACACAAGGCCCTGACCATGTTAAGCATTTTAATTTTGCAGATAACGGAATAAAATATGAGGTTTGGGAAGACCAAACATACAAACTTGCATGGAGAGATCACAATCAGATCTTTGTTAGATATGGTCTTGCAAATACATTTAGTAAGATACCAATAGAACGTTATGATGATCGAGTTAAATTAGTTTATTGGAGTGATCCAACCGCCGCTATATCTATTTGCGGTGGCAAAGAATCTCATCATTTTCTCAATGGTAAACTTTACAAATGTAATGTCTCTGCAATATTACCAAATTTTATCAAGCAATTTGATGTTGCTATGACAGATCAACAAAAAGAGTTAATTGAATCTTATGAACCAGCAGAAATAACATGGAACAATGATAAATTAACAGAATTTGTTGAAGGGTTACGGCAGACTCGATGTATCGAGCAGTGTCGGTTATGTCCAGATGTGCTAGATGCAAAAGAGTTTCAAGCAGGTATTAAAAAGGTACATATAAAAAAAATACAGAATTTGGAGAGTGAGAAGCATTGGCGACTTCAGGAGACTGTAAATCTTCCACCTTACGGTATACGGGGTTCGAATCCCTGACTCTCCACCAAATAGTTGTTGACACAACCGCACGTTAACTATATAATACTATAATGGAGACGTGGCCGAGTGGCCGATGGCACCGGATTACTAACCCGGCGAGGTAGCAATACCTCCGTGAGTTCGAATCTCACCGTCTCCGCCAAAAATATGACACTGACATTAAACGATTTGAAAGCGAATGACCAGGCTGTGATAGCCAGCGTCACTAACGAACGACTACAACAAATGGGCATTGTGCCCACTAGGGTTGTGACTGTATTGAGACGCAAGCCTGGTTGTCTTCACATACGTGTGGGTAGCACTGAGTGGGCCATACGTGATCAAGACGCTCGGTCAGTAAAAATTATTCCACGGGAGCCGCCGGGTGTGGCAGCAGACTGTTAATCTGTGCGAAAGCAAGCTAGGTTCGAGCCCTAGCCGTGGAGCCAATCATAAATAACTATATGTATAAATGTATAGAATGTGATAAATCGTTTAATAGTATTATGGCATTGACTGGACATAAACGAATGCACGGTCAATCCAATGGTAAATCTAAAAAAATATTTTGCTCTTGTTTGATTACTCGCATAGCAATGCCATATCAATATTTGGCAGAGTATCAAGCAAAATTGATTGGGTGTAAACAATGTAATAAACTGTTTAAACCAGATAGCAACAAAAAAACTTTTTGTTCTCAATCCTGTGCCGCAACATATAATAATACTGTTTACGTAAAACGCCTGAAAAAAGAAAAGCCACCAAAGATCATTCGAGAGAAAAAAGTTTACACAGAAACTGAGAAAAAATCTAAAAACGTTTCGGCAGTTCAAGCATATCGTGCTAGAAAATACAGTGCAACATTACCAGACACAGATCGCAAACTTATCAACAAGATTTACGAAATGTGCCCAAACGGATACGAAGTAGATCATATTATTGCATTAAGCGAAGGTGGGCCTCATCATCAAGACAATTTGCAATACCTTCCTGCTATGGAAAATAGACGAAAGAATAGAACGCAAAATTACAATAGAAGCCTTGCTATCAATTGGCAAGATATGTTATAATAAGAAAAAATTTGCCCTTATAGCTCAGTTGGTAGAGCAACGGTTTTGTAAACCGTAGGTCCCGTGTTCGAGTCATGGTGGGGGCACCAAAGGAAATGTAATGGCTAAACTACTGATAGTTACCTGGATCCCAGGCAAAGACGAATCTAAGAATCAAAAGTCAGAAACAGCAAGAAATATCAAACTAGGTATGATGTGTGTTAAGGGCAAAGTAAATCCTTTTGATTTTAAAGTAACAGACAAATTTACCACACAACGACGTTGGCGGGATCAAGAATCAGTAGACGAGTACATCAAATTTCTCTACGAATTAGAAACAAGATATGGTGGCCGGTTGGTCAAAATTCAAGTCAAAGATGTTGACTAAACTGTGCAATCACAGTATAATAAAAATATGCGGAGTTGGCATATTGGTTGTGTCCCAGCCTTCCAAGCTGGTTAAACGAGTTCGATTCTCGTACTCCGCTCCAAAGGAACATTATGGATTATTGGGGAAATCATCTTATATTAGATTGCAGTGGTTGTGATCCTGATCGAATCCGTGATCCTGTACTGTTAGATCGCTGGATCAGAGCACTTGTGATTGACATAGACATGAAGGCACACGGCGAACCTATCATAACTTACAATGGCGAAGAGCCTTATCACTCAGGCTATACTGTGGTGCAAGTTATTACTACTTCCAGCATTGTGGCTCACTTTATTGACAACCCGGCTAGTTGTTATCTGGATGTGTTTAGTTGTAAACCATTTGACATAGAAAAAGTCAAGTCAAGTATGAGAATCACGTTCGGTGCTGAACGTATGCGACAGTATTATATCACGCGACAAGCGGATTAAGGAAAACATATGGACATGGATCAAGCGGCTGTATTCTTAGCCGGCTCAATTTTGACAGCACTGGGCTTTATAGCCGTGGTGATTGGTCTTGTGGTGATTAATAATATCATTGCTCGATACTGGAAACCTGTTAGAATCTTTACCGAAGACAGTTGGCATGGTTTCAGCAGTTCAGCAAGATTTGCCGAGCCACAAGAAATTGAAAAAACACAAGAACCCACATTGAAGAAATAACATGTGGAGTTATATCATAACTTTCTTTGCAGTATTTGCAACTGATTTGATTTACGTTTACTTTGTAAAGTCAATTCAAGACAATCGTCCACTCATGGCTGCATGGTGGTCGATGGCAGTGACATTCACAGCCAGTGTGGCAGTTATCAACTACACAGAAGATCACTGGGCCCTGATTCCAGCACTGGCGGGTGCCTACTGTGGCACATTGTTTGGCATGTGGATCAAAAGAAAAATCAACGGAGTATAGCACAGCCTGGTAGTGCGCCTGGTTTGGGACCAGGAGGTCGTAGGTTCGATCCCTGCTACTCCGACCAATAGGCAACGGTGGCAGAGAGGCCCAATGCATGGGATTGCAAATCCCAAAAGCCGCTGGTTCGAATCCAGCCCGTTGCTCCAAACCAGGAAGATGATGCAGTGGCGTTGGTGCCGCGACTGGCCTTGAAAACCAGGTTCTCAGAAATGGGATGGGGTTCGACTCCTCCGTCTTCCGCCAAATATGCCTCGTTCGTCTAATGGTAGGGCCGCGTCTTTACACGGCGCAGACGGCAGTTCGATTCTGTCACGAGGTACCAATTATGCCTCTTTAGCTGATGTGGTCATAGCACCGGACTGAAAATCCGGGGAACCAGGGTCGGAACCTGGAGGAGGCACCACAAACGTAGTATCAAGTTGAAATTCTTTCTTGGGATTGATCAGCATGGCATTGAGTGTAAACTCGCGTGTGACTGTAGAATAGAATCGTTGTTGGTAAACACCTTGTGCCGCTTGGTACAAGGATAGCATAGCGTCATCAGCAGTTGTAATCATAAGCATATTTATAGCCTCCGTAGCTCAGTGGTAGAGCACGATCTTGATAAGGTCGGGGTCGGTGGATCGTTCCCACCCGGCGGCACCAATTTTTTAAAAGGAGATCTGTCATGACAAGTGACAAGAGTGATAAGATTAGTGGGGGTGAAACTTTAAGGTGAAGTAACTGGCTTTTAACCAGTAAAACTCGGATCGTTCCCGAGCACCCCTACCATATAAAAACACATTTGACAACCAGGGTGTTTTTATATGGTGCGTGTCGTCAAGTGGTTAAGACCTCGGATTGTGATTCCGATACACGTGGGTTCGAATCCCATCATGCACCCCAAGTTTTTGTTCGGGAATAGTGTAATGGTAACACTACAGACTTTGACTCTGTCATTCTAGGTTCGACCCCTAGTTCCCGTGCCAGTATTCAGCCCCGATGACGGAATTGGTATACGTGTTGGTCTTAGAAGCCAAATTTTGCGAGTTCGAGTCTCGCTTGGGGCACCATTAATAAAACTGTAATGTCTACAGAGTTAAATAAAAGGCAAATGATGAAAAAACTAGACATTGACCAAGTGGCAGCGTTTATCCGTGGCCAAACTCCCGAAACTCGAATCTATCTTGGTTGTGATAGTGAACGTGTGAAAGTTGACGGTAAATGGTATGCTGATTACATTCTTGCTATTGTAGTCCACATCAACGGCAACAACGGTTGCAAACTGTTTGGTGAAGTACAACGTGAACGCGACTGGGATCAACGGGCATCACGGCCAGCGTTGCGATTAATGACCGAAGTTTACAAAGTAAGTGAATTATACTTGAAACTTGAAGAAGTGCTAGACGGTCGTGAGGTTGAAGTCCATCTTGATATTAACCCAGACGAGATGTATGGCTCAAGTTGTGTGATCAGCCAAGCCGTTGGTTACATCAAAGGTGTATGCAATGTTATACCTTTTGTCAAGCCAGAAGCGTTTGCGGCTAGTTATGCCGCAGATAGATTCAAGAGTCTAGCGGCATAAGTTAATGCAGGATTAATTCAGTGGTAGAATGTCTCGTTGCCAACGAGAATGTCATCGGTTCGAACCCGATATCCTGCTCCAAGTTTAAAGAAAGTGTGTTAGAAACAGATCGACTATCGGCCCAACTACTAGGGATCTAGTTAATCCAGCGCCGCTGAACGGGCGAGAGCCGCGGTAGACTGCTAGTCACAGTCGTGTCATGTTGCTGGAGGGAAGGGAGTGCAGTCTTGTATTCCGAACCCTTAAACATCAGGTAGTACTTTCTTTATTTCATGCTCCTATAGTATAAAGGTATTACACGGCATTGGTAATGCCGAAACGGAGGATCGTTACCCCCTAGGAGCACCAGTTCGGCCTTTAGTTCAACGGATAGAATACGTGGCTTCGAACCATGTGATGGGAGTTCGATTCTCTCAGGGTCGGCCATCTATGTTCATATATTCGACGAACAGTTGATTCAAATTGATTTCTTGATTTTGGGTCTTGTTTGACTGACTGTATGGTGTCACATAATTTTTTTACAAATTGTTTTTGTGTTGGAGTTATTTGATACTGCTCGCATTGATCTTGTAGCATGTTGACCATGTCAATTCGTTCTTGCTTTGAAAATATTGCCCACCCAAGGTATTCGGGTTGAATCAAGTTGGTCACTCTAGTTGGTCTACGTTGTCGATTGCACCAATCCAGTGTGGGTACTAGTTGTTGTATGTTGAGTGCCTGTACAACAAAGTGAAAATTTATATCAGCCTCGGGCAATTGTTTAATCAACTGACTGGTATTATTGACAAAGTTATCCCATACAGCAGGATAACGCATGATTTCATAACCTTCTTTATATCCGTCTACACTGATTTGTAATTCTAAATTTTTGATTTGCTTTAGCCGGTCAAGATGTGAGTCTAGTATTACAGTGGCATTGGTCACAATGCGAAGTGATATTTGCTGTGCTATCACAAAATCCATAATTTCTAAATTGCCCTTGGTCAAGAAAAATTCGCCACCAATTATACTGATGCTTTCAATGTTATTGACTTTGGACAGCATCTCTAGTTGTTGTTGGGCAGTGTTGTTTTCGCGACTGAGATCAATGTTTTCTATTCCGATAATGAATCGTTCTTTGGATAGCGCGGTACTATACGGTGGCGAACACATTATACATTTTAAATTGCACACATTGCTGGGCATGAGTTCATATCGAACTCCTGATATGTTGCTTAACGCCTGATTGGCATGATGTCTGTAACTGGTTTGATTCTGTGCCTCTTGGTGTTGACACACCGTACACCCATCGGGCCAATCAGTAGCCGATTGTAACTGTTGTATTTCGTTGCTGGCGTAATATTGTTCCAAGGTTTGATAGTGCTGGTCGGTTTTATAAACACAACAAGGCAAAATTTTTACTTGGGAATCTGGAGTGGTATCAAAACGAATATTGTGATGGATGGCCGCACAACGAAAATCAGTCATACAATATTTACTCACTATTATCCTCATAGAAAAATTCAATAACAAAATGCCTTGACTTAGGCAATTACTATACTATATAATAGTGTTGTCTACAAGGAGGAAATATGACACAATCTGTAAAAGGTACACTTACCGAAGAAAACTTAAAAGCGGCATTTGCCGGAGAAAGCCAGGCCAATCGCCGTTATCTGTATTTTGCAAACATGGCCGATGTGGCCGGCGACAATGACATCTCGGCCCTGTTCCGTAGCACAGCCGAAGGCGAAACAGGCCACGCACACGGTCACATGGAATACCTGATTGATGGTGGTTCGGGAGATCCTGCCACAGGCATGGCAGCCAAGACCACTGCTGAAGCATTAGAATCAGCCATACACGGCGAAACACATGAGTACACCGACATGTATCCAGGCATGGCAAAAACGGCCCGTGATGAAGGGTTAGATGAGATTGCCGACTGGTTTGAAACCCTGGCCAAAGCCGAACGTTCACATGCCAACCGCTTTACCAAAGCCTTGACTGCTCACAAAGAAGCACAATAAGGACTGATATGGAATACGTATGCACTGTATGTGGACATGTCCACAATGAAGAGACAGAGGGCAAGTTTGAAGATTTGCCAAAATACTATAACTGTCCAGGGTGTGGTTGCGGTAAAGAAGAATATCAGCCATTATAACTTGACAATGATGTAGGACTATGTTACAATAGTTCTACATTATTACACAGGTGTATATGAGCAACGATCTAGCCAAATTTATAAACTCAAAACGGCGCCACAAAACAGATGTGGCGATTTCAAGACAAGTAAAGATTGCCCAATCACACAATACATTTAATCAGACCAATATCAAACAACCACATAGACTGGCCAAACGCCATGCTATGGATTGTGGGAATCCCGGTTGTTTCTTGTGCGGTAACCCACGCAAGACACACAAGGATAGATTGACTCAGCAAGAAAAACGACTGTTTCAAGACGTAGGAAAAACTTCAGATCGACACTCAAACGGATTACCAAAGGACCAAGATGAATAACGTACAAAACATTCAAGACGCAATCAGATATGAATCAACACTGGGGCTCAGCAATGAAGCCGCAGTTGAGGCAGTAGAAAACCGTTACGACCTAGTGCTGATTGGTGCTCGTCGTGCTAGAGAACTAGGCCGCGGCGACAAGCCAAAGATTGATGGTCCTAAACACAGTGCAGTAGTCACGGCTCTCAAAGAAATTGAACACCGACTAATTGGCCGTGATTATTTGTACAAGCAGTTGGATATTGAACCACGTCGACGTTACAAGGAATATGGCGGATTCTGATCAGCCAAATAGTGCCAAAGGGCGCGATAGTTTTGACGTTGAAACTGGCAACACTCTAGTACATTTTTTCAACAGAAATGTAACGCCCTACGCCACCAGCACACTAGGTCCTAAATTTGATCTGATACCTGTTGAAAAACAGAAAGATCTCATGATCAATCATGCCAGGATGTATGCCCAGCAAGAATATGATCGCATAGTTGAACTGGTCACCGTACTACAAAAACAAGCAGATGACATCCGGCGCAGACTGGAAGTGACTGATGCTGTGTATGCCGCTGAATACAATTTTCAAATTGTCATGGGCCATTGCTATTGGTTGGTATGGAACAAACGGCAAGAAAAAAATCTGTTGGTTCACACTGGTCCCAATGACTGGAACACTGGAATGCCAGAAGACTACCAATACATAATGCAAGTAAAATACATGGGAGATCACACCTGGCAGGAAGTAATACTTTCTAGTGATTGACCAAATATTTGTCACATGTTATACTTAATAAGGTAAAGAAAGGAGGCGAATATGCCAGCAGTATTTTTAGTTAGTGATACACACTTTGGACATGCCGGTGTCTGTCGCTTCACGCACCCAGATGATCCTGAGGTGAAATTGCGTCCCTGGACTGATCCTGATGAGATGGACGAGGAGATGGTACGGCGGTGGAACGATCGTGTTCGTCCCAACGACAAGGTGTACCACTTGGGTGACGTTGTTATTAACCGCAAAGCATTGAAGACATTGGCACGTTTGAATGGTGACAAAGTGTTGATCCGTGGCAACCACGACATCTTCCGTGATGACGAATACCGCGAATACTTCCGCGAGTTACGTGCATACCATGTGATGAACGGCATGATCTTGAGTCACATTCCTGTGCATGAGGCTTCGTTGGGTCGCTTTGGTGTTAACATTCACGGACATCTGCATGCCACCAGAGTAAAGAAAGCCCGCGGTGTAGATGCCAAGACCGGTGCTACATTGTACAGCACTGAGATTGATCCGCGGTACTGGTGTGCTTGTGTTGAGCAAACCGACTTTGCACCTATCTTGTTTGAAGATGCTATCAAACGCATTGAAGCAGAAGGCGGTCATATCGGCTTCAAGAGCGGCAATGGTCCTACTATGTAAACAATAGCCCTGCGGGGCTATTGCAATATATAATGTTATGAATATACCTTATACCATAGAAGTTCATGATAACTTGATCTCGCCTGAACTCCACGCAAAAACGTATCTGCATGTAAAAACACGACTTGATTTTACGGGTGTGTGGAAGCCAGAAAAAGAAGTTGTATTTGATTACAGATTGAGTAGTCCAAAAACTCCAAATGATTGGATGATTTATCAATCGATGGGCAGAGCACATCAAATGCATAGGTCAGCTCTTGCAAGCGACGAGGCAAGTTTACAGGCTCGTCATCCGGCAATTTTTACATTGTGGCAAGAAATAAATCGTAATTTAAACAATCAATTTGAATTGACTGGTCACCCCGAAGGCATGACCACCAACATAGAAGTTCCGGCTACCGCAGATACTAACCTAATACCAGGTTGGCGTGCCTATGTGAATCTCGTTTACAATTCCCATGCAGGACACGGAGGCAACGGATACGCACATAGAGATACTCCTTTGGAACTCAATGATGATACTTCAGTAACTATGTTGTACGTGGTCAACACTGAATGGTATCCAAGCTGGGGAGCCGAATTAAAATACTATCCTGAAGACCTTAATGGACTGTCTAAAGATCATCAACAGTTCAATCGCAACGGAGCACAAAGTCGCAATTACAACATTGGTTGGCTAGACCAGGGACAGGTGGTAAGTCCAGTACCGGGTAGACTAATCATATACGACGGAAGGTGTTTGCACGGAACTAGTCAGGCTGCCGGGCCTCTTGACACTCCCAGCATTAAAATTGCGTTTAGAGCAAGACGCAAAAAGTAATACTTTAGTACTACAAAAGCCCTACTGTGTGTAGGGTTTTTTTTGACTTGACCAAATATTCAAAATAGATTATAATATACACATGAAGTTAGAAATCAATGAAATACTACAGTGGTCCGGAGCAGTGTTTATCATTGCCGGTCACAGTCTCAACGCCGTAGGACCTGCGGCATACCCTTACAACATTCTTGCATTTTTCCTGGGCACAATCTTGTTCATGGGTTGGAGCATCCGTGTTGCAAATCGACCACAGTTGATGGTGAACATTGTAGCACTAGGCATTGGAATCACAGGGCTGGCGAAAGCATTCGGTTGACCCGAAATAGCCGATTTGCTATAATATAGGCATAGTAAGACAAAAAGGAATCCAAAATGAAAGATGAGATACTTACAAAGTTGGCAGAAGTTGAAGCCATGCTTTTAGAGGCTACACAAGATGGCCGCCAACTGGCCGAACTGGATTGTTTTAAAGACGTAGAGGATGCTATGAGCACCCTAATACAAACAGTTGACTATTACGTCGATTGACCAGAAATTTCCAATTTGTTATAATACTTGTATAGAAACTAAAAAGGAGTCCACAATGACAGAACAAGAAACACGTGAAGTTCGTATGTACGGTACCACCGAAGCCGCCTTGCGCGAGAACATTGAAAGTTCAATCACTTTCCAGTTATCCGGTCCTGCAATGATTGTAGCCGGTATGTTGAGCGATGTACAAGAAATGATGGCATACGGTCCTTATGACAGCGACACACTTGCTGTGATTCAAGAAGACCAACGCCAACAACTCAACCGCGCCAAGTGGGTTTTATTTGAATATATGGACAAGGAAAGAGTATGAGCCGAATGAGCGAAATACACGCCGAGTTGTCGACCATGACAACTCAAGAACTGGAAAAAGAGTTTCAGGCTCTCAAGGCCAGTCCTAGCAAGAGTTTCTATGACGAGGCTCGTCAGGAAATGATGGCTATAATGTTGGACCATCGCGAAAAAGAAGAACATAGCACTTATCAAGGTGCTTGACCACAAAATCAACATCTGCTATAATATAGACTTATTAACTTGAAAGGCACAGCCCATGTCAGAATCCCGCACCGTTACCTCGCTTCAAGCAAAAAAATCTTTGCTCAAAGCATTCCAAGTCAAACGTCCCTTGTTCTTGTGGGGTCCTCCCGGCATTGGCAAGAGTGAGTTGGTCGAAGGCATTGCCAACGAGCTTGGCGGCTTGATGATTGACTTGCGCCTAGGTCAAATGGAGCCCACAGACATCCGTGGTATCCCGTTTTACAACAAGGACATTGGCAAGATGGATTGGGCTCCGCCTGTGGAACTGCCCGATGAAGAAATGGCCAAGGACTATCCTATTGTGGTGTTGTTCTTGGACGAACTTAATAGTGCCGCACCCTCTGTCCAGAGTGCCGCTTATCAGTTGATTTTGAATCGACGCATTGGCAAGTACAAGTTACCCGACAATGTTGTGATGGTTGCCGCAGGTAACCGTGAAAGCGACAAAGGCGTTACATATCGTATGCCAACTCCGCTGGCAAACCGTTTCATCCACCAAGAGATGAAAGTGGACTTCCCAAGCTGGCTTGAGTGGGCAGTGAACAACCGGGTCCACAAAGACGTGGTGGGTTACTTGAGCTTTGCCAAGCAGGACTTGTACGACTTTGATGCCAAGTCAGCAAGCCGTGCCTTTGCCACACCACGCTCTTGGACCTTTGTGAGCCAGTTGTTGGACGAGAGCAGTGACGACGACACCACAATGAACTTGATTGCAGGTACTGTGGGTGAAGGTCTTGCTGTGAAGTTTATGGCACATAAAAAGGTTGCAGGCAAGATGCCCAACCCAGCAGACATCTTGAGTGGCAAGGTCAAGACACTGGAAGTCAAAGAAGTGAGTGCTATGTACTCCTTGGTGATCTCCATGTGTTATGAACTCAAGGGTGCTATCGAGAACAAAGTAGAAGACAAAAAGTTCCACGAGATGGCTGATAACTTCCTTGGCTACATGATGAAGAACTTTGAGACCGAGTTGACTGTGATGGGTGCTCGTATTGCGTTGACCACATACGACTTGCCCTTCCTCCCAACCAAGCTCAAGAACTTTGACGAGTTTCACCAGCGTTACGGCAAATACATCTTGCAGGCATCCGCCTAAGTTTTAGGAGGGTGGTGGTTAAATACACAGGGCTGTGTCGCACTGCCCTCCTTTCTATATGAAATACAAAATTGTAAAATTAGATGCAAGACATAGTTATTACACTACCTACCAGTACATGATTGAGTTCTCAAAAGGACATTGGATTGGTACTGGTGTGTTGGGTTTTGATCGTGCTCGGCGTTGGTTCACAACAAATTATGGATGGGGTCAAGATGTCGAAGTCAGAAGCGAACTGCTACAATCCCGACAACACCATGCAGAAGAATTTGAGCCAGATGACATCAACTCCACCTGGGGCTTCAGTGCCAAATACAAGGACTACCGGATCTATATTGCAACAGACAAAGAACTCAGTTGGTTTTTGCTATGTCATCCCATATCACCATAAAAAAGAATCTAATCATCTTTCACAGACCTGTGGATTGGATGCCTATTCGCAAACGACTGATAGAGGAATATGGACAAAGTATCAACATCAGTTATGCCAGGCGTGAAAGACTGGGTTTCAGTTGGAGATCCCATACCACCTGGATCTCCAGTGGCAAGCAGGAAGGCGAGTATGAACTTAAATACCCTGAGGTGCAAATACACTTGGATTTCTTTTCAGAATCGGCCATGACATGGTTCCAACTCCGGTACTTGAATTTGTAGTACTTGAGTACTACTTGACCAATAATTCGTGATCTGCTATAATATAGCATACAAGCAACAAAAGGACCAGCCCGTGACTACTGCTACTACCACTAACAAAAAAGAGTCTGATAAGTTTAAAAATCTTATTGGACCCATGGACACCAAACTTGACAAAGTTGTGCGTGAAATGTTGATCACTGCCCGTGTGGGTTTGTTACTCAAGGCCAGTTTCTTTGGTAACCTTGCTACTCGTTTGAAACTGGTAAATGCTGATGAGTGGTGTGCTACTGCCGCAACAGATGGCAGAAACTTCTACTACAATACCCGCTTTATTAAAATGCTCAAGCCCAAAGAGATTGAATTCTTGTTTGGTCACGAGGTATTGCATTGTGTGTATGACCACTTTGGACGCAGAGGCGCCCGCGATCCACAGTTATGGAACATTGCCAACGACTTTGCAGTAAACGGCGACTTGGTAAAACACAAAGTAGGTGACATGATCACGTCAGTACCTTGCTTGTTCGATCGCAAGTATGACGGCTTGAGTTCTGAAGAGATCTACGATCAGTTGTACGAAAAAGCAGAAAAGATCAATATCAGTGACTTGTTAGATAAAATGATTGACGAGCACATGGATGGTGAGGGTGACAATGATGGCGACGGGGACGAGAAGGAAGGCAAAGGCCGTCCCAAACTCACTCCTGAAGAACGCCAGCAAATTAAAGACGAGATCAAAGAGGCCATGTTAGCGGCAGCCGCTACAGTGGATGGTGCGGGTAATATCCCAGCAGGTGTCAAGCGTCTTATACAAGACATGACCGAGCCCAAGATGAACTGGCGCGAATTGTTGCGTATGCAATTAGAAAGCACTATCAAATCTGATTATACTTGGATGCGAGCCAGTCGCAAGGGCTGGCATATGGATGCGGTAATGCCCGGTATGAAACTGGATCCCATGATTGATATTGCTATTGCACTAGATGCTTCGGGCAGTATTAGCGAAAAGATGTTGAAAGACTTCTTGGGCGAGATTCAAGGTATTATGGATTCGTTCCCTGCATATCGTATTCACGTTATCACTTTTGATACTGATGCGTACAATCCTGCACAATATGACTCGGATAATTTGGAAGACATTTGTGACTACGAAGTAACAGGTGGTGGTGGTACTGACTTTGATTGCATCTTCAAGTATTTGAAAGACAACGAGATCGAGCCCAAGCGTCTTGTGGTGTTTACAGACGGCTACCCATTTGGTTCGTGGGGCGATGAGAATTATGCAGATACTGTTTGGATCTTGCATGGTACCACAACTATTGAGCCACCCTGGGGCCAATATGCCTACTACGACGAGGCCGAGTAATGCAACAACAGATTGAAAAACTTGCACTTGAATCGGGTGCTTGGCATCAAGTGTATGGCAACAGGAACTTCATGATCGACGAACACTTTGATATTGCTAGGTTCTCCCGGTTGATTGTGCAGGAATGTGCGCTAGTTGCTGATACTGAGAGATCTAATTCAATTGGTTGCGGATACATTACTAAAACAAACGGTATGAGAATCAAAGAACATTTTGGAGTTGCATCGTGAATGATTTTTTGCAAGCACTAGCACCTTTTGTCTGGGGCTTTGTACTAGGATACTTTTGGCATCCAATATGGATTATATGTAAGAGGATTTATGAAGAAGCGAAACTGGCCAAACACCAATGGAGGAACCCAAATGGAAATCGAAATGATTGAGAAAACAAAAGATCGATTTGATCTTGAGCAAGAGATTTTACAATGCTGGAACATCACTGACGACATCAAAAACTATGTTGCTGAGAGTGCCACATCTGAGGAGTTTTCAGCATTAGCACAGTACTACGAACGCAAGTTTGATCGCTTGTGGAATACATTTGAATCAATGATTCACGAAAGAAAAATGTGAGCGAGGTTCAAAAACGCATGAAGGAACTCATGGCACCTGTTGAACAACAGATTATGATGTGTGACGATCGTGAAGATCAATTGATGATGGCCTGTGCTATGTTGCAACGCACAAGGGAATTGTTTGACTATCACCTCGGTGAAGAAGGACGTAAAAAAATGTTTAAGGATTTAGTATAATGTACGCATGGATGGTAAAATATCAAGATGTTATTTCTGGCTTTGTGTCAGGTATTAGTTTAATGAGCGCCTGTGATTACTTTGCAAAAGGCGATATGACATACGGCGGGTTGAGTCTGTTTGTGTCAGTAGCAAACTTGTTGTTGATCAACAAGAAAATTGGACAGCATGGGCAACCAAACTGATTACTTTAACCGTGTGGGTTACCAGGCCACATGGAACATAGGCGATCGTGTGTTTGGTAAGTGGAACCGGATCCCGTTTGTGGGCACGGTTGGCAACGATCGTTTGCTTAACCACCGAGACGGTCCCGAGATCACAGTACACCTAGATTTACCTATCCAGTTTGACAATCGGATATATAACTTTATCATTGTCAAACACAAGGACATTAAGGAGTACCGATGAACTCAGTAGACATGGCCACTAACTTAATCTTTAGGGCAAAAAACTTACAGGAATTTACGGTCACTACCGAACTTCCAAATGACTTCAGCTTCCGTGGAGTTATACCGTTCGATATGCAAATTACAGGTAGCATACTGGAAGCCCGAGTTTGGGCAGTAGACTTTGATGAAGCAGTACATCGCCTAAACGAGTTTCTCCAAAATACCGACTAAAATTATTTCATTGGATATTTAGACATTAAATATCTATATGGAAAACGCACAACTTACTATTGCCGATTTGGCAAGCCTAAAACAAATCATTGATGCCGCTTGTACCCGCGGTGCATTCAAAGCCGCAGAGATGAAATCTGTTGGCGATATCTATGATAAACTTTCCGCATTCCTGGACGCTGTTGTAACTCAACAAAAAGCCCAAGAAGCAGAACAAGCACAACCTCAAGGAGATCAAAATGCTTAAACACGTAGGACGACACGGTGACCGCAAGGTTGCTATTCTTTTTAGAGAAGTACCCGGTGAGGAGCACATGTGCCTTGTGGTATATCCAGAAACCATGCCCACACATATTCATAACAGTATCATGCAGACCTTAGAAAGTGCCGCAGGACAGGCCGCAACAAACTTGTCAGAAGTGTTGCACCGCAACTTGTTGCCCGATGGTCGCGCACAGTTGGAAGCATTGCACCGCGAAGGCATGATCAAGAAGATTGCCACCAATCAAGTTATTGTTACTCCCACACCACAAAGTAATGTGAAGTTAGATGAGATGAACAAGATCATCCGCGAGATGGAACAAGGTGGGGAAGCACTCAAGCGTCTACAAGAACTTGATGCCAGCGCCGGCATGGTCGATCCAGCACAAAAGCGCAAAGCTGAAGCAGAATTCAAGCGTGGTCAAGAACGTGCCGCACAAGAAACACGCACACCTTATGTGCCACCACTACAGTCAACTGATGGTGCATTGGATGACAAAACTCTTGCGGCCAATATGCTTGCACAGGCCAAACGTATGGAAATCGAAGCCAAGGGTATGATTGCAGAAGCCGCTAGAATGAAGAAAGAAGCACAGCACTTGAATCCTAGCGTTAACGCAAAAGAGTATGTTGCACCTGTTGCAGAATCTATCACCCCAACGGCACCTCGTAAAGGTCGTCCTCCTAAATCCAAGGTAGCGACTGCCGATGCCGTTCAGTGATGAATTCATTCAGCAGTGGGAACATATAATCGAAGAAGTTAACAAAACTGAAGTCCCGCTGGAGTGTATTAAAAAAGTTGTAATCAGATTAGATGATCGTAAACAAAAGACGATCAATCTGGCTACACTTAGAAAACAGGGTCTCGATCTAAACGAGTTAGAAGTTGTGTTGACCCGCACACTAACTGAACTTGGAGACACAGTGCGTGACGTTGACTTTGTGGTCGATGTCCAGGCAGTTGCCAAACTTGTGCAACCCCAAACTGATAAACTTTTAAAAGATATATGAATGTCAAACTCGTCTCCTATTCACAGCCAACCGAAGACTTTAGAAACCAGGGCGTTGACGATGCTCAAGAACTTATCGCTTTCTGCGCCCGAGTATCCAATCCCTCCAACCAGTTCAACAATGAAACCAGCGAAAAACTCATCCGATACCTCGTTAAGCACCAGCACTGGAGTCCACTCGAAATGGTTTCAGCTTGCATGGAAATTACGACAACACGAGATATTGCACGGCAAATCCTCAGACACAGAAGTTTTAGTTTCCAAGAGTTCAGTCAACGATATGCTGACCCGACAAAAGATCTTGAATTTGTTACCCGCAGTGGAAGACTTCAAGACCCAAAGAATCGACAAAACAGTATAGAGCACGATGACACGTTGTTGGAGAACGAATGGTATCGTGCCCAGCAAAGAGTAATTTACGCGGCGCGGCGTGAATATGAATGGGCTATCAAGAACGGCATTGCCAAAGAACAGGCTCGTGCTGTGTTACCAGAAGGCTTGATCCAAAGTCGTATCTACATGAATGGTACGCTAAGATCTTGGATTCATTATTGCGATCTAAGATCGGCACACGGGACACAACAGGAACATATGGAAATTGCAAAGGAAATAGCCAAGGTTATATCTAAAATATTTCCTATGATTGATGGATTCGATAGTGAGTAGAAATATTATTAATTGATATTTCTGTCCTACAATGTATACAAGAACATCTTAACTGTTTCTTACCAAATGCGGCTCTACTCATTTTTTCTTTAGTTTCCAATGAATGGATTCGACCAGTATTATAAGCCGTTCTATCTTTTGATCTTTTTTGTTTTAAGATCTTAGCCTGTTCTTTGCCGTGTATTTGTTCGTATGTTTTTCCTTTACGAGTTTTTGACAATTTTTCAGATCTGAGATGTCTCAATAATTTTGCTTTCTCATCTCCATATCGTTGTTCGTAGGTTTGTCCTTTTCCGCGATTTAATTTAGAATAATCAATGTATTGTGATGTGTCACCACCATCCCCTGATTCAGGTTTGAGATTTGCCCACTCAATCGATTCTACAATATTAAGTTTTTCAGATAGGGGGATTGAAAATTTTTTTAATTCTTCATTTGTAGAGAATGTTCCTAAAATCTCAGTAGTAACATCATACCCGTGTTTTTTAATGTGTTCAGTCCATCTTTTTCCTGATCCTTTATATTTGTAAGGATCTCTAACTGTTTTGCCTAAATATTTTAATCCTGTTTTATTGTGTGTTTTAATATAAAGATAAATCATAATGTTTCTCCGTACTTTATTTATGATACTTGACATTTTAACGAATTGCGTGCTACAATGTGTTATGGCGATAACACACAATGAACAACCAGAACATTGGCAGCCTGCAATGACCAAAATCATTGATGGGCAACCAGTACGTTTCCGTGACGTATGCGTACACGAAATACGCATGGGCGATGTAGAAGATCCAGATCTATTTGTAGCCGAACCAATGTGGAAGTGGCAAGAATCAGATGCTGGTAAATTCATTATGAAAACTGCTGTGGACAAGCCTTACTGGACTCGCGGCATGGATCCGCACAGTTATGGACACATGTATCGAATTGTGGCCAGACTCAGCGAACAAAATGAAACATTCTGGCGACTCAAATGGGGAAATAATAAATGAGTAAATTTTTAGTAACAGGCGGTATGGGTCTAATTGGCCACAATGTAGTACAACGGCTAGAAGCCAAGGATCACGAAGTTGTGATTGTGGACATCATGACCAACTACGGTATTATTCCACAAGACGAACTCGAGTACTTGTTGGACGAGCGACGCAAGAAGATCCGGACTCAGGACATATATCGCACTGATATATCTGATGCGTGGACATTTGATCGTGCAGTAGAGAATCACAAGCCTGATGTGATCATACACATGGCAAGTTTTCCGCGCCAGAAAGTTGTGAATGCCAACCCTGCCTGGGGTGCCAGAGTCATGACGGAAGGTTTGATCAATGTTTGCGAGAGTGCCAAAAAGCACGGTGTAGAGCGTGTGGTGTACATATCTAGTAGCATGGTATATGGAGACTTTGAAGATCAAGTACTAGAAGATCATGATTGCAAACCCATTGGTCAGTATGGTATTATGAAACTCGCAGGAGAAGATATTGTTAAAGATTATCATCGTCGCAATTGTTTTGATTATTGCATTATTCGTCCCAGTGCTGTGTATGGGCCCTTGGACGTTGAAGACCGAGTGGTTGCAAAGTTCATGTTGGCCGCCATGCGTGGCAACACACTACAAGTTAACGGTGCAGGAGAGACCCTGGACTTCACCTACGTAGATGATGCCGCGGATGGTATTGTTGCGGCAGCCACACGTATCATGAGTGCCAACAAAACATTCAACATTACCAAATCACACTCAGTAAGTTTGTTAGAAGCCGCAGAAATGATTGTTAAGATTGTGGGCCGGGGCACCATTGAGTGTCGTGATAAGGATGCAGACTTCCCTTCACGCGGTGCCTTAAATATCGATCGTGCAAGGACTATACTGAGCTTTGATCCCAAAGTAGACGTAGAACAAGGATTTAAAAATTACTACAACTGGCTTGACAATTCCCCATACTGGTCTAAGAAAACAGTATAACACTCTCCGTACGGAGATCCTGGACACAACAGATGAAGTGTTACGTTCAGGTGTTCTCATGGCGGGCAACTATACTGCTGAGTTTGAAAACTGGCTGGCTCGGAAGAATCATGTGAGTTATGCAGTGACCTGTCACTCAGGCACACAAGCACTAGAGATTCTGGCCAGTTACTATCGTGATCCAACTGCGCATGAATTAGGTAATCTCATATCTCCCACAGTGATTGTTCCTGCGCTGACTTATCCAGCCACAGCCAATGCTTTTTTACGTGCAGGTTGGCAAGTCATAATTGGAGACACTGACTACTACGGTCAACTTGACGTGAAAAAGATGATCAATGACTTGGACACACACTATCATGCTGTGTGTGCCGTGGGCTTGTATGGTGCAGCCTTGCGTGACATGCGGCCAGTTCAAAGTCGAGCCGTCCTGATCGAAGATGCGGCCCAACACTGGTTAAGTAATGGGTGTAAGAGACAAGGTGATTCTACTGCTATCAGTTTTGATCCTACCAAGAACTTGGCCAACTATGGCAACGGTGGTGCAATTGTGTCAGATGATAGAAATCTACTGGACTATGCTAGAAACTGGGCAAACAATGGCAAACACACCGGTCACATGGAAACAGGATCAAACTCCAGAATGAGTGAGACAGACTGTGCTCAAATGATGGTCAAAACTAGATACATAGATGCTTGGCAGAAACGTCGAAGTGAAATAGCCGCACACTGGATCGAACTGTTTAAGAAGCGTAATGTTCGTACACTAATCGATGACAGCAACTTCAAGGATCATGCTTATCACAAGTTTGTGATTGAAGTAGACAATCGCGACGAAGTTCAAAAGCAAATGAACATACGCAAGATTGAAACCAAAATACACTATGCTGATCCCTTGTGGGACTTGCCGGCATACGAAGGTATGGGGCAGGGAGATATTTTTAGTGCGGCCTATGCACTGAGCCGACGTTGTTTGAGTTTACCTATCTACCCCGAACTTACAGATCTAGAAGTAGAATACATCAGCGATCAGTTGTTAGAGATCGTTTGACAAACGCATAACTGGCCAGCCACGCCCACTCATAACTTTTCTTGAGTGCCTCAAAGTCCCCACCAACTTCTTCATAGTACTCCACAGCATCCTGGGCACCTTTTGAACTCCACTCACCTGCACCGTGGTCTACCTCAAGCCATTGCTTTAATCTGTATTCATTTTCCACATCTGGCAAACTGGCTCGTAGTTTAAGTGCTTCACGGAATGCTGTGCGCCAAGCAACCCAGTTTGAGGTATAGTATATGGCTTCACCTGATAGTATGGGCACCACTTCATGTGCTTGGTCCAGTGTAAAGTCCAGACCCTGACCTATATTCTCCAATACCAACTTCTTATTGTAAGCAATCATGCCTTGATGACCATATTCAAGATCATTAATGGTGTTTTTGGCATGAAAGATATAGTGCTTGGCTTGTTGCATACGATCAGGTTGCCACGACCAATCAAAGTGTTGATTTACTCGCAGTTTAGCAAACACTGCGAAGAACCAGGGTGTGGTACTGAGTTGGGCTGCCGCATGGTACGCTGCCACACGGCCTGACACACCATCTGACCAGTGTATGTGATTGGGAACATGTCTAGCCACAGTTTCCAACCAACTGTATAATTCAATGGCATCTTTCTCTCCATTGCTGATAAACACAATGTCCAGTGGTTGATCGTTATCTTTGCGATGTGTTCGATCTATGTAAGGATAATCATACAACTGTGTCTTGATATAAGGAACTGCTGTTTTAGGAACAATCACACTGGTAGCGCCCTCACTAAGTGGCACAATAGTTTTAACATTCTCTCTCCACAACGGAACTGTGACCAAGTTACCCGACACACAGTCAGTGTTAGTAAACAACGCAAGTGGTCCTGCCCAATCTTGCGTACGAACTGCTTCTGCTTGGCTGTCAAAGGTGTGTTCAACAATAGGCATAGGTTTGCGCGATACACTAGTATTCACAAAGTTTACATCATACCATTCCAACAAGGCTTTGCGACTACCGTATTCAGCAAAGGTAGGAACGTGCATATAGAAGGTGTCCCCAAACTTTTGTTCGTCACTAGCAAACACATGCAACATGGTGGCTTGCCATTGTTCAGGGTGCCAACTGAAATCAAATTCACTGTAATCGCAAATGCTTGAGCATACCCAAACAAACTCATACTTGCCTAACAAGTTATTTGCCAAACGAACCAGTGTGTCTCTATAATTGTCAAAATATCTTACACATTTTATTGTGTTAGGTATTTGTCCAGCATTGCCATCCAAGTGATCAATTTCTACAATCACTGCTGATGTTGAATCAACTTTGATTTTTATCTGTTCAACATATTTTGTTTCTGTAGCGCCAGGCACAGTATACACCGGACCACCTGTGCGCTGGTGCTGTGTTCCAAACTGATATATGTAAGGTGGTTCTGTAGCATCAGGGTGCCAAGTCCAATCAAAACTCAAAGTATCAGCACCGATTGGTATGGTCCAGTTGTTATCAGTACTAACTTTGGTTGTGCGCGGATATGAAATATATTTTATTTCTGTTGCGCCCGGAACAATATATACAGGACCACCTGTGCGCTGATGTTGTGTTCCAAACTGATATATGTAAGCAGTATCGCCCGGATCTGGCACCCAGGAATAGTTTACTGTTGCAGGATCTATGTTGTCAGGTACTGACCATCTAGTGGTGTCAGAAAATAATTTAGCAGTTGGCCAACGCACATATTTTCGTTCTGTTGCGCCCGGTACACGATATTCCACAGTAGGCATTTTTTCTGCTGGCCACCATTGATTGCCAAACACATAGATGTAAGGAGGATCTCCAGGGTCAGGAACCCAACTGTAATCCATGTCGCTTTCGACCACATTGTACCAAGGTCGATTGGGGTTCTCAGCCAACTCGGCTCGCGGACGATCCATGTACTTGCGTTGTGTGGCGCCGGGTACTGTGTATTCTACTGTGGGCATTTTCTCTGCAGGCCACCACTGATTACCAAACACATAGATGTAAGGCGGGTCATGTGGATGTGGTGCCCAGGTATAATCAAACTCAACCCTATCAATCAAAGTATCAAACTCAACAGGTATGGCTCGATTTGGAATAATTTTTTTATGAAAGTGATATTTGATCTCTCCCGAACGTGGTACAAGGTATGTGCCTGAGTATTCATGATGTTGGTTGGGCCATACATGTGTATAGTCACTTTGCCAAGGCACAGGTTGAAAATCCCAATCGTGTGTGTTATAATCAGCTAAGTATGTTATCCACCAAAAATACCTGGTGCGACTCAAACTTTGAGCGTGTTCTATACTGTCGGCCTCACGCTCGTGTGCAAATTGATTGGGTTTAATTCCCGAATAGAAAACGTCAAACATGATTAGAATAGATGAACTTTACAACAACACCCTCTGGCCCTGGATTAGAAAAAATAGGCCTGGGTTTAGAGAATTTTTTTGCGAACCGTTTGGTCGAAGTGATCCAGACAGTGTAATGAACTATGGTAGTGATGATGGACATGAACACAATTATATATTCTTTTTTGACCAAGAGCCAATACATTTGAACATACACACCGCTACTTTTAAAAAAATTGCCACATTAAATGAGGATATTACCAATCTTACAAAAAAAATTAAACACCCTGGGCAGTTTGGATATCTTTGTACCAGCGAGAGCGACAGTGAAAATGTGGAAATAATATGCAAACAATTTGACTGGCGGCCTTTGTACTATTTCTTTCATGGTTGGGCCGCGCTGGATTGGTATCGGGGTTATGACAAAACATTTTTAATAACTCCGCTGGCTGAACGCAAAATAACTCGAACCTTTGTCGCACCCAATCGTATCATTGCAGGCGAGCGCCAACACAGACTAGAAATGTTGTATCACATATTTAAAAATTGCATGACCCATAATCATATCAGTTGCCCTGCTGTGTGTCCCGTAGAAAATATAAGCATACACAATGCAATCAAACCTTTGATATCTAAGTATCCTGACATTGAACAAGTTTTTGCACAACAAACACTACCAATTAACTTTGCAGGCGAAACAGATCATCCCATGCATTCATGCTGGCTAAGTTTGTTCGATGAGTCAGCAGAAAGTTTGTTGTACTTGGTTACAGAAACTGTGGCCACAGGACGTAGGCATCACATAACAGAAAAAACATTCAAACCCATAGCCCTGGGAATGCCGTTTGTGATTGTAGGCACTCAAGGCAGTTTGGAATATCTTCGCAGTTATGGGTTTCGTACATTCGAAGGCATATGGGATGAAAGTTATGATCAGGCTGATGATTCAGTACGTATAGAACGCATTGCCAGTTTATTGCGTAGTCTAGATGAATTGCCTATTGAGGCCAAACAAGATCTGTTTGATCAAGCACAACAAGTGATTGAGCACAATTGGAATCATTTTTATAACGGCGGGTTCGAAGCCGTGCTGTGGACGGAACTACAGGAGATGTTGAATGGTATTGACACTAATAGCGGATCGCATAGTCCAAGGTAAGATATATCCAGCACTGGCTCAGCACCAAGCAGAGCCCTACACACAAAGTTGGCGTGAATTTGAACGCCACTGGCCGTGTACTGTGCCGTTTAGGCCGCAGGAGTATTGCGAGCATCATGGTGTTCGACTAAACATATTGAGTCTTGACGATGTGTGGCCAGCAGATGCATTCTATCCCATTGGCCTAGGTTTTTTCAACTTTGAAATAGATTACTTTGAACTACTACCCCCACGTGTGTTCACTGAGTTGTGGCATAGTCATATACGTATCTTGTTTTACTATCACGAAGGCGACGATCCTGTAAAAATTAAACAACGATTAGACGCATTAGTGGCACAACATCAGTTGCCTAAACACTGCTACAAATTTGTCAGCGGTAATACTGCCGCACGTGACGTTGAAGACTTTGTGTACTTTGCTGACTTTGAGCTTTGGTATTGGCATCGCAATAGTGGGTCGCGAGCATTGACCATACATTCAGAACCGCGCGAACGTGAGTTCACAGCACTAAACAGACTGCACAAATCATGGCGTGCCACAGCAATGGCTGACTTGTTGCAAAATCATGTGTTAGATAACAGTTATTGGAGTTATTGCGAGCCTGGTACATTGGTAGATGAGGACAACCCAATTGAGATAGATTCAATTGGTCAGTTAAGAACTGCCACTGAACAATTTTTAAAGTCAGCACCATACTACAGCGACGAGCTTGACCAAGCATCTCGTAACAATCATGCTAACCTTGTGGCCAAATATTTCACGAATAGTTACTGCCATATTGTGTTGGAAACGCACTTTGATGCCGATCAATCAGGTGGTACATTCTTGACTGAAAAAACATTCAAGCCTATCAAGCACGGGCAAATGTTTTTTGTAGCAGGACCAGCGGGCAGTTTACAAACCCTGCGTGACCTAGGCTATAGAACGTTTGATGGCATACTAGATAACAGTTACGACTGGGACACAAATAATACCAATCGCTGGCGCAAACTGTGCAACGCAATAGTTAAAGCACAATCTGATCTGCCTAGGTTGTTTGCTAGAGCCCGAGCAGACATAGAACACAACCAACGTTTATTTCTCGAGCTCAAGACTGCCCGCTTAAATATCCTACTCGAGCACATAAATGAATCCTATTAACAGTTATACAAGTTGGCAACCCCTTGAAGAAGTCATAGTCGGCCGTGCGTACAGCCCAGACTATTTTGACTTCATCGAGAACGCACAAGTGCGCAATCAGTTACAACAAATCCTTTTTGAAACTGAAGAAGATCTTGCTAACTTGCAAAAGACAATAGAAAAGTTTGGTGCTCGAGTATGTAGACCTGACTTGCCTAATCGAGATCAGTTTATCCGCGGGCAAATACACGGGCAAGGTGCTCCACTACCTCCGTTAACACCACGTGACTGGCAAATTACCTTGGGTGATAAACTGCTACGTGTGCTGGCCATGCAGGAACTGGATGGCCTGTGCCGGGAATACGAAACTGCAGGCGGCACTGTTATTAACCCACATGGTCCCACGGGCTGGGATGAAAACTGTATTTTAAATCAAGCGTCAGCAAGTTGTATTGTGCGTGTGGGTCGCGATGTGTTCTTTGACAACTCAGACTTCTTGCGCCCAGATCAAACACGCTGGATTGTGGACAATGTACTGGGTCCTGAATATCGAATCCATGAAGCCATCACTGACGGCCATGGAGATGCTGTGTTTGCTATTCTCAAGCCCGGAGTGTTGCTGAGTTCCAAGCACGATGTTAACTTGGATCTAGGTCGAGACTTCCCAGGTTGGGACGTATGCAAGATATGGGATAGTTCAATCTGGGCCGCAATGGAAGTGGGCAAGTTCAAGTACGAGCAAAATCCAGGCGCATGGTATGTGCAAGGACAAACACCCACCCCAGAGTTCACACAGTTTGTGGACACTTATCTAAACAAGTGGACTGGTTTTGTTGCTGAAACAGTATTCGATGTCAACTGTTTGGTACTAGACGAAAGCCATGTGATCTTTAGTGCTTACAACAAAGAAGTGTTTGACTACTGCCGTAAACATCAAATAGAACCCATCATCAGCGAACTGCGGCACAGTTACTTCTGGGACGGTGGTATCAGTTGCTGTACACAAGATATTCGACGTCGCGGTGGTTTAGAAACATACCTATGAAATTGGTAATACCTATTGATAACCAGCACAGTTATCGTAGCATACCACGCAATCAAGATTTAAAACTCAAAATTGCCAATCATTGTAATTGGCCCAGTCGAACTCTAGTAATTGATCATGCCGGCAATTGCTTTGTTTGTCAGTGCGAAGCCTGGTTACCCGTCAGTGTTGGTCATATAACAGACTTTGATTCGCTTGAAGCTGTTTGGCAATCGCCCACAGCACAGTATCTACAACAAGACATCAACGACAAGAAATTTACACATTGTGCTGTGGATCGTTGCGGTATAATACATAACCACAACATCTTAGACGAATACACTATCTATATCAATATTGACCCCAGTTGCAATTTAGCCTGTCCAAGTTGTCGCAAAGACAGTATAATGATTGCAGATGGTGATGTGTATGAACGCAGACTTGCAGAAGTCAAACATGTGGTTACGTTATTAGAGAATTTTGATCAGCCCACACGTATTGTCATGAGTGGCAACGGTGATCCATTGGCAAGTGCTATCATGAGACCATTGATAAAACAATTTCGTCCTAGACACAACCAACGTATTAGATTGTTTACTAATGGATTGTTATTGGAAAAACAACTAGCGGATAGTACTGTATTAAACAGCATAGATCAGTTTATGTTGAGCATAGATGCAGGCAGTGAGCAGGTGTATGAAAACGTTCGCAGGCCTGGACGATTTGATGTATTAATGCGTAATTTACAATGGCTCAAACCACTGGGTCGTAATGTGTCATTAAACTTTGTGCTACAGCAGGCCAACTGGCACGACCTAGAAAACTTTTTACAACTTGCCGAACAATTTGGTTACTGGCCAAACATAACTCGACTGGAGGATTGGAACACCTGGACAGGGTTTGCAAATCAGGATGTGATAGGCAACTCTGAACATCCTGACCATTTGCTTGCCGTACAAGAACTACGTAGAGTTCATGCCAAGTACTCCACCGCGGGCTGGGGGTCAAGCCTGCCACTTGATTTTACTAGGGTTTAGGGTCACCTGGACGATGCCAAGTTGGTTGGATGTGTAGGTGTTTGTGATATAATTTTATATCCTGATCTAGGAAGTTTTTTGCCAAATATCCGCGGGCTTCTGGGTATTGTAGTTTAAGGTCATCTAATTGCATTCTCATTGCCTTTTTGTCTTCACCTGCTGTCCACAGGCGCGGTATATCTTGTGTGATTTGAACTCCGTGTGCATCTAAGAAATTTTTCACTAGTTGTTCATATTTGTAATAACGTTGATCTATAATAAAAAAAGTAGTTCGATCTAGTATACTGGCAGGAATCATTTGACTAACACTATAACTGTGTTCATCAAACACCGCACTCACAAACAACTTGTTAACACTGGGATTGTCAAGCAATTCTCGTTGCTGAGTTCTACACAAATATTCCACCACTCCCATGGTATGTCGTTTTTGGGGGTCGCGCAACAATCCAAAAAACTTTAATTGTGCAAGGTCCACAGTGGGTTTGAATAGATCTTCTTTGATCCATCCTAGATTGTCAAACACATGCTGCCAAGTGGTACAGGCGTTTTTAGCAATAGATATCCAAGCAAGACGGTTGTTGTGATGAAAGTACATGTTATTTCCACTCCTGATTTAACCAAGGAAACAGTGAGCGCCAGTCGGTTCCTCTGCGGCGATCTATTTCGTCAAGATAAGCAATTAGTCCTTGAATTTTATCTGTATCTCTGGGTGTGTTGGCCACTTGTTTGGCAATACCCGTCATGTGTTCGCGGGCACTGCGTTCGTGATGTGTGCGTTCGGGCATGGCCGTAATAATATTCTCAAAGTCTTGATCAAATACTCCTGAGCCAAATATAGCAGGATCTAGTATCAACGGCCAAGTGGTGGTCATGAAACTGTAGTATATCTGTTGATGTTCACGTCCGGTATTCCAGTCCCTCAAACGTTCCACTAGATCTCTGGTGCGTTTGACTGTGAGTGCGCTGATTGCACTATTGATACATTGTACCACCCAGGGCAAGGTCATAATGTATTCAAAGTTTGTTTGCCATTCTTTGAGATCAAGCCCCCAACGCACATATTCTTGTTCAGGCCCCCAAGCATCTAAACTGCTGGATATTTGTACCCCACGTATTTTCTTTTGTTCAACCATGCGACCCAGGCGTTCCATTGTGCGCTGTAGTCGAGCAGGAGGAACTTTTAGATTGGTAATAAAGTTAAATGTTACATCGGGGTTAGGATGTGTGTCCCAAAATTCCAGGCAAGCTTCTAGTTCAGGTTGAAAGAAAGGTTCCCCGCCGGCCACTTGAAACTGCTGTATTTGCAAGTAGCGATCTTGATCGTGCAGGTATTGCCAGAACTGCGCTAACATATGATCGTAGTTGGAATTCTTAGGGGTGATCTTTCCGAAACTGTAATGCTTGCTTTTGAATTCTCCAAAGCGGCGATCTTCTTCTTCCCATTTGCTGGAGAAATGATTGCCACAGTACAAACAACTCATGTTACAGGTGTTGTTGAAGTATATCTCTAGTATTGTAGGAACAACTTCTAAGGCTGTGGGATTTGACAGCAATTCCACTGGTGTGCGCTGTTGATCATGTCCGGAATGTATTTGATACAGTCTATCGCTCATTCCCCCGGCCGCTTCAATCTTTTCACAGTATTGACATCCGCCTTGTGGCCACTTGCCTTCAAGCATGAGTTCTCGTGCTGAAATCTTTTCGGGCAAGTTGTGAAAACTTGCAAAATTGTCCGGCGGAATTGTGTATTGATCAGTTCTATGACAGCTGGCGCTTTTACCTTGTCCTAGATAGATGGTACTCCAAGACCATTTTAACAAACAGGCTGTGTCTGTTTTGATGGGGAAAAATTTTTGTATCATGATGAAGCCCAGGGTAGGTTTGGCCAATTACGGCCATTAGTGTTTGGCAGGTCAAAGCCAAAACTATCAAAATCTATTTCTTTATATCCGGGTATGTAGTTGTCAACAGCATCTATTACAAGTCTAGCAAATGCCCCATTATTAGCCGCGGTAAAATGATTGTTTAGTTGCACAGGATCGTTTTTATTGATTTGGTGCAGAATTTGTTGCTCGGATCCTTCGAGGCCGCCCATGACAATTTTCATCAGCGGAGTGGTGAATACCATACCCGATAATCCCCCAAGATCAGGTGCGCCATTACTTTCATCATACACAGTAAAATGTACGGTTTTAATTTTAGCAAATTTCTTATCTATTGACTGTATGTGCTGATCAAAAGCATATTGTTGAAAGTCTGCGTCGTATATGTGTTTAAAAAACAACTGATTGGCACGGCTTTCTTCAGAATTTGTCTGAGGCTGATTTATTGTTTGTTCTAGGTTGTCATTCCACCCGTTGTTTATTCTTTGCATGGTTGTGTGACAAAACACAACGGCTTGAACTTGATCCCAGCGATGTATTAAATCGGCCACAGCCCGACTCCACGAATACCACCAACTGCGCCCGCCAAACCCGTAAACTTCCACATTGCCGTTGTAGTGTTTGATAACGTCTGACACCCAACTTGCTTGGTCAGATCGTAACCACCAGGTTTGATTATCAAACTTTGGCCGAGACAATCCTGGATGGTGGAAGTCAGCACAAAAACTATCCCCTATGATCACAATCATTTAACTACAAACCTCGACGCCATATAAGGCTTCAAAACGATCAGCATCAGCACGATCATTTACCATGGGCTCACCGCGTATGTTAAGACTGGTATTTAACAACATAGGGCATCCTGTCAACACATACCACTTCTCTAGCAGTTCTCTTATGCCCGATCCATCCCGCGCCACAGTTTGTACTCGGCTGGTGCCATCAACATGACATATAGCAGGAGTAAGGTCAGGCTGGCGACACCTAGCGACTGACTGCATATAAGGACTATGATGCCAACCCACTGGCATATCAAAATAGTCATCAACCACCTCAGCCAATATGACCGGGGCAAAGGGTCTGAATTGTTGTCTACGTTTGATCGCATTTACTTTCTCCTTGATCTCGCTGCCTCTAGGGTCTGCAAAGAGGCTACGGTTTCCGAGTGCGCGGGGGCCGAACTCGGCTCTTCCTGATGCCACTCCGACAATTTTGTCACTAAGAAGCCGGTCCAGTAACTGGTTAACAGGATAAACACCTGGAATGCAATGGCCGAGATAACCGTCCCGCCAGTTAACTCTACGTCCAAGAGCCAAAGCGGCAGCACCGAGACTGCTACCAGCGTCACCGGGACAAGGCATAATCCATATTTTGTCAAAGTATTCTCCTAACATACGGTTGGCTGTACAATTCAATGCAACCCCACCCATATATACCAGATTTTTGCTGAAACCCAGGTTTCTAGCACGAATCATCACTTGACGAATAAGATCTTCTGCTACCAGTTGAGCGGCCGCCGCAATATTTTCATTGCTGGCGCCTACTAGGAAATCTGCGCTCATTCCTGTGTGGAAGTTATGTTTTAGTTGTATATCACGCTCACTAGCAATCACATGCTCACGCATGTCATGATACCATGTGTTGCGACCCCAGGCGGCCATGCCCATTGTGATGTATTCTTCGTCTAGTGGGTGTAGACCAATGCGGCCGGTGACTGCACTATAGAACAACCCAATGCTGTGCGGATAAACCTGTCTCCATAATCTCTTATACTGCGCCTGACCTTTGCGATCATATTCTGCACCCCATATTGATATTGTGTCCCATTCGCCTATTGCGTCTATTACCACCACTGTGGCACGTTCGAATGGGCTGGTTTGAAAGCCCCCTGCCGCATGACTCAGATGATGATTGTAACTGTGTATCTGCTCAGGTTCAATTTGACCACCCAACTGTTTTTTTAATATCTGCCCTGTGGTAAGTTTATCCCATTCAATACCTTGGCCTGCGTACCATTGCCTGAATTGTTTGTTCCAAGGACGTTCATAATAGGCCACAATCTCTGGGCCATATTCTGCGACTTCGTCTAGCAAACCCTGACAAAAGTCAGCATCATTTTTCTTTTTCGAGTATCGCTCGCTATGACCAGCAAAAAGGATCTCCCCGTCAGGAGAAAGTACTGTGGCAGCCGCATCGTGAAACCCAGCTGAGATACCTAGGATATTCATTTATAGATAAATGGATCTCGTTTGCGTAGTTCTCGTAGTTTCTTACGATAGCGTATTTCTAGAGTGATTCTTGACCAAAATCGTTTAATCCAGTTCATTTTAATGCCTTTATCTGTTGTTCTATATAGTCTGGATCGCTCCAGCAATAGGGATATTCTGCTTGTGCAGTACCGGTACGTATGGCTGCAACGTCTAGGTGTTGAGCTAGTTGTGCCCAGATGGCTTGGTAGTCTTCTGTACCAAATGACCTTTGTAAATCAACTTGCCCGACCTGAGGGTGGCCGATTGTAAGACTTGGTTCAGTTGGGTCGAATCCATTCCGTTCAAGCCATTCTCGAAATTCTGCCAGTTGCTGGATTTGCCAATGGTATGCGCCGGGATCACGGGCCCATTCAATATCAAAGTCGCCAGCCGCTTGACTCTGTGAGCGTAGCCCAGTCGTACGTAATTCGGCGACCCTGGAGTCCTTGCCTTCATCTTGAAATACCTCCCAGTGATGCTTGCCCACTGCTTTATTTACGCCCACATATACACCGCCTAGTTTTCTGTTGATTGTTTCTATACCAAATAGTTCAAGGTCAGCGTCTTCTAGTTCATATCGTGGCGCCTGTAGCCAACACATCAATTGTGATGGTCTGCGCCATTCTGGTGCTTGTTTAACCTTGCGCATACTTAACACAAGGCTTTCTAGTTCGTGACACAGCAAGTTTAACTGACGTATGTGCCATCGTGTAACATCATCTGCGGCATCATAATGCGGGCTCATTGCGCCTGCTGTGCCCTGCAGGTCTTCAAAGTAACGATGCAACAGATTCATTCGATCGTGATTGATATCTAGATCTGCTTGTATTACATTAGCAGGTGAGAAGAAGTCTTGTATACGATAATCTAATGTACTGGAATTAATTGCATTGATTGATCTATTGATCTGTGTACACAAATAATCTGCCGTTCTAGTGCTTTCTGTCCAGCCCAGCCAACAGTAGTTTTTTTCTAAATGTAGTCCGGTACGGATGATGTCATTTAATGCAGCCAACCATTTACGACTTAAACTGTTATCGTCTATGTCTATGTGTACAGTTAAGATTTCTCGATCTGCCCCGCGCAGATCTATTTCTATTGAATCAAGCAATTTGCATCCACCATTTTAATACATCTGGACAGCCGCCCAGGATATCTGTCATTGTCACACTCTGTGTTCTTATGCGTTCTAATTGTAACACACGAGCCTTGCCTCGCACAAGCCCTGCTTGATACGTGTCCGGCCATTGTTGTTCAAACGTAGGTCGGTTCTTTAATTGTAACAGTACATCACGCATTGCGCCTGCGGAGCGGCCTGCTAACTCGTCAACCCATGGATCTAATAGGTGTCTAGGCAATGCTAAAGGACTCATTACAATATCTGGTGAGAAACTGAATATAACTTTGGCCAGCATTTCCACACCCAATTCAGCGGCCAACTCATTCATTCGATCCACTTCAGTCATGCCCGGCAGTGTCAGCGTGAAATCCAGGCGCATTTGGCGTGGATTTGTTGCTATCTCAAGGCCCTGCCGGAAGTTGTCTAAAAATAATGGATAGGAAAGACCTGTACGGATGTATTCTCCTGTGGCACCTGTTCCGTCGATGCTGGCGCAGATCTGCCAGTCTCGAATATTTGATAAAATGTCACGGTATAGATTACTACCACGGTAATCCACCCGGCTAAGATTAGTATTGTATCTAGCATATAATTTGTCTCCATCTCCTAGTTCTATAATTCTTTTCATATACCGCCAATGCTGTTCATACATTAAAGGCTCGCCGCCTACCCAGTATATTTCTTCTACCAGGTGTTGTTCCACAGCATGACTGAATTCGGCTTCAACCTGGTCTTGCTGGAATGATTGTATTGCTCCGCGTATATCAGTTCGCATCCAATTGTTTTTAGGATTAGTCCAGTCAACCATGTTGTTAGACTTTTGTTCACTCTCCCAACTGGAGGATAGCATGTCTCCGCAGGTACGGCATTTAAAGTTACACAGGTTGCTGAACCTATAATCCCATGAAACAGGGCGCATATGAGTCGATCCATCTGGGTCAGTGCTATCCCATACTTGATCAAGTCTGTCTCCGAACAGGTGCCAAAAATAATCGCGGTATACGGATACATTGAGTAGTTTTTCATTACAAACCTCACATTCTGCTAGTGTTTCTCCTGCCATCATTCTACGGCGCACACTCTTCATATGCTCCGAATTCCAGTGCTGTTCTAGTGTTACAGGAATGTATCGGCCTGTGCCTGCTGACGTATCTATATATTGTTCAAAATTCTGTGCAGGCTCACGACTTGCACAGCACATTCTGCGTTCGGTCTGCGGGCTTAGATATGTATGCACCCAGGGTGCCATGCACAAGGTGTCAGGTTTTGACATATTCAATCAAGGCCGCAAATTCAGGTGCTACAAGTGCTAAATTCTGGTCACGTTTGCGATCCAGGTCGGCTATTTTCATTCTGGTCATAAAGCCATCAGTTGACGCACCACGCATCATAAAGTCTCGAATACGATCAAACTCCGATCTGTAAATGGTATCTACAGAATCCAAGTATTCTGCAATGGCCTTTTTAGCCCCATCGGGCAAGCACCCAATTGAGAAATACCAAGCATCGTGCATCATATTCCAGTACACAAAGTTAAATGATTCCCGATTCTTTTCCAACCAGGCAGCAATGTCACCTAGATAACGCACATTAAAGATGTTCACAGTGGTGCATACTTGCAGTTCAATATTGGAATAGATCTCTTTTAAATCTCTGAATCGATCTAGGTTAGCACACACATCTGTCCACACAGCATTTGAACGTTGATATTCAAATCTCTCACCCACGTCGTCTAGACTGAATGCTATTTCTACTGTTTTAAAATGCTTCCATATGGCCTCTGCTGCCTCTGGATACTGTGTGCCATTTGTATTATAATGTATTTCCACCTGCGGTGCAATACCGCGATCCACAATGCCCTGCAACATGTCAAAGTGTTCCTCAATCATAAAAGGCTCGCCACCGGTGAATTCTATATAGCGTATGTCATTTACGACCGAGTCAATTTGATCCCAGAATTGAGGATTGTCCCTGGGCCATGCGCCGGCCCGTAGCATTGTGTAAGCGTGTGACTTTTTCTGTTCTTCACGCGGCAGCACAGCAATTTCTTCTGCGGCAAATTGACTTGAGCTCCAGGATCCGCATATACGGCATTTGAGATTGCATATATTGCCCAGCTTGAGATCCAGGAACATCAAGGGCTTGGCATCAGCAGTCCATTCACTTGAGATGCCCATGTGTTTGAGTCTGTCTAGTGTGTGCATGCGTTTGCTTGTGCGACCCGCACGTTCTTCGTTCCAGCATTTGCGGCATGTTTGTGGTTGTTCACCCGCCAAGAACTGCTGACGCAAACTGCGCATGTGATCACTGTTTTGTATGTCTTGAAAGCGGGCTGTGCTTAACTCAAACTTGCGGCCGCCATTGTCTACAATTTCGTCGTCGGCCAGACAGCACGGGCGCACAGTACCAATGGGCGATGCTTCTAGGCTGATCCAAGGTAACACACAAAATTTAGGGTGTGGTAAATTCATTTTAATGCTGCCAATTCAGGTAATGCGTGTTGCCATGATTCATTTCTGATGTCATCCAATTCATGTGTTCGGCGCCAGAACGAGTCTATTAACTGTGTGTTATCTGTAGCGTTCATAAAGGCAATGGCGCTCCGAAATCCTTGTGTGGCACGGCCTAGCGGATCTCTGTCGCTCATCCACGACAAGTGCCGGAGATACTTGTCTTCCAGGCGTTGTTTGTATTCAGCCGGAGCAATGTCTATACGATAGTGCGGGGGATCCTGCAGGATGTTTACATTTAAATCCTGTGCGCGAATTAATCCTGCGGCTGTCCATTCCCGGTGAAAGTCCGGCAGGTGCCAGGCATTTAATATGCTGAGTGTGGGTGAGATATAAAAGTCCACGTCAGGACATGTGGCAATCATTTGGTGGCGGTTTTTGACCACGTCGTACCATCGAGTACCTTTGCGTATGTATTCAGCAGGGTGTCCCATGCCGTCCAAACTGGCACCCACTGCCACACTATCAAATTGCCGCCAGTATTCAAATACTGACCGTCCTTTTAGGTCTGTGTGTGTGAAGTTTGTGTTGTAGATTAATCGTACATCAAAGCGTTTGCGCCGCACTAGTTCTTCTAGGATGTTATAGTGCTCTTCCATCAGCAAAGGCTCGCCTCCGGCAAAGTAGATCTGCTCTACATAATCCAGGTGCGGCTCAAGTTGAGTCCACATGTCTGTCTCTGTGCGGCCTGCATAGTTAAGAACTGTATTGCGATCCTTCCATTCTGGACCTGCTAGTCGTGCTTGATCTTGATACCACTGGCTTGAAAAGATATGCCCGCATGAGCGACATTTTAAATTGCAGAGATTTGAAAAACGAATATCCCAGTAGGTCATTTCAAATGGGTTTGAATCCAGTTTCTTTACGTGATGCCCGTGATGTTTGTTTGCCGATCGTCGGCCACTAAAGAATCCTGACTGTTCCTGTTCATAGCAACGTGTACAGGCGGCATGTGGTGTTTCACTCAGCATGCTTTCACGTAGTTGTTGCATGGGCTGGTCGCGCCATATTTCCGCCAGAGTGTTGGTTCTACAATTGCCCACAACGCCGGGTTTCATTTCAGCATGACAACAAGGATATGCTTCGCCCGTGGGATATGCGTGTAAATGAATCCAGGGATAGATACAGAATGTTTTAGAATCTTCTAGTAAGAAACGCTCACGTTCAGTGAGTTCTGTGGCTCGCACTAGATCTGTGCTGTTATATTTGTAATTACTCATAAAGGTCTGACCAATGTTGTAAAATCATTTTTTCTAAATTAGCATTTGAATTAGTATCAAACACAGCCGGAGTTAGCAAAACAAATTCTGGAAATTGTACAAGAAATTTAGTAAGATGGTAATGAAGTTCGGAATCTTCTTCATGTGGATCGGCTCTAAACATTACAAACTTGCTGTCCGAGTCTCGGCATTTTCTAACTATTTCATTTACATAGTTTGTAAAATTATAAAAATCATCATCAGAAATTTGGCTTAGTTGTAATACTACATTTTTTTTTGTTAAATTATTGCACATTACTTGTTGATACAAGTTTTGATTATTTTTGACTCTTACAACTGAACTATCAGTATCTGTTGGTTTGAAGTATGTAACTATATAGCACCAAGGTCTGTCAGACTGAATTATTACCTGCTGTCGATGCTTCAAAAACAAACAGGTGTTCATTGACTGATAATATGAATCTACATCTAGATAACTTAGTGGATGTTGGTCTAGCAATACAATCAAATCAAAACTTTTGCATACTGCTCTTAGATAATCTACACTTATTGTTCCAATATCTGTGTAATAGCATCCGAATTGAATATCTGTGTTTTGTTCAGTCAATAGGCCGTTTAATTCAGTTGAGTACTGCCTGGCTACCTGTTCTGACAGAGTTATTGTGTCCATTGAACTATTACCCAAACAAAGTATTTTTATTTTTTCCATGTCATTGAACTTTGTTTAAACCAAAGTCTCCATAAATCGTCGACCAAATTTAGGTCTAATTCCAGATCTAATTCTAGGTCTAATTTTGCAATTTGATTTAAGTATTGCGTCCTATCAAAGAAGCTGTCAAAAGGAACTGTCAATGAAATATCTTTAAGCATATTGGATATTTCTGTCAGACATTGATATTCATTATCAAAATCAAGACTATACACTTTGGTTGCTCGATTTTTTAATAAAAATTCCTTGTGCTCTGGGCCAACCTCAATCAAAATAACTTTTTCATAGAACTTTTTGCCCCACAATATTTTTTGCGTGTAGTGAGAGTAAAATTCCAATGGATGCCAATTGTCAATTGTCCACAATTCACAATCTTCATAATGATAAAAATCAATTGCACCGATGGTGTAACTCAAACGATCTTTTCTTTCTGCTTTTTTCCAGTCTGTGCTGTCCCAGGTCATGTAGCGATTAAATTTTTCTTGTGCAGTTAATTTTTTTTTATACTCGTCGAGATCTTGTCCTCTAGTGCCTGTAATTGTTTTTTCACTCAATGTCAATGTTTTATACAACATGCTTCCTGCTGACCCTGGCAAATAGATTATGGTTGCTTTTAACATATGGTTTTTAGATTGTATTGTACCATTCTTTTAGTTCAGGAAATGCTAGGCCAAAGTCTTTGCCACGACGTTGATCGTACTGTGAATAAAACTGTTTGAAATCATTATGTAATTTAGGCATGTCAAACGCATCAGAGTGCGGAGTCTTGACCACATCCAAATAGTCTATTAGACGTTGTGTGTGATTTACTTCGTGTTCATGTATGAATTCCGAATCCGCCCAGTGTGCCAGCCAGGTCTTCAAGCGTTGACCATATACTGTGCGCTGTGCATCGGGCAGGACCAGGGGTGATTGGAAACTTGGAAAGCGTAGAATATTTAGTGTGAAACTTATGGCATCACGCCCATATTCCAGTTTCCAATTCATTATGCATTCCAGCAATTGATCTAGTGTGCTTAAACATAACGCATTGATTGTTGCCATAACATGTATGCCACGGAACTGTCCTGAGTCTAATAATCGTTCTACATTATTAGCCCAGTCGTCCCAGACGAGCCCGTCACGAATATACTCGGCCTGTGAAGAAATTGCCTCATTTGAGGTGTACAAGTCAATGGCCATTCCTTGGGTTGAGGCAAGCAATCGGTCAATGTCAATGTCGGTTCCCAGATTACTATTGATAGCAAGGCGTGTGCTACTACGTCCCCGGTTGTCTCGAAACCAGTCGATGAGTCGCCAAGTGTGTGCGGACATGAGCGGCTCTCCTCCGGTAATTCTAAGTTCCTGGAGGGTATGATGTAGATCACTTTCCCACCAGTCAAAAAATGCATCAATATATGGATTAGCCTCCGTGATCTTAAACAACTGGGCACTATCATGGGTATGGGTAAAGTGATTGCGGCCGTCACTAACAAGATTGTTGTAGGGTCCGTTACGTCGAATATCATTAACCCAAGTTGTGCTAAATGCAGGGTTGCAGTAACTGCAAGCAAATTGACAAGTGCGATCAAAAGCAATTTCCAAGGTACGGAGATTGACGTCTTGATCGGGTAAAGTATTTCTAGCCTCATGCAATGCCTCTATAGGATATATCCGTGATTTATACACACGATCACTAACAGCGTCGCGGCCCATGTCTTCGATCTTCCAGCAGTACTCACAGCCCGCAGGGCGTTCGCCTGCAAGCATTTTCTCACGGTCCTCTTTCTTTTGATCAGTATTGTGCAGTAGCCTAGGGTTGTCCCGGACTCGATCAATATCCACCCGATGGGCCGGAGGGTGGTGACAACTTGTGGTCATACCAGAGCCTAACCAAATGGTTGCATTGTACCATTTAGCCGCACAAAAACTTGCAGATAATGTGTCTAATACTGTGTGTCGAAATTCTAGATCATTCATTGATAAATTTAAGTACTCGTTGTGGTAGATCAGCCAGTTGTTGGGCTGAGTATTGTCGAAGATGCTGTTGGTTATATTTACATATGGGTTCGGCCGCGCTGAGGAAATCCACCAAATTACCTTGACATAGTTCTTCAACAACTTGTATTATACGCTGAAATCTGTCAGAACTCAAGTGAATTGAATCAAATGATTCATCGATTATCGAACCAAATGTTTTAAATCCTAGATTGTGTAGATCACGATAAAAATTAACATTTGAGAATATCACAAACGGATGCCCTATTGCCAGTGGTTTGGCTGTTTTTTCTGTGATAAAAGTATAAGGATAATCAAATATGGTTTCACTGACCACACTGAAGTAAGTGTCAATATAGGGTTCCGGACGAATATAAATCTCTCCCCATTCATTATTGAACAATTCGTGCTTGACAAATCTAGTGTCAGGGTTGATATTGGGAGTATAACGTTCTACTTCATACTCACGTGGCAGCAGTCGAACCGGGCGTAAATAGCTGTCTAAATTGGTCCATAATGCTGAATCTAACAAATTGCGTTGTTCAAGTTCATTTAGCATTTGTACTCTGTGTGGACGACTGCGGCCATTTAAACACAAAAAAGTATGGGGCTTGTGAGTCTTTTGAAATATTTCATCTGTGCGTTTGGCTGCCTGCGTATTTTCCTCAAAGCGAAATGGCTGTGTTAAAAAATGCTCAAACAACATGTGTGGGTATTCCGGGGGCAGGCGGCCGCCTGTGACTATTTTAATTTTGCCCGACAGCACAAGATCTTCTACTCCATACATGCGTATGTGTTGAACAAATGTTTCAGACCCTTCTGCTGGATTAGAAAAAAATATGCGACATTGATCGACCATGCTTCTAATCCGATCAGCATTTAGTCGCAGTTGTTCCCGACCTACAATATAAGTAGCACCCGGGATGACCGGGATTGTGTCAAATACGTGGTATGCCCGATCTGCGTAAGGCAACATCATTGGATTTAGTTCGCAACGATAGTCCAAGAATAGCATTATCGTCTGCTCCAGGATTCACATTCTGTCCACCATCTTTTCATTTCAGGGAAGGTCCGTGAAAAGTCTGTACCGCGGCGTTGATCATGTTCGCTAAAGAAACGATAAAAGTCTGCCCGGGCCTGGGAATGATCTTGTGCCTGAGCACTACGCATCCAAGCAATGTCACGATCTAATCGTGCTACTTCGTAGTCTTTGAATCCATTGTACAGGTTGCTGTCTGTGGTTAGGTTTTGACTCATCCAGTCCCGAACTGACTCTAACTTTTGAGCATAGGATTCTGGGAGTACTTGCAGGCTTTGCCAGGCAGGTTGTCTTAGCACAGGCGTATCAAACCACACACGTTGATATGTTCGACTGTGTCGGCGACGTAGTTCTAGTATGCCTTCCAGCAATTGTTGCAAACTGCTCACGCTCAGGTTATTCATTGTTATAATAAACGTCAGGCTGTTGTAACTAGGAACTTCAGTGAGATATTGATCTACTCGGCTCCACACTAGATCAAAGTTCATGCCGTGTCGCATGTATTCTGCCTGAGCCCCCCAGCCGTCTAGACTCACATACTGCATAAAGTGTTCTATGCGTCCATCGCAAATGGTTTTTAACGAAGTCAAGTAGCGATCAAACAGGCTCTGCTCCACTGAGAAGTTTGATGTAACGTTCAAGTGCAGTTTCTTTGAAGGATTCTCAATCACATAGTCAAACACTCTATAGGTGTTCCGATCCATCAACGGCTCGCCACCGGTCATTCTAAAGTGTTCTAGAGCAGGGTATAGCGTGGGCCACCACTTCCAAAATGCTTCTACGTAAGGATTTGTGTCCCGGGCAGGAATAGGGCGATTACGTCCGACGAAATGAGTAGGATCATTATGAATAGTACTAGTTGGGTAACCACCCCACCGATCAACTTCAGTCTGCCATGTTGAACTAAACTGTGGACTGCAATAACTACAAGCAAGATTGCAAGCATGATTAAAATTAACTTCAACATAACTAGGCACAACATCTTCATCTCCTGAGGAATTCTCTATTTGATCAAAATCCACAGCGGCCCAGGGCTCTCCCGAACGGTAATGCCTGTCGCTGAGTTTGCCCTGGTCTTCCATGTTCCAACAGTAGGAGCATTCCGCAGGGCGTTCCTGCTTTAACATGATCTTGCGCTGTGCTTTTTTGTGTTCTGTATTGTGCAAGGCTGCGGGATTAGTTGCTATCGATTCGGGATCAATTTCATGCAAGGGAGGATGATAACAACTATTATTAAGTCCAGTAGGCAAGTGCAGGCTCACCTGTTTCCATTTGGCCAAACATAGGGCCGGGCCCAGTTGATCTTTCATTTGTTCTGCACTGTATTGGAAATTGCTTTTCATATTTTAAACTCGGATTGATTTATTTTAAAGTAACAAAGTTCACATGATTTATTACAGAGCCAGGTTGTGTGTTGGGACATTGGCCACACTGCACATGCGGTTTTCCAAAATTATCGATAAATTCTAAGAGATCTGAATCGGAGCAATCAGGGGTTAGCCCGGGCACAATATAAGGTGTCCATTGGTTGTAATTATGCGCGGCAACTCTGGTCACTGTTTCATCTAATAGACCCGAGGTACTGCACTTGTATATCTTGCCATTGTGTAACAATGGACAAGTTTGTTGAATACATTTATCAAATGCTGTCATTGGGTCTGAGTTCCATGGCAACATATTATTATAATCATTGCGATATGTTTTGATAAACGTATCAGGACGTTTAACATGGAATCTAAAATTATTGTCAGTGACCCATCTGTCTATGCCAAATTCATGTACCGGAGTCCATGCGTATCTTTTTGATATAGTGTCGATTATGCCATTGAGTTCAGGAGTGTCGACATGAACAGTAATTTTAAAACTAACATTTCCTAGTTCATACATCAGATCAACGAGTTTTTGATTTTTGGCTAATAATAATCCATTTGTTGTAAATCTAATTTGTGAATTAGGGAGTAACTGTCTCAGCCCAATCAGCCACTCTTTGCATTCTGGATTGATCAATGGTTCGCCGCCAATGATGCCAAACTCGGGCAACTCAATTCGACTCAACCAAGCAGAAATCCACTGCTGTCCTTGCTCCCAGGATACGTAGCCTGAATGTTTTAAGTCGCTGTAGTTTGTACAACCCAAGCAAGACAGATTACATACCTGTGTAATCATGGTCTCTAAGAAAGGCAATGTCATCTTAGGTGACATTATCAAAGTCCTCAAATTTCATTGTTAAAAATCTTTGATAATTATGTTCCAGTACTGATTGCATATCATTGTACATCTTGTTCAATTCAGTGATACTCATGCTTGCAAGATAATTTAACACTTTTTTAATTTCAGTTTGGCTATATAGATATGGATCTTGATCGTATCCTTCGTCCCACCATTGGTCAAATGTTTTAAATCCCAGTTGTTTCAAACGTTGTAACATGTACTGCGGGCCTTGAATTATGAAGGGAGTTTTGGTTGTGACAGATCTCCAAAACTTTTCAGTAAGAAAAAATACGTTTCCATTGCTAAATGTTTCACACACAACATCAACAAAAATATTTTTATACCAATCACAAATCTCAATTATTGCATTTTCATTGACAATTGGATAGGAGTGTTTTTCACTGAATCTAATAGGAGCCTGGTTAATTAAATTTAATGCTTCCAGATACTCATCACTTTGTACTCCAAAATAATATATTATATCTTCAAGTCCTAGATGCACACGATGAAATTCATTACCTGGTTCAAAATGGTATGTTAATAAAGTTTTGTCAGCATAATTGGTCCAGAGATGACTAGACATAATCAATCTAGTAATATTGCTTCGTCCAACAAAACATCCAAAGTGTTTTTGTATTTGTTTTTCTTTAGAAATGGATCTATTCAATTTCTGAAACAATTTTAATTCATACATCCAGGATGGGTGTTTAACTACACGAAATCTATCATAGTTTTCTAGAATATTTCCTGTATGAATTTCAATTTGATTGTAATCTATACCACTATCTGCTAGATAATCTAGCACGTTTTTTAATTCTGTTGTGGAAATATCAGGTGCCTCAAGTTGAAAATCAATTATTATGTTACCGTGCTGTGCAAGTTTATGTGCAATTTCGGTAGCAGTTGTTTCAACATTCCATATTCGACTGTCCCCGCTCTTGACAAGAATTCTATTAGACATGACTGATTCCCTCGCACAACGTTAGTTTTTTAGTTGTTTCTATTGTTCTAAATTCTTTAAAAACATATTGATATTCCCAATCATTGGTTTGCTCCGTCGGCCAATGCAAACTCATCCATTGATTTAACAATGTATAGGCTTGATCTTTTGGTATAGACAATCCAAAGAATTTTTCCAGGTAGTCAATAAGGTCGGGCCATCGTTCGGGCCAAATAATTAACTCCAATGGCATAACTGGCAATTTGCTCCGATTGAGTATGCGACGTCTTTCTCGAACTTTATCGTAAAAATTGCAGAGGTTAACAGTGACCCAGATTTCTTCTCCGTAGGCCTGTTTAAATTTTTCAATGTCGTTCTCATCTTGAAAAGTAAAATTAAACATTCTACCAGCACCATATTTCATAGTGTATGCTCTGATTTGCCAATTCAATCCAAACATTGTGGTGGGTGCTATGGACAATAATTTTACATAATCAACTTGATTAAGATCCAATGCAGTATTATGGTCCATTAAATCAAGAATAAAGTGTTGTTGTTCTATAATTTTTTCTAGTTGTTGGTTTAATGGAATTAGTCCTGGGACTCTAGGATCTCCGAGATCCATGCTGATACCGTGATCAGTGTATTGCTTTAAACGATATTCACATCTGAACCAATCTCGATAATTGGTTGGATACAGATATTTCATTAGATAATCCAGGCGAGACATTCCTTGTAAATTTACCGGAAAAAACACAGACTCATCTAATAGACAAATATTTTTTGATATATTTTTGGCGGCCCCGATGTCAGCATGTAGCACTAGAATTTGTTTGGACATTACCAACCTTCTTGCTGACGGATCACATCAATTTCTCTAGTCATGATACCACGGTTCTGCCAATTTGATTTGTAGTGATGTTTGAAGAATTTACTTTGCTCGTATTCCAACATAGCAAGAGGCAGGTCTAGTGTTGTGCCCAGTTCTTCGGCCATTCTATTGGCTAGTAATCTTGGATCAGAGTCTTTCACAGTGTCCCACAGGTCACGTAGTTTTTCAAAGTCCTGTACCATGATATGATCTACATTGGTCAGCATGGTCATATATGTGCCCATACGGCTTCCGGCAATGCACCACATGCCGTTTTCAACATCTGTACCCACATTGTGCCATATGGTCAAGTTATCTAGATTGCGTTGATGCACACGTTGTTTAAAGTCTTGAATAGTGGGCCTAGCACCTTTGTTAAGACACATCTTAACACCTTCACGGAAGCCGGCACGCCAGGCGTGAAAAGGTGATTGGTTGGGATATGTTGTTGAGTAGCAGTCGTGCATGGCCCAATACATAGGGTCAAAACAAAACTCTACCACAGTTTCATCACTTCCGTCTGTATTCTCGTGTGTTTGCATATTCATCACGTGCGTTCGGGTCCACGACGATAAGCCGCCATTGCCGTACATGAGTCCGTTCACATGGTTACGAGCTCGCCATCGGAACACAGCCCGCTCATGTTCAGGTGTAGGAAAATCAAGCGTTTGGTTAAAAAACGCCGGATCGGGTATATTGTCTCCATCAATGAGGATAAATCGTTCAGTGCCAGAAGCCAAGGCCGCGGCTTTGTGTGCCGCATCGCTTCCTAATACACCATCCACACGCTTGGCCCAAGGCACCATGTTCCGAATGCGGATCCAATATTCTTCTTTTTCAGGTTCATCATATGATAGGTAAATGCAGTCTAAATCTGCAATGTCAATCGGATTCATAAGTTTTCATACTCCATCTTTGGTGTGGTTCTGATTCAGGCACTACTATGGCCACGTTGTCGGGATAGCAAGGTGTGCCTGTATCTGCGGGTGCCAGTCTGCGTACAACCGGTTTCAATTCAATCAAGCGGCCATCTCGCACTCGAACATTCCGGGGCGATCGGGCATAGGTTTCGGCATCAACATCAATATATGTACCAGGTAGCTCTTCCATGCTGTAAGTTATTGGCTCACCTGCTTCATTGTGGTACAAGCGCCACGATACCGGGCTGGGCTCGGGCATGGCATGCAAAATTGCCCAGAATTCATCGGGGGTCACGGCGCCATTCCTTTACATTGTAATGAAATGCACCATGTTGCATTATGGTGTTTACTCGTAATTCATAATCACGATATTCACAGATCAGTTCATCCACCCAAGGATCTCGCTTGGCAGCAATAATGTGTCGCTTCATGTGTATAATTGTGGGATATCTAGCAAATGGCAAAGTGCAATTTTCTGGGCCAATGATGGTGGCCGCAATAGCATACACTACATCAGTTGATGGCGCTTGTTCGGGGAACTTTAACATAGCACGATAGTGCGGCCAGTTTTCAAATATATTGCGTACTGTCACAAAGAACTCTTGTGCTGTTGCGCTCAGGCGCCAATAGGTAATGGCATTGTACACATCTGGCAGGTTGTTGGCATCAAACACTTGTCTATAGTGTCTGGCACTGGCCCGGCGGTCTTTCCAATCTCTGCAGCCAGTTGATACTACTACATCGCGATGACGCAACAAGTTCCACCAATGATCAATAGGACTGGTAATCAGCATATCTGCTTCTAGTTTGATTGTTTCACGGAATGGTGTGGCGTCGAACACTTGCCAGTCGTTGGCATAGGGATTGGCAGTATCGATAGGAAACGGGAACTCACGCACGTAATCAAACAACGGACCAGTACCCACCGGCTCGTTGGTTAGTAAACAGATTTTTGCATCCGGGTGCCAGTATTTGATTGTTTTGGCCAGGGTCTCACTGCAATTCACGTAGTCTGTGTTTTGAGTATTGGTTGCTACTATCAAATAGCCTTTTTCTTCAACGGGTTTCAATTATTTTCTCCAGATGTCGTTTGCCCATGGCATGAAAGTCTTGATTGCGTATGGTGGTCCAGCGGGGTCGTTTGTCTTGATCTTGATAATCTATTCTGTAACAATCCTTGCTGGTTCTAGTTACAGTATGTTCAGGCGTAACACTGGCCAAGGCCCAGGGTATGCTAGAGTATTCTAGTGTTTGTCCGTTTACAATTGTAAGTGCTATACTCAGTGCGTAGTCATTGCGAAACATCGAGCCCGGCATTTGGTATAGATCTTTATAGTGGCGCCAGTTGTTCTTGATCATTTGCATGCAGTCAAATATCAACTGGGCGTGATCACTACGTCTAAACATCATGACCGTGGCCCAACTCATAGGCATGTTGTACTCACCATACGCATTAAGGCCCACAAAGTTGTCTCGCCCAGTCAAGTCATATGCACCAGCATGCGCCAAAAAATCTTGGTTGCTATCTAATACAATCTTTAACTGATCGCTGGCTACCACATAGTCAGCATCTAGTACTAGGGTTTGATCCCATGGGGAAAGAGTATAGGCATCAGTTCTACCTGCATTGTGCCACGTAACAGTCGCCTGATAATCCTCAAACCAACGTGTTCCTCCTGAGGCAGCCGTTGCCGGAATAACTCTATCGAATCCACCAACTCTTGGATCTCTTGCGCCAACGTCTGTGACGATGGCAGTAGGTATGTTGAGGTGCCTACGAATGTTTCGAGCACTCCACTCAGCCATAGCAACGTAGTCGGTTGATTCATTGTTAAAAGCAAATATCAGTGCACCAGTGGTCATCGGTTCTTGTTGAGGTTTTCGTGTTCTACACGCCAGGCGTTCATTTGTTCTTGCCAGCGTTCGTGTGACCGGGCAAATAGTTCAGGCACGTTTACCCGCACAGGAGTTTCATACAGGTCTAACAGTACAACATCCGTGTCTTGGGCACAGGCCAACAGCACACATTGCAGTTCTGATCCGGCTCGCCACATACCACCTGCGTGAGCAAACAACATCCGGGCCTCGTATTTTTCTTTTAGGGTGCGCCGTGCAGCCGCATGATCGAATCGAGCCCGTGCGTGAGCCACAAGTTTTTCAGTTTCCATAGATTTATTATACAAGAAAAAGAGGTAGAAGTCTACCTCTTTTGTGGGAGTTTAACCGATTATGCTGTTGTGGCAGCAATAGTAGGTGTACCCCAACTACTGGTCAAAGAGGCGGTAGAAGGTGGTATATAGGTACACAATGTTGTGGGTGCAGTGCCAGTGATTGTGGTGCTGGGGCTTGATGTTGCAGTGCCACCTGAAATATTACAACTTTTTCCTGCACCAGATACCGCCGGTTGATACCAAGTGGTGACCAAGGTCAGCACTGTGGTTGATGTTTGTGTGGCTGTGGTTTGGATGTACTCGCCGGTATACGGTGATGTGGCATTGTTTAACTGGAATATTGTAGCCGGAGTTCCTGTAAGTTGGTACCATCCTGTGGTTGTGGCCAGGGTAGTTTGTGTACCGCCTGTGCCACCAATACGAGTTGTTCCTGTATAACTAGTACCTGCAATAGTTTGAGCAGCCGAGTTAACCCGCCCACTAACATAAATTGATCCACATAGGGCGGCAAAGGCGTTCCAATCTGGATCAATGTCGGTACCAGTAGAACTTTTGCCATATTGTAATCTCACACGTCCACCTGCGTTCCAAAAGTAACGTGCTTGGTCAGCACTTGGGAATGTAACTGTGTGTGTAAAAGTAATGGTCCAGGTTGTTTGAGCTGATCCTGTGGCTGCGGTCTTTGATGTTGTGCCTGTGAATGTTCCGTATTCTGTGCCCACTGCCGCGGCATTGCCGCGGTTGGTAGTGACTGAGGTGATGTCAGCACTCACGTTGGCCAAAATATTGATTGTGGTGCCTGCTGTGGGTGCTGACCTTGATGTGAGTGTGGTATTGGTTTGGGTACCAGATGAACTCAAGTTGTTGACCAATTGTGCCCATTGTGTTGCTGTGACTGTACCGGCTGTGGCTGCCGAAGTAAATGCTGTTTGTCCCCAGCCTTTGTCACCCGATCCTGTGGCCCAGATATCATTCAAACCACCTGCTGTGGTTGTGAATGTATTGTAATCTGCCGCTTGTATTAAACTTCCGCTAGTATATGTCATTTCTGTTCCTAATTAGTTCTTGATGGTTACAATTGCTTCAATTGTACCTGATTCTGGGGTCAGCTTGTCAACCAAGCTTCGTCCGATTACGTTGAATGAAGTGGCTTCTCCAGATCGAGCCGCTCTGGCAATGCCCAAACCTGCTGAAACCAATCTGTCGCCTTTGCGTATCGTGCCTGTTACTTTGACTGGGACACGTCCGGTCATTGCAACTGGAGGATGTGTGTCGTCTTCGCCAGCACCACCATTCATCAAGTATGCCGCTCTAGTACTTATCACACCAAATACATTTTCGCTTAATTCTGTAACGGATCTAGTGATTTCTTGTGTGCCGCCTAGTTCAACCACTGTGCCTGCTTCAAGCACTTCGTCTGCGGCAAAGCGTTCTGCAACGTCAGCATAAAGTGCTGTGGTAGCAGTGGCAAACAATCTGTTGAAGTAACTGCTGGAACTACCAATGTTGCCCACAGCGTTGGTACCTGTGTGTGCAATACTTTGTGCGCTGACCACGTTGGCGTACATTGTGCTAGTATCAACCACAATCACGTTGGCTGTGCCGCCAATACTGACGGTGAAATTGCCCCCGCTGGTACCAATTAAGGCATTGGATGTACCATTTTGAATTTGGCTCACGCTGACCGCGGCGCTGATACCTGTCAATTGGCTACCGTTACCAATGATGTAGCTGCCGGTTACGTTGCCAACAGCACTTACCAACCCACTGGTTAAAATATTGCCAGAAGTGATGTTGCCAGTTGTCGATACAGGAGCTCCAGCTGGTATAGTTATATTACCAATAAAGTTTGCGCCATATACATTACCGCCTGCTGAGACTATACCTGCTGTTAAAATGTTTCCATGTATGGCATTACCAGTACTGGACATTATACCGGTGCTGAAAGTGTTGCCAGAAGTGATGTTGCCAGTTGTGGAAACTGGGGCTCCAGCTGGTATAGTTATATTACCAATAAAGTTTGCGCCGTACACATTGCCAGCGGCTGATACCACGCCTGCAGTCAATACATTACCACCAGCGATGTTACCGGTAATGTTGCCATAGCCAGTGATGTTAGCACCGGTGCTGGTAAATGTAGCGGTTGTTGCTCCTCCAGCACTGACTACTACGTTTCCTGCGCCAATTAAATTGCCACTGATGTTAGTACCAGCGGCATTGCTCATGGTCATACCTTTGTAAACTGTTGGGAACAAGGTAGATGTAGGAGCTGCCGCAGTAAATGTAGAGTCGTTATTAAAGATTGCTACTCGCACGTTGTTAACATATAGTGTTGTTACATAATGTGGGGTGGCTCCTGAATCATTAACAGTTTCGGGGATTGCACCTGCTGTGCCAGTTGAACTAGAATAGGCGGGCCCTACTACAAGGAAACCAGTTCCTGTATAAACTTTTACTTGTTGATTAACTGTGTCATACCATAGGTCGCCTGTGACATTTGATGTTGGAGCTGTGGCGCTGGCTGTTGCCGCGCTGATTGTTTTGAATGTTGAACCGTTATAAACTTTGAGCAAACTGTTGGTTTTATCCCACCAAAGTTGTCCAGTTAATGGTGCTGGCGGGGCGGTGGTATTTGATCCATTTTCAAGCAGGTGTATAAAGTTATCATCTAAGAACTGCCCGTACCCAGCATAGTTTTTACCCACTAGCGTCATGCTACTGGCGGTGTTTATGGTTCCATCGTTGACGGTAGCAAAAACTGTTCCGTCTGTAAGATTAATTGTATATGCCATTTCAGTTTCCTGTTTCTATATTTATACAGCGTTGATATTGCTCAAGGTCTGTATTCTAAGCGTGTAATCAATCTGAATTTGTCGATTCAAGCTCTTTTGTACCGGGTGAAAAATCACGTGTGTAATCAGGCGCAGATTATCTGCGCTACCGTTCCAAGTTTTAAGTCCCAGCTCATCAAACACGTATTCACCGTTGTAATTGGTAGAATTGTCAAATGCTTGCTGTTGTGGGGGTTCACCGTAGTCCAACAAACAAGTTACCAGGATATCAGTGTAAAGATTACCTGCTGTGTGTAACACAGTCATTTTGTTGTTTTCGGGGTCTGTATCAGCGGCTGAGTTGTCGTCTACTACTTTTTGGTATGTTTGGTTATACAAGTCAGCGTTCTGTCCTGTGGTATTTGGGGGCAAATATGTAATAACACCTGTGGGGTCTACACTACTGCCGCCATTGCCAAATGCCATTTGATAAATGTAGCCCAGATTACGATCTGCTAGGCTTTGGGCCATTGCTACTGAAATGTTTTCATAGTGAATGGCGTTGTGATCATCATAGAATATTTCACCGCTTGCAGGGTCATAGATCTTGACATGCCCTGAAATTTTTGCTAGTCCAGGCTCAATCATGCTCGCCCCTCCACGTAAGTCTTTTGTGTTTTTGGATCAAACACTCTGAAGTATCCCTGCACGTTGACAGTGCCGGTTTCGTTGGGTTTGCTGAGCTTTTGCTCTTTTTTGGGCTCAACTTGTTGATTTTGCTGTGTATTTGACATGGTCTTTTATTTACCTTGTTTATAAGCCACGCAAGAACCTTGCGGCTTGGGTATTGGTATCTTGTAGCGCAATTCCATCGCTGGCTGTGCCATCTCCCTGTGCGTACCAATTAAGACCCTGGCGCACCAAAATTGTAACTTCTGCGCCTGCGGCAGGGGCAGTTAACGGTGGAGATACAGCATCGTCTATAACAAACTCCACTGCCAACGGATCGTAGTCTGTTATAAAATAACGGTATCGACTGGTCGCTGAGGTATCGCTATAAGCATATTGGCGTTCGCCGCCTACATATACTTCAACTGCATCTGTTTCCACTGTGGAATCCGCAAAGTCAGCAAATGCTATGCTTGGTGCGTAGAATATTGTAGTGCTATCATCACCCATGCTTGAATCGCTTACAACTGAATCTTGATACTTTATAGGCAATAAATTGTTACGTCCCATATCATATACACTAGCACCAGTAGTGTGATCGGCTGCACTGGTTCCTGCGGTTCCTCGCAACAGGCTCGAAATTGTATTGAGTGCTGTACTTCTTTCGCGGTACATGATACGCTCGCCGTTGATTGTGATTACGCCAAAGATTCCTAACACTAAATCAGGGGTGCTTAAACGACTTGCATCTGTTACGTAAATAATATCAGCAGTGCTTGACAAATCTTGTGCTAGAGTTGTGGTTGTAGCCTCAGTAATTCTATAGGTTGCCTGCACTCCACGCATGTCTTGGAATATGCGGAAAGCCATTGCTTCTGGCACAACGCTATTGGTAAATTCTTCAATTACCATAACTTGAGATGCGCCAATTGCACCACTGGCTAAAATTAAGTAATCGCCTTGGACAGAGTAATCCACACCTTCAAACAATCTGTAACCATCTAATGTAACCCACAGTCTACTGGCATTGTTTAAACTTCGTTCTAGATAGAAATCATTTGAGGCGACAGAAGTACCTACAGCGTAGTCAAACGATCCGGAAGTAAAATCAGTTGTGGCTGGAGAATAAACTGTGCTATCATAAGGTTCTGTAATTGTTAGGCCTGAAGTAATTGGACCTTGAAACACCAAGGTCAATGGCCATAATTGTGCAGTATCATTCCAGGTAGTAATACCAAATATGTCATTCAAATTGACGGTGGCTCTAACTTGTAACTGATTGCCAACAATTATATAATCTGCCACGGTGCTTACAGCAATTAAAATTCTTGCGCCGCTGACCGGAGGAGTAGTGAACACCACCTGACGTCCTGGCGTGTTGCTACCTGTCCAGTTGGTCACACTATATGTTCCTACTGTGGCGCCGGCATTTTGCACTTGTAGTATGTTGTCAACCCAGACGCTTATATCTGTTGTTGGATTGATAATTTGTTGGCTGTATCCACCGCGTTGTGGCAATCCAAAGCTCACACTGGAATCATCGCCGATCCATTCAATACCTTCAGCTGGCCTTAGTCTCAGACCATTGCGTGTGACCACTGCGTTGACTGAATTTGATCCTTGTAGACTATTGGTTAAAACTATGGTTTTGTTAGTTACAATACTGCTGTCAGCTACAGTATACTGTGTTTGTGGAGTACTCCACGAATATGCTGTAGATGCATTTCCAGTACCAGATCCAATTCCAGTGGCAATAAAACTAACACTTAATGTACTGGATGCGGCGCTAATTGCTGTCCAGTTGGTTGTGCCCACTTCGGTAATTGTATATGATTTGCCTATTACAAAATTGCCAGCATCAATGGTGTTTACTCCAAATGCCACCAAGGCAACACCATCGGTTAGGCCAGGATCAGTACCAAGGTCAACTAGACTTTGTAAAGTTGGGGTAAATTCAAGCCAGTACAAAGGATTAGAGATGCTTGTGCCAACTGGTACAGTTTGTAGCGCACGATAGTAATTGCCGCTGTCGTTGACAACGTCTAGAGTGTTATAGGTATCTAGGATGTTCCAAGCGGTACTTTCAGTATATGGAATCCAACTCACACCACTAATGATGCTGCCATTTATAAAAACAGCCACACTGGTAATTTCAGCAGAGTTGACTGGAATTATCACAGTCTCTCCAATGTCTCCGCCAATATAGTTGGCGCGATATAATTGGCTGCCACCACCTAATTCAAACACATTGATTTGGAATTGGTCGCCTGATGATACTGTCACTGGTACTACAGTTTGATTAACCCAGTCAATAGTGTAATCAACATCACGTGTGAGATCTTTTCCTGTAGTAATATCGCTTACTAATACTTCTACTGGGTGATCAACCACATTTGCCCAACTGTATTCAAGTGCAATAGCAGGGTCATATGTGTAGCGCACTGTGCTCCATTGGAAACCGTGTCCGTCTCTGTTCCAGTCAGCACCAGGGCGTGTGTAAACACGGAAGTCAAGGGTATCAAATTCTGCACCGTTGATCAATTCTTCAGGTGAGTGCCCTTCATACAAGCCAATGAATTCGCCGCCATCTATATTGATGTCTGTAGGCAGGTCGCCTAGTGTAGTGTCTGTAAATTCACTAGAGTAGGTAGCATCTATACTTAAAGGATCGCGCAAGAAGTAGTCGCCGTACACCTGTACGCCAGGGTAGTCAACTCCATCAATTAACAATGGTAACTCAAGTCCTGGCTGATTAACTCCAGGTACATAGTATCCCATGGTACGATCAACACCTGTTAAGTTTCTAGCAGGTACTACAGTCCAATCTTCAAGATTAAATGCAGGGCCAACTACTGCGGTTGAATCAGCAGGTGTGGCTTGCCATACGCGATCTTCATATCGTACCAACATACCAGATTGATATGTTCCATCTGGGTTCCAGGTCATTACATCACTGAAGTATTGGAATCTGTCGTATTTTATTACTGTGCGAAAACTACGCACAAGATTGTTGTTCATTCTGGCATAGGCACGGGCTTCCGTTCCGTTGCCACCGTCAAATGTGATAGCAGGTGTTTGGCTATATCCAGATCCTGGATTTGTAACGTTTACTGCAACTACTTTTCCTAAACTGTTAATAATTGCAACTGCTTCAGCTGACTCAACAGCATCACCTGTGATAACCACTAGAGGTGGTTCTGTATACCCCGAGCCGCTGTCAATAATTTCTACGCTATCCAATACTAACAAATAATTGCTATACCACTGATTGTAAGGCCAAGTGGTCCATACAGCACTGGTTGCGGGCAAATCGCTTTGTGTATTTGTTTGAGAATTAAACGCATCGCCGTGAGCATATGGCAACAAGATTGGACTTGTAAACGTAGGTACTTCTAACGCGGTATTGTAATATGCCGGCAAATCAAAGTCAGTTAGATCACCAAAAAACTCGTCAAAGCCAGTGTACTTTAGATTGAACTCGCGAACACTAACGTGATATGGTTTGACTTCTTGGATATAGTCTTGTACAAACTCCTGGTTGTCAATCACATAGTTTTGATACGGAATCAGTTGACGAATTCTGTGATCCACATCAATCAAACTGGTCTTGACCAGCCACTCTGGTGCTGAAAATTCACTCAACACAAAGTTAAACATTAGCACCAAGGCTTTGTTGCGTTGGATAGCAAGATCATCTATTAGTAGTTCTTGATTGATGGCCTGAATGATTTTGCGAGTTTCTGTCACGGGCTCTTGATCAAAATATTGAGCATCAAAAACTTCAACGTCAAATCCAAAGCGTCCTAGTGCGTAGTCCCATAATTCAGCAGAGAATTCAATGGTGCCGTCTTGCAATGCAACTCGTTCCCATCCTAGATCAGTCAACAAATAAATTTCAAATTTGCCTTGAGCATTAGCAGTGACTTTGACACTGCTACCAATAGGAACAGTAAGGGTTGCCAACACTGAATAAGTAGCAACTTCTGCCACAACCTTGGTACTAGAATTGTAACCAGGACGATACCAATTGATATAACTCCAGTAATCTGGTGTGTTGTATCCTTGCACCCGAGTTAGAGTTAATACTCTTGTGCCAGGTGCGGTATCACTTTCTTCAACTGTGTAGATTGTCCACAGGCCGCGATTGAGACTGTCAGTGGCCACAAGGTATTTGTAACCTAGTGGAATAGATCCGTTGGGATTACTCCAGTATGGGGTTTGAAAACTCAGTATCTCTAGGTTGGCTACCTGTAGATCCCACAGAGTTTCAGTCACGCTATCAACTACCACAGTCTGCGGAGGAATAGGTTCGCTACTGTTGAGCAGATAGAATGATCTACTTTCACTAATAGGATACTGTGCTAATACTGCATTCACCCGCTTCAAATAGTTTTTCAATGCAAGGAAGCGATCCACAAACATACTCTGACGCGGACGGAACTGAACCCCATAACGCTCCGACGGGCCAAGGTTAGGGTCAGGTACTTTGTTGCCAAATGTATCTACACCGCAAAAACTATCTTGAAGTTTGCGATACAAATTATCGCTCAAGAAACCGTCAGCACGATCTTGTGGGATTAACTCATATTCAACGTGAACGTTATCATTATTATACTCACGATCATATTCAATACTAATGATAGTATCGCTGGCGCTGATGTAGTCCGCACTGTTGTACAATGCAATTGTACTGGCATTGATTGGTGCCATATAAGGAATACCACTGGCCTTGGGATCGGTAATGTAGGATGCAACTGTACTTGCTGGCAATGTTTTGCCAAGTTGCGAGGATGTCACAGTAATACCACGCACCCAGAAATAATAATAGGTAGCAAATGTTCCATCTTGTGATAGATTGCTGTTTATAGTATAAGATGTTGTATTTAAAGGCGTGCCCTCACCAACATAGTTTGCAGGCGGTGTATTGCTTTGCACCCATTGATACACATCAACTGTGCTACCAGGGAATAGTTGTGCCCAACGACGGCTGGCGTATGTGATTGAATCTTGGTTAGGATCAATAAATCTTACCGAACTAATATCCCACCAAATTTCTCCCACGTGGCTTGCAAACCATGTGGTGTTGTTTAAGTTTGTGCTACCGGTATTGTAAGAGGCAGGATCTACTGCACTAACATAATCAATATTGGCGCGGGCCGCGCCAAGAATCTTGCCTTGCAACGGGTTGATAAAGTCCAAGAACTCTGTTCTAGCACTGGTGATTCTATCATACAAGAACACACTATTCAACAGTCGAATATCAACTGTGGGTTGTTCAATTTCTACCACAGCCCAGGCCGGTGAATTGGTTGGGTTCTCAAACACAAACACAGCACCAAAGTTGGCTGCACTATCGCCAGCATCATCTTTTGGTGCGCCAACCATTAGCACACCCGAAGTATAATTCACTGCCGCTCCGAATTGATCGTATGGTCCAACCTGACTATTGTTGACCTGTTGTCCAAACACAAACTTACCTGGATTGGTTATGCTCAATGAATTGCTAGGCAAATAATCAAATGTATAAATTGCGCCGCTTTGAATGATTACCGAGAAAAATATGGTACTGCCAGCATCAAAATATGTTGTGCCATCATCAAATACAGTTTCAAGATATAATGTACCACGTGGTGCGCCAACTACTAAGTTAATAGCATTGTCGTTGATACTGATAGCACTGCCAAAGCCTGCATACTCTACTGGGTACGGGCTGGTGATTGATTGTGTCCAGGCAAATGTATTAAATCCTAATGTAGTAAACGCTGTGCCTACACTGCCTGGAGCCACTTGCACTTTGTTAAATGGTGCGGCAGCGTCAGAATTTTTAACACTGATTGTGAGATAGCCTGTGGTGCTTACTGTGGCCAGCACGTTTGGCACTGTGTTGTTGATGGCTGTGGCCAAACTTGCCACTGTGGTACCAGTCAACATCACATCCTGGTTGTTGACTCTTAGAGTATTGCCCACGGTCAGCACAGGATTGGCCACTGTGGCAGTGATTGTGCCGTAGATACGACTTTGATTTACAAAACGTTCAACTATGCCGCCTTTGAATATTTGCACACTACTCTGTGGCTCGCCCACATACAGGCTACAGTTGTTGTCACAGATGGCCACGGCCTGACCAAAGTTTGAATAGTTGGCCGCTGTGTTTTGTGCGACTGTTTGCAACAGGTTAAACTGGTTAGTTTCAATCTCAACTATATCACCCACCTGCAAGTCCGCAAAGATTGTAACTGTGTTACCACTTACTGTGAACGAGTCCGGGGCGTTGATCACGCTGTTGGTTTGATTGATGTAGAATTCGTTGTTGACAATCACGCTTACAGGTGCAGTTGGGGTAGTTCCTAATACTGTGAAGCTCACGCTAGATGGATCTTCACCATAGATGAATCGTTGTACATTGCGATCAAATACGTAAACTTGTCCAGCTTCTGCATTGCCGTTGACTGTGGTATAAGGTGTACCTACCATGACCTGACGACCGTCTGTGGTGCAAGAAATGCTGTGACCAAAACGATCTGTTGCGCCAAGCCCAGCCACTGTCAACGTGTTTACATATTCAAAATAGCCTTCGGCTTTTACAACTATAATATTACTGCTGATATAAGATCCAGTAAATGTTACAGTTGTGCCAGAGAATGTATAATCAATATTGGGACGTAATAGTGTTCCATCAACTGTGATACTAAACGAATAAATGTTTGTGGCAGTGAACAATCCCGGCAGCGACGAGGAAACTCCAGCAAGGTTGTATGTTGATACAGTGTATGGAATTTGGAAACTGTTGTATCGTGCAAATTCAATTATTATATTAGCAACGGCTGTTCCTGTGCCGGATCCAACACCAGTAGCAACAAATGTGACTCCTACTGTGTTTGAACTTGCACCAATTGCCACATAGTCCGTGGTTCCCACGGTTAAAATAGTATATGTTGTCCCAATGTTAAACCCTCCAGCAGTAGTTTTGCCAGGAATAGATGTGAATGTAACAATATTAAAGTTATTGTCAATGGTGTAATCAACATTGACTGTTTGTACTTGTCCATTCAAAGTTACCTTGAGTTGGTACTCGTTGTTGATTTGAATAGTACTGTTTATAGCATAAGAAGTTGTTGTGCCATCAGCAAAAACTTTGATAAACTGACTTTGCCAATCAACATACCCGTAGGCGTGTATACTGTTTAGGCCTGGAGCACCAATATACATCCAACGTTCATCTAAACTCATTGCTACTGAATAACCAAACTCGCCTGCGCCAGTTAGTAGTGTTCCATAGCCTGCGGGTTGAGTGAGCAACTGCCATTGACCATAAGGAATGACCCCAGGTGCTCCCAGTTGTGGATCACGATAAATCACACAGGCATAACCGTTGTTGGCTTGACTACCGGACCCTAAACTGGCACTTGCACCTGCTACTGCCCAATTTTGATTGCCAAAGTCCACAGCATTACCATATCCGCGTACACCTGTTACATCTAATGTAAGGATAGCATCACCTTGACCCACTGGGCTTACTGGAGTGTATTGATCGCCATAGCTCTTGACATACACATATATTGCACCTTTTGTGGTGCCGGTATTAAATCCATAATTTGGACTGCCTACCAAGGCGGCCAGTTTATTTCTAGCCTGAGCAACACTTTGGCCGTATTGTTCGTTGGCGTCTAATAGTACAGGATTTAATGCAATGATGCTTGAGAATACATTGTTCTTTTGTAGTACTTCCCATAGCCCTGCACCATTGTCGTCAACCCAAACTTTGGCACCTGGCAAAATATTCAATGCGTACGGCAACGTGTCAACATCGCTGGCCTGACTTATTCTTGTGGTTTGTAAAGTAAATCCAATTCCCGATCCATTGGCCACAGAACGGTTGCTAGTAAATGTAAATGCAATATTCACTGTGTCAAGATTTGGCACGCCAAGTACTGTGTATACTCCATTGATTTCAGTATCAAAGAATTTGATGATTAGTTTATCGCCAACACTTAATTTGTGTTGGTCGTTAAAGATCACACGACTTGTGCCATTTAAGTTATCACAGACGTGCTGGATTTGCCCTGGCACTGCCTGGGCACGATAGATGCCCCAGTCATAATTGTTAATCTTGGCAACCCAAATGCTAGTACCTACTTCAATTTTGTCTATATTGGCAGCAAGACTGCTTGGATTTGCAATGTCAAACACTGTGATATCAGTGTCGTCAAGACTCACATACCCGGCAGTCGGCAATCCAATATCAGTTGGCAGTTCAGTTGTGGTAGGAAGAATGTCAGTACTGGTAAGTTTATAACTTGAGCGCCACACATCAGTTAGATATATTTGTTGATCTGCTTGACTTGGTTCTTGTGGTACTGTAACTTGTACCAGACTAGGATTAGAACTTAATAGTGCTCTATCCAAACGCAACTCAAGGAAACTACGATTAGCATTAGCACCATACACCGCACGTTGCACTGCCCAGTTTTCGTAGATGGTGTAGTCGGCGGCTTCTTTGCCTAGATTGGCTGCTTTGAAAAGATCAGCGGCTAAGATGGTGCCTTTGGTTCCCAAAAACTGACGATACACGTTTACTTGACTCACATCGTCAAGGTTCAATGCGGCTAGATATTGTCGTGGTTTAAATCCTATCAGACCATATGCCAATAAATCATTGTCAGTCTCAATGTTTGCGGCGTTGATGTTGTAACTATTGGCCAATTGATCGGCCTTGTTGGCCAAGTTAGGTAACAGTCCGAGTTGAATTTGATTGTAGTTGCTTTGTGCCCAGACATTGAAGTCAAACTTTGTGCTAGGCTGAACAATGGTCAATGCCGACCAATACACATTTTTGTACTTGACAATTTGTCCTTTGGTGTATCGTTTTAGTCCAGTCCACTCTTGGACGTTGTCTTGATTTAAAATAAATCCTGGAGTATCTACCGATCCATTCCAGTCATTGGTAGTAACTGCCACAAGGTTTAATCTATTTTGTCTTGCCCCAGTTATAGGATCGTAAATTAAGTCTCCAAACACACTCTTGTTACTTAATACAATCATATGTTCAAAATTAGTAAATCTTAAGTTGATGTAACTGATACTTTGTGTGCTCAATGGTTGTATAGTAAAGGTATTGCCTAATCGAACAACGTTCAGAGTCCGGGTGGGGATTTCATTTGAATTTTGGTCTAGCAATAAGTTTTCGCTGGTCTCAGTTACAATGCTATCTACTACAGCACCTGGGCGAGTAACAGTCAGCCCCATAGCCAGTGGATTTAAATTAATAATAGCATTAGAACCCCAACCTTGTTGACTCCAATACAGGAACTCATTGACCATTCTTGACCAATCAAGAATATAACCATTAACTATATTAGTAAATGTTAAGCCTTGTTTTTCTAATAGTTTTCCGTAACTGAGCAAGAAATCACTCACCGCAGTTTCGTTTGCAAACACAAATCCATAAGGAACTTGTGTTACGTTATTTGAATAAAAAGTTGGTACTCGTACAGTAATACCACCGGCACTGTATTCTTGTAATTTTCCTACTGCTTGACTTTGTAGTATTTCAAAATAGGCCTGTGATGAACCGTATCCAAATACGGCATAGCCGCCGCCGCCATCTACCTTTTGTACTGCTACACTACTGTACCTAATTTGATCAAATGGTTGGTTTTTGTACAACAAGATGTTGTAACTTTCGTCTGGGATTGTTAGTGTTGTATTGGTACTGTTAGGACTAGATTTTTCAGTCAACAATTTAATATATTGTTTGTCTGAATAACTGGCCATTCTGTAACACAATCTAACATCCAGCGCCTTGAGGTCAGCCGTTAACAAATCAGTTGAGTCTATGCCAGTTTGTCTATTGTAATCCACAATCCAGTTGATGTAACTGGCCTTGCTAGTGCCATTGCCATACACTTCAATACCGTTGGCATCTAGTCTATAACGTTGATTGTAAAGGAACTGATTATAGTCAGTATCAAATTTATATAAATCTCGATCAGCAAACAGCGCAAAGAACTTGGCAGGACGAGTCACTGCCAATACATGCATTACCGAGAATGGATATCCACTAGAGTTCCACCAAGATGCTTCAACTGGGCCACCGTCGCCAATTGCCCAACTCTTTTGGTATCTAGAACTGATGTTTTGATTTAATGGTACGCCTCCCACAACACTATCTCGTGGGCTCAATAGTTCACCTTCACCTCCTGTGGGAATAACCGAAGTTAAGCCAGGTCTTGAGTATTTGGGTTTGTAGTAAGGTGCAACCGGATCAGCCACAAGACCAGCTTCTAGGTCATCCCACAACACCAAGTTGTCAGCGGTATATGGAGCTGGACCATAACGGCCGACCCACCATGAGGGTTCAACTTCTAATCCCAACATTTCCCAAGGTGAGTAACTGGGTTGTTGCGTGTCGTAAAAGTAGCGATAGATACCGCGCCAGGCGCCTAGTAAATTTTGCTTATTGAGTTTGTTGGTATCACTGGTATAGTTCCATGTAAATTCATTGGTGGCACTAAACACTTGTTCGTTATAGTTTAACTTGTTCCATCCGCAATAACTCAATAGATCTGTGCCAAAAATAGTATTGATTTCTTCAAAGGTATATCCAGTGTCACGGAACTGTCCAGGTAACACATCTTCCACAGTGAGTGGTACAGGATTGCCATCTTGTTTGATGTTGCTGTAAATTCTAGTTTCAAATTCTAACAACACCTGATCACGAATGTCACCAAACACCGGAGTTTCACTACCGTCGTGGCCGATGATAAATTCACCTGTACCGTTTGAGGTTACCAAGGTTGTGATTTCTGGTTGCCATTTTGGATATAACCCCATTTTACTAGGCGTATTAGGTACAAAACTTCCGTAGGTGGCGTTGTATTCGTTGATAATAACAGTATCGCCAATAGCAAGTGTAGCCGATATTGTCAAACGTGGACCGTCTACCGCCACAACATAATCTTTGTCTCTTGTTAAAATATCATTGTTTAGATATACACAAAGACCAAGATAGTTAGATGATGTGTAGTTGTACACCTGTACAGTATCAAATGTGGCCCGAGTTGTTAGGCCCACAGTATAGGTATTACTATAAGTTGTAACACCTTGGGGAATCATATCGCCCCAATAGAATGGTTGGGTATCTAATTTTCCTAAAGTGATATCTTGTATGGCCTGATCAAGAATACTAGAGGTAGTTTTAAGCGCAATGTTATTTTGAATCAACACAGCATCCAGCATCTGTGCTTTGAACTTGATATATTCGCGACTGTTGTATTGTAATGATTCAAATATGTTGTAACTAGGACTACGCATAAAGTAGCCGGCCAAAGTTAACGGGCTACTTTGTTGTAGAATTTCTAATCCGTAAGGAATGATGTTGCCAAGGTCTCTGCTGTTGTTTGATCCGTTGATTGGTCCAGTTAAGGTCAATAGATTTTCACAGATACTTTCATAGTGTGTGCGTATGGTGCCCAATGTAAATGCAGGACTGTTTGAATTGAAAGGATTGCTTTGTAAGTTGTTGGGTACTTGATAAAATCCCACATTGCTGGTTTGGTCGCTTAATGCCAATACTTCAATAACATCTGTGGGTAGATATATATCAGTTAATGTAATAACTGTGTTATCTGTTCCCACAGTATAAGTGTACATACTTGGTTCAATAAACACACTACCAACATAAACTTTTATTACAGGAAATGCAATCGATGATTGTGCTAATACTGGAACATCAAGTTTAAGAGTTTGCCCTGTATAGGTAAACTTAAATTGTTGATAAATTTGCTGTGTTACAGCCGCAGTTTGCCAACCAATCAGTTTATGATATGTTACTCGATCTTCGTACTCTCTAGCGGCACCAGAACTGATAGGATAGGTAGTACTTACATTGTCAATAGTATAAGTGAACGTGTCAACATACAAGTTATTGTCAAACAAAATATCACCAACGTTGTTGATGTTTAGATATTGTAAGGGGAATTGCAATACAGGATCAAGAATGGTTGTGTCGCCCACAGCATAACTGAATAATTTTGATCCTGTAAAGTCACTTGATTGGTATTTGACTTTGTTGCCAAAGCTCACACCTTCCGTGTCATACACATTGTACAAAGGTGCCTGTTGAACTGCAGTCTTTTGTTGTGCCTGGATCCAAGCAGTTCCATCGTACCAAAATGTTTTTCCAGCAATGGTTTCACCGTTCAAACAAACAGTAGATTCATCTAGCTGTACTGCACCGTCTGCGGCTTCGGTCAACACGATAATTGGCTGTGATATAAGTGGCGGTATAGTATCTGGGGTTGCAAAACTTACCACATAAATTTTATCACGCACACTGAGATCAGTGTCCGCGGCAAATATAACTCGCGACCCTTCAACCAATGTGTAACCATTGGTGGTGTAACTGGTGGTGCCTTCTACGTTTGAAAACGCATCAGTTTCTGCAAAGTCAATGATATCCACTGGTGCTTTGCCTTTGGTACCCATATTCCATAAACGAATACCTGGACGGAACTGTATGATTGGCCGCTTGGCTCTAAAATTATTGTCTAGGTCGGCGACTGTGTTGTTGTATTTGGCTGTGGCATTGATTACATCAATGTGGAACCAGCGGTTACTTCTTGTCCAGGCATTTAAGTCTCGGCTGGCACGACTAATGGTCAAGTAATCTATATCCCCTGGTTCTACTGCAATTGTGCTGTCATTGTAATCTGAAGCATAACTTTCGTAGACTGCAAAGTCTTCAACTGGCAATAGATCAATTGCTGAGCCAACACCACTCACATAGTATTCGTGATCGCTAATGGCAATTGAATTCATTGTGCCTGTGCCGTTTAACAACGTTACCGCTGGGCCATTAGGCACTGCACTTACTGTAAACTTGATTCCACTGGCCGCAATTGATCTCACATAGTATGTTGTACCAGCGGTCAAGCCGCCCAGTGTTGGTGTTAAGAATACAACTGCTTGTCCTACATACAAATGAGTAGCATTGTAGTAGGTGATATAGTTTGTGCCAGCTTCAGTAGCAGTACATTGAAAACTACTAGTTCCCGAAGCATAGCTGGCAGGAACAACATCGCCAGTAAATTTTACTTTGAGACCATTGGTAAATGTTACCCCGTTAGGACTTGTATATGTTTTTTTACCAATAATATTATCAATGTCAAGAGTGCTACTATTGCCCGGTTCAACTAGTACAATTCGCCCAAAGATTTCTGAGTTAGTTCCAGACTGATAGTACAATGTGTCTTGTACCGCAGTCAGTAAAGGAATCTGTTGAAATGCTCCTACTGCATCTTTGTACCACTGAGTATTGCTGTATACGGCACCATAGCTGATGTTAAATTTATTAAGATTTGCAATATCTGACGTTTTGCTTAGGTTGATGTAGGTAACACCGCCATTATCTACATAGGTAATGGTCCAGACTTGATATCTGTCTTCTGGTGGTATGTCTGTTGTTTGACTAAATGTTGTGGTGTCATAACTACCAACCAATCCATTGTTGGCTGCACCGGCTGCCAACGGATCAAAAAAAGTAGTGCGTTGCCAGCCGCCTGCTTCGGCATCAGTAATAGGGTTGGTGAATATCAATGTGCGGTTGTTTAGATTGGTAATGCCATCTATGCCGCCATATTCTAAAATAAAGTCTGTTAGTGATCGATTATTGATTTGATCAAACTGTAAGTTAGTTACCAAGTCAATGGTGCCAATGCTGTTTAGGTTATAATAAAAACTTTGTGCGTCTTTGAGTGGTGCATTGAATACCACAGTACCAGAACTAGTACCGTTGTCAGCTACCCCATAAACATCTCTTGAGCTGATGTTAGGAGTGGCAGGCATGGTACCTGCGATTCCCGGTGCTGCCTGAATCCAAAATTGGTCAGTGACCTGGAAAGTGTAACTGCCGCCACGCACCAATTCGATTACAGGGTTGTTGCCAATTACACCTGAGAAGTTGTAGGCATTGCCATTGGTTGTGACCACGTAGTTAGCAGTGGTAGGTATTCCAGTAGAACTAACACTTACTGCCGCAGGGCCGCCTGGAATCCAATAGTATTGACTAAAGTTTATAAATGCATCAAAGTCAACAAACGGATCCCAGGTATAATATTCGCTTGAATACAGTCTATCTGGGCGACCACTGTTGCCACCTTGGAACCCCACAGCATCGTTGATGCCAGGATATGTAATGGCATTTTTAATAGTGCTAGAATCAGGCACAAGACTGACCACGCCCGGTTCAAGCTGATAGTCAGCTCGTGTCTTGGTGGGTTCAATTACATATTTGTCGTTGGGGTTTATGCCCGGACCAACAGTACGACCAATAAAGCCTTGTGTTTTTCTAAAGTTAGGCTCTTGAATCAGTTGGTCAAGTGTGGCAGCCAAGAATTGCTTGTTGGCATCGGTCTGAAAAATTTCAGGAAGAAAATCTACGCTACGTGTGTTGGCCATTAAACTACTCCGCTACCAGGTGCGGTACGCAAGTTGGTACTGGTCAATGCTTCAATAACTTCAATGTTGTTGATTGTTGCACCATTTACAAATATTTCGTTTGGTGCTGAACGTATTTCATATAGATCACCAAAACTCTTTTGACTGTTGAGTGGTACCAAGACCACTGAACTGATAATTGTTCCAAGCTCTCTATGCAAGTAGGCTGCCAGTTCAGAGAAATAAAATGTGTCACCAAAGTTCCACTTGTCTATGCTAAAGTATGTGTTCATTGAGGCTACCACACTACTCTTGATCTCACTGGTACTGGCAGTGCTTCCTTGAGCACGAATCACTTTGATTGTGGCACGTAATTCTTGTGAGGCTTTCTGGCCAAACAAAGGCTTGAATACTACCGAGTTCAAAATAATATTGTCGCTCAACATTTTGTAATTTTGCAAGCCTTGGTACTCGGTTGATAGTTCATCAATAGTGGGCACATCAGGTTCCATCACAGTACCTGTTGTGTCACGGATCCAGTTTTGATAGGCAGTATAATAGCTCAATGTCACAACATACAGGTCAATGATATTGGTAGTGCCTGGATCAATTCTGGCTGTCAGTGGAGCATTATGTCTATATTGGAAATATAAACTTTGACGCCCAGTTCTGGCAATCCATTCATTAGTGACATTGATCAAAGTTCTGGCACCAGTATAACTTACTGATAATTGGTAAAAGGCACTTTGCTCATAGGCATAAAATACTTGCCCTGGTGTCCAGGCGCTTTTTTGCAATTCAATTTCGTCGTATGTACCGTAGTCGCTGGTAACCAAGCCCGGCTCTACCAATAGGTAGCGTTGTAGGTTGTCGAAGTCCACCGTCTTTTGTAAGTACACGTACTTCTGTGTTGGGTTAGTAGTAGGCGCAACAATTTCACTAAAGAAATCTGGATTATCCGGCACACCATCGTTGTCGTTATCACGGTAGCCTACTAACACCTGGAAGTCGTCAACATAGCCATCACTTTCCACCGGTTGTCCAGTAATAGTCATATAGATATCGCCTGGTAAATGGTCAGTGGAGTCAGGCCGGGTGTTCACTGCCAATACATTAATAAAGTCCTTGATCACCGTGCCTGTACGGCTGTCGTAAATTTGTCCATTGCTATAGTAGAAGAAACGTGTTTGGATAACTGATCCAAACGAGTATGCCAGGCCGCGGAAGGTAGTTGTGTAATTTTGATTTTGCACAACAAATTGTATTAACCAACTTGCATCTAAGTTAGCGCCCGATGTGTTGCCGGCATACTGTTGACTCCAGGTACTATCTTGTGCCAAGTTAGTGCTAGAAATCAAATACCACGAATATGGAGTACCAGTAATATCGCCGTTGTTGTCATAGCCCAAACCAAAGTTGCGATTTAACAAAATTTGTTCGGCAATACTTTGCTCTACCGATACCGGTAGATCTGTAACAAACAATGGAATAATTGTGTTAACTAATGCACCGGTAGGCACAAAATTATTAAGTGCAACAGGACCGGCGCCTGAAGTAAGATTGCCAAGACCATTATTATATCCATTACCAACAATGCTGATTGGACTAGCCCAAATTTCTAACTTTTGATCTGCGGCAGTTGGAACACCTTGTTGTAGTTTATTGTTCTTGTCAAAGTAATAACCAGCAGGAGGAACAAACTTGATCAGGCTACCTACGGCCACATATTTGAATGCTGTGGTTGTGGTTGTACCCACTGGAATAGGCGAACCGGTAGGCCATTGAACAGAGTAAACATCATTTTTAAAGTATCCTGTGGTTTCGTTGGCCAGTGTGGTACTTTGTGTCCAGCTTGCACCAGGTACCCAGACGGTACCACCATATGTGGGCAAGGTAGTGGCTGTGACCCTGGGAAAGTTTTCATAGTAAAACTGCCGCATTGTAGTTGTTGCAATTGATGGCTGTACTTGATTAGTAACAAAGTCGGCTATCTCATTGCGGTTGGTCCACGAAAACAACACAGTAGGAAGGATATTCTGTTCCCATAATCCGCCGTCACTACCGAAAGTATTAGTTGAACTGTATTTGCCAGTATTATCAACCAAATCAAGATAACGACTTGTGCCAATACTAGCACGGTTGAGAGCTTTTGACTTAACAATAGAATTGTATTGTGTATATGGAAAAAGGTTGTAATCCTCGCCATTGACCATACGGTCTTGGGTGTAATATCTTGCAGGAGCACGTTGCTTAATAGCTTCAATTGGCTCACGTGCTTGGCTGTTACTTACTGGTTGAGTAATGCCACAAGTAAACGTTAGTGTTTCTAAGTTGCCAGAACGACTGATGTAACTGATTGGAATAGTCACTGACTGCATTTCTTCAGGATTAATAATATATTGCAATCCGTTACTTGCGCGAACATACGCACGGAAAGTTCCTACTGGGATTTCTGAGAATACACCATCGCCGAACACCATGGTAATCTGATCGTTAGTGCGGCTTGTTACTGAATAGATAGGGCGCAGATCTGTGGCTGTTTGTTCTGCACCAGCTGAGTAAATGTTTTGAGTATACGCCCACTCTCGACTGACTGTGCCCACATTATCTAATTGAAACAACCAACGGTCTTCGTTGTTGACGCCTTCGATGTTGATGTTCACTGTGCGGTTGCTGACTTTTTCACTCAAATTAAAGTCTTGATTCTGTAGCACACCTTGCTTGAACATAAAGAAGTAACCGGTGTTGGCTGATTGAAAACCCAGGCTATCGTTACGGAACAAGATATTGAATGGCACATTTGCTTGTGGTGGCGGCTCATACAAATATGTTTCGCCTGCTGACGTAGATGTCATTGCTTCAAAGGGCATGTTCACGCCGTCAACAGTAGCAGTATAAGGCACCACTGGCAAGTATCCAGGCACTAGATTAATGCCGTATTCACTGGTAACTACACCTAATAAAGTTTGTTTGTTACCTGGTCGACCAACTTTTTGTGTATCAACTAAACTGGCGTTGATGACTGCTGTAAATTGTTCTTGCCAATCTGGATTGGTCTGATCTGCCCAGTTGATTGTGTAATTTGCTAAATTTACACCTTGATAGTCTACTACATTTTCTGTGGTTTGAACTGAAAATACTTTGAGCAATCCCTGTGCGGCAATATTGCGCTTGGCAGTGTAACTAACCAAGTTTGCTAAACGAACTACTGAGTCACGGCGCTCGGCTGTGTCCATGTAGTTTTCACGAGTGTTTAGATCTGTGCGGAAGGCCAGTGCCTGTCCCATGAACGCAATAACATCCAAGAGAGCAATGTATTCAGATGATTCAATATAGTCATTGAATGTTTCTGGATAATACAAGCGCAGGTAATCAACAAAACTTTTGCGCAGAGTTTCAAAATCATAACTTTGAAAGTCTGCTTCGCGATAGGTTTGATAGATTTGTTTCCAATCTTGTACACCAAATATCGCTGTTTGTCTAGTTGTTTTTGCCATTATACTGAGCCTCTTCTTTTATTTATGGGATTCAAAAACCGCTCAGTTTATACGTATGATGCCGAACGTTGCTGTAAGTCAAAGAAAATACTTAAACGTTGAGCATTGTCACTGGGTATTACTTGTAATTCAAGTTCAATTAGTATGCCATTCTCTTGTGGGAACACCTGGGTATCACTGATATAGATGCGTGGATCGCCGCCGGCTACCCGTTGTACTTCAGTTATGATAGAATTTTGTAGTTCTTCCAATTGGTTCTCAAACAAGAAGTCCCATAGCACAGTACCGTATGCAGGACGTCCTGGCAATTGGCCTTGACGTATGTTAAAGGCATTTAGCAGGTCGCGTTTGATCAAGGCAAAGTCCGTGAGTGTGAACTTTTTGTATTGATTTTGTGTGTTAAATCCAATGAATGTTTGTGCCATAATGATATTTATGGGTGCTTAACCAGCGGTATATTTGGGAATAGGTATTTTTGGATCGCCAACAATTCTGGTAACAGCCGCATCTAGTGTGGCACGATTCACTGTGTCAATCTTGGGAATAGGAACGTCTTGTTCTTTGAATATTGTAGGGATTTTGTCAGCAACCAAGTTTACTGCGTATGCACCATCACGAACAGCACTAGAGAATGCTGATTGTATTGCACCTGTTGCATCACCTGGTATGGGTAATCCTTTAGCAAATGCTTCTGCACTGGGCAAACTTTTGGCCGCATTCAATGCCATGCCTGCAATGCCTTGGCTTGATAAACCGGCTACAGGAATACCCACGGCTGCTAGTCCTGCTACACCTTTGGTCATAAGATCTTGTTGTATCAAACTTTGTTTGGTATCACTGCCCAACAAATCACCCACACCTTTGATGCCATCTTTGCCGGTCCAGGCTGCTGGGCTTTTAACCACATCTGACAGCACACTTCCGGCGGCTGCCATTAACGCATTTGTGCCAGGTTTAACATAGCCTGCTGTTTCTAATTGTTTTACATCAAAACCAAATGAACCAACGCCTTTGCTGTTGCTGATCACTGACGAGGCCTGGCCCACTAGATTTTTGGCCTGGGCTAATACGCCATTTACTTCGGGTATGCTCATGGCCGCGATGCCACTTACAGCGCCTGACCCAGTGATACTGCTGGCAACCTTTGTAAAGTCTGCGGTGTTGATAGGATTAGTAACTGGATAATCAGCAATGGTTTTTGTAATAGTTTCAATTGATTTTGTTGAAGTTGACCCTGGGAAGTAAAATCCACCTTTTGGCAAAATTGCGTTTTGAAGTCTAGATAGACCGCTCAAGTCGGACGTGGGCGCAGACAAAATAGTACCAGATGCAAGACCTACCAATGCACCAGTAGATTGTTGTTTATCAAAGATTGCTTGAGCTTGATCTCTTGTGAGACTTTCGGGTCCTTTAATAGTAAATGTTTTTCCGTCAGGAGCAGTAAATGTAAATTCAGCCATGCTATACTCCTTCCTCTGGTGGTGGATTTTCTGCAGGGGCGTCCGCTTGTACTTCTACCCCGTCCGGTAACGCTTCTGATCCTGGGGGTGGGCTAGGTATGCCTTCTTCAAACTTGACCGAGACATCCACACCTTTGTTGTGGTAAGGATAAGGTTCGTGTGTGGGTGCTCGAGTCACAATACTTTCAAGTCCTTCAGGCACAACCTTCCAACCTATACTAGTGTCCCATTCGGTATCATCTAACAAGGTTGTTGTTAACGGTTGTGGGTTTTCAACTTCGTCTGCGGCCGGGCCGTTTAGGTCAATTCCGTCAGCTTCTAATACTAGTGCAGAGCCAGCGCCCCAAGAACCTGATGCGCTGTTTAGTGTAAGTGTGCCATCTGCCTTGACTCCAATGGTGTCTTTGCTGTATAAAGTAATATCTTCCTGAGCCTGTATACTCATAAATGTATCAGTTTCTATCTGCATATCTTCCATACTTTTCATTTTTAAATAACGTCCAGCAAACATATTGATGTCACGATCAGCATGCAAGTTGATATCGCCCTTGGTACGAACGTTCACACTGTTTGTAGCGTATACATCTACTGTGCCTTCTACTCCAAACTCTAACCAGGTTTGTCCGTTAGCGTGAATGATATAGAAAAAGTTTCCGGTGTCGCTCATGGTAATTTGATGACCTTTACTGGTACGCAATCGTATCAGCGCATCGCCGCCTTCAAGATCGCCGTCGTCCATTACTAGGCTATGGCCGCCCACACGACCAATAACTTGTGCATCGCCTGGCTTGAGTGTTCCTGCGTTTAGTTTAGTTTTGATGTCATTGGGTTTCATGCCGCCAGAATAAATTGGTGTTCCGGGTGTGCTTACACCAAATACTGCGCTGGGAGTTTCTCGTTGACTACTGGAATTTATAGTGCCACGTTCGTTGTCTGTTATAAGTCCTTGTTGTAGTAAGGCCTGTGCTACTACACTTTGAACAGGTTTTATACCATCAAAAAATCTTGGATTGTTAAAAAGTTTTGTGCTGTTGGTATTAATTTCGGCTACAGGCAAGCGCGAGGCACCTGCAAAATATATTGCTTGATTTTGATTTTGTATTTTTGCTTGTGCCTTGGGAACCGAGCCAAGAGCCGGCACCATTCTACCTAGGCCTTGATCTGGAATTGTACCGATATAGTATCCTTGGCTACGGTCGCCATTGACAAACACACACATGACTGTGATCCCCACGTCAGGTGGAGTAAACCACATACCGTAACTGTTTTGATTGCCTGGGTACTTGCCATATTCACCTGCATTGGCTGTGCCTTGCAGTGGTGTTGATCCATAGAACGACGGCAAATAACTTACCGTGGTCCAGGTTGCTTCATCTTCCATATTTTGATCAGTACCGGCTGCAAATGCATCAATGTATACCCGCAGGCGGCCGGCACGTACAGGATCCACTGTGCTCATAACTATTCCAGCAAATGGGCCAAACTCTGCGGGTACCCCCCCGCGATCCATTTTGTAATTACTGGGACGCCCTTTACTGCGTTGTACACTTTCTGCCATTTATTAACCTCCGTCTGTAGCAATTTCTTGATTGCTTGGATTTGTTGGACTGTCAGGATAGTCCCCGCCAGCTGGAATACCGTCTTCCAGTTGCGCCATTTGGGTATCTGTCAATGTGTCTTCTCCAGGCGCCACACCCGGCAACTTGGGTGGACCTGTACCAACTGATTGAGATAGATCCAATGGATTGCCGTAATCATCTGTCACCGGCTGTGGTGGTCCAGCACGACCAACAGGTACTATTTGTCCATTCTCGTCTATTGTTGTTTGCCCTGTTGTAGACGAAGGAATCAAAGGTGACGCTTGTTTTCCAGCGGACTGTTGTGCGCCCATCATGGCCGCTGTTCCACCGTCAGCACTCAACAACGAGCGTGGATCGGTTGTGCCTGTACCTTGTATTCTATTTTGCAAAGCCTGGGCAGTTCGAAGATTACTGGCAGGATTAGCGTTTGTTCTTGCACCGGCAGCACTTAAATTTCCAGCCTGAGTAAGTGCCCGTGCATTATCTAATTCAGTGCTGTTAGTACCGCCATTGGATGCTTGAACTGTATTTTTCTTGCTAGGCAATGGGAATTGATATAGAGTACCTTCAACAGTTTGATAGAATGCACCTTGTCTGAATTCACTAATAACTTTAACCACTTGATATACTCGGCTCTGGATAGGCTCTCGTGACTTGTTGGCACGGCCACTGTACCCGCCACCGTAAGGATCTGCTACACCTGTATTGAGATCATAATCTTCTGGGCGCTGCCATACTATTTCAAACAGTACATCTCCGGTTTCAAAACTGATACTACCGTCTTCTCCAAATCCAGTAGCATCGGCCACTTGACTTTCACCTGCTTTGATTTCTTTAAACAAACTGCCTTGTTGTATCCAATCAGGATCGCCAAGGATTTTTACTTTTGCATTGGCTAGATCACCAGGGCTGAACAAATAATCAGCCGCATTGGCTGAAACTTCATTGAGCCTAGTATCACTAGAACCTTGAGTGCTTTGTCCACTGGTCACAGCGTAATTGTATTTGGCAATATCACGCAGGCTCGAAGTGGCGGCTTCGCGTATTTTTGCTGCCGCACTATTTTTAGGATCACTACCGCTCACAGTGATACTATACAAAGCATTCATAGTTTCTTGATATTCGACCACCGCGGTATTTTGTCCCGTGAACCAATATGGATAACTCTTGTGTACTCCAGCAAATCTGCTAGGTGGAAAATATTTGCTGTTGAAATTTTGCAATCGGTAAGGCTTAATAATATAGGTAATGTCAAACGCATGATCGTTGCGCTTGGGATCGATACCACCCGGGCGTGGTGCGGCACTCATGATAATGTTAAACCATGTCATAGGCGAATTTCTTTTGTCAGGATTTGGCACTTGATATCCGTCACTGTTTTCCATTACTAGTGCTTGGTTTTTAATATAACTGCTGTTACGAATAGCAAGTTCAATAGCCTGTGTGATCATTTGTCCGGCAGTGATACTAAAAGTGTGAGATGCATTGTCTATTGCTTGTTGGTTGCCATTGAGATTTTTAGCATCGCCGTTTTTACCAGCGGCTGGTTGTCCAGACGCGGTAGTTGTATTGTCTCTTTTGGGGCTTTGTGGTAAAATTTCAGCATTTTCAATTGCTGATGCAGGAATTACCTTGCCATCATAACCGATACCATCAACAAATTTAATGAAGTATCTGTCGGCTATGTTGAATATAGCTTCGCTTTGTCCTTTTTGTGGCAGAGTTAATTCTTCTTGAAACTTGGTGAGTGCGCCCATCAGTCCTTGTGTAATAGTTTTTTTAGAAGTAGGTGCGGCCTGGGCAGTTGGCGGTGCTAGATTAGCGGCTGCAATTTGTTCAGCATCACTTATATAACCTACAGAACTGTTTGTAGTTGATTGTCCTGGATTGGCTGCCGCAGACGCAGTACCAGCATAGGCCACTGTGCCTCCCAACAACTTGCCCACGGTGGTGCTGGCAATTTGCATATCGTGCGGAATAGATCCACGAGCAGTATACCCTGCAATCAGTTGTCCTTGCGGCACACAGTCCCACTCATAGGTAACCATCTTGCTACCAATACTCCAGTTGATTGCGGCCAACTTGAATGGTATAAATTTTTCAATTGCAGGGCCACCGCTGGCGTGTACCTGTACAGGATTGCCGTCAGCACCTTGTCCATAGAATCGTATCACAGCCAGGTAGTCAGCCGCAGTATAATTGACTTTGCCGCTGCCATCTTTTTGTTGTAGATTGGCCACAGCTGAATACAAGTTGTCAATTAGTGTAATACCGTTGGGTTCGTTTACAACTAGTTTCATTGTGGCAGTCATGTGACTGGCACCAGTGGCTTTGCCTAGTGGGCTAGTATCTAGTGTGAGTGAATCAATATAGTAGTCGTATGGAAAGAATGGATTACGTCCACTATCACCAGCAGAGATGTCTGCAGTCCCCATGCCTTGTTTTTCACCACCGCGGTTGACAGGTGCTCCGCCATCTTGGAATAGCAAAAAGTATCCGTCAATCTTTTTTGTTTTGCTACGCAATAGTCTTTCGTACTGTGTGGCACTCAGTAGGTACACTGATATAGAATAAGTGTAACTGGCAAATTGATCTAGTGGGTTAGGACGCGGTTGTATTTTTAATGCATTGCCGGCTGCATTTGTGTCAGCCTGAGTATTTGCTTTACTGGGCATCACCCCATCTTCTGGGGGGGCCGCGGCACCTGGCTGAGTTTTTAGGTCGACTCCACCAGGCAAGCCGCCTGGATCATACAATTCGCCTGTTTCAGGATTTATTCTAGAGTTAGACAGTGTGCCATCTTCGGCTCTGACATTGATACCTTGTGCATATGGATCTGTGGCTTGCGTTTGTTCAGTAGTGCGCACTGGTCCATCAGTACCTGTGGTACCACCTGTATCAGACGTTGTGACAGTATCTGCGTTGGTAGGTGCAGTATTGTCTGATATTGGTACTATGCGGCCAAACTCATCAACTTGGGTCTGCTCGGGTGCATTAGGCCCTTGCGGTGCATCATCTTGTGCGGCTTGACTAGCTGTGGCCATAAATTAGAATCCCAGAGCTGACTTCAGCGTGGTAATTTTTGGCAAGTAGATCATGGTGCCTGATTTGAAATCCATGGGAGGTGCTTGTAGTGTGTTAGGGTTGCGTTGATAAAACACCCACCACAGGCCAGCAATGCCATACAGGTCAAATGCCAACAGGTCTGGTCTATACTGGTAGGTAGTATTAATAACAAAGGTCAAATCGTCACTTTGTTTGGGTATGGGCCTATTGACCATACTGTCAAGAAAAAATTGACTGTAAGGAGTTTCAAAATATGGACTGGTTGCGTCGTATTGTGCCATTACCAGAATCCTCCTTTGAGTAGGTCACCGTTGGCAAAGCCTTTGAGGCTGAACTGCTGGCTAACTTGACTGCGTGATTGTACAGGTATCAATGTAACGTCTATTTCCATCTTGGTTGGTACGTAGCTGGCTGGCACATTGTTTGTGACACTGCCTGCCACTGTGTTAGGTGCCGGAGTTCTTGGCAATGCGCCTTTTGATAATCCCCCGGGTATGGCATTTAGCAATCTATACACACCAGCCAGTGCACCGCCTGCTGGCAAACTGGCACCTGATGGGTTGTAGCGATTGGCCAAATTCAAACCAAAGTTGTTGGGATTGGTTGTTCTTATGTAGTCCACATCATTGGGCAAGGTGTAATTAAACGAGCTTACCACAACTGGGTGATCCGAAAACTGGTATCCACCAAAGCCGTTCAACAAACAGATTGGGGGAGGTGTGCCGCGTTCGGCATCTTGACCATAGAACATTTTGGTCACACTTCTAAAGAAATGTATCACTGCCAACAGGTAGTTGGCTTCGGTAGTGTCTTGTGCTGTGAATGTTCCACGCAATTGAATATCGCCCACACGAGAGTTTTTGTAGAACAATCCACGATAGTTTGAGTGTATCAAATCATACTGTTCGTAGTTGGCTGAATAAGTTGTGGTAATACTTGGTGTGTAAGGAAATATCACACCGTCAGTACCACCATTGGCCTTGAGTGGTGCCAGTGGCCCAGCTGGGGTAGCATTATACAAATATTGGGCGCCTGGACCAAGGCTCAATCTCACACGCCAGTCGGTGTTGCCTGGTTGCTTGTAACGTGCTTGAACTGTGGCTTGTTTTTGTGCCGATGTTCGCATTGCGGCAGTCTGGGCACCTTCTTCAGCCACAGCATTGTTAGCGCCTTGGCCAAGATCTACAGTAGCACCATTTTCTTGGACACCAACTCCGTCGATTGCAACATCTGCTGGTGGGTAGGTTGTGGGTTGTACAGCCTCTATAGGCATGCCAAATTGATCAACTGGGTTTCCGGCTGCATCTGTGTATCCACCATTGCCATCTGGGGTAACTGAAAAACCTTCGCCGCCAGTACCAGGGTCAACCAGTGCGGCTGATTGGGTTACATTATCACCGGTAGGTATTAACGATCCATTGGCGTCAACTGGCTGACCATCGCCATTGACAAATCCACCAAAGCCATCTGGAAATACATTGCCAAATCCTTCGCCACTGTTGTTTGTATCAACTGGTGGGGGATATTCAACAAAATTTTCTGATGCCAGTTGATCTCTTTGATCTTGTTGGTATGCTTCTTGTACTGCAAGTTCATTGTCAGTCTGTGGATCAACATCTAAATTAGTATCAGCAGGTTGGTCGTTGGCCAACTGTGCTTCAAATCTTGCTTGTTCAAATGGATCAGTGTTGGGATCAACTCCTGCAGGATCAAATACACTTTCTTCTCCAGCATTAATTGTTTGTCCTGGGTCAAATACACTTTCAGCGGCTGCCGCCGAAGGGTCTGTTAGGGCACTAACTTGTGCAGGTGCCCGACCGTCGCCTTCGTTGCCGCCGCCAGCCGCATACACATTGGCATTTTGTTCAATAACGTTTTGTTGGATTGCTGAATTTTCTGTAGCCACCTGGATGTATTGTTGTTGTGCATCATTGTTGGCCAATAACTCTGCTCGACGTGCATCCGAAGTGGCAGGGTCAGCTAGTTCAGCATTGTTTGCAGCCACAATCTTTTCAGCATTGGCGATACCTGCTGTGTTTTCTTCAATGGCCGCATAACTTTTATCAATGTTCAATAATGCTTTGTTTTGTGTGCCGGGATACAACTTGGCAGCATCTGTAGCCAGTTCCTTGTCTTGTGCCTGTACTTGTGCGGCAGTAGGTGTTCCTGTGCCATTGTAGAATGCATCTGCTTGATCAGCATTGAGAGTGGTACTACTGTTACTAATACCTCTTGTCTGTAGTGTAGCCTGAACTCCGTATCCCTCTGTAGTGGTTGGATCAACAGGTGCTTGTACTCCAAAGCCTTCCAAGGTTGTTGGATCAACAGGTGCTTGTACTCCAAAGCCTTCTGTTGTGGTTGCGTCAACTGGTGTAAGAGATGTAGAAGGAGTCGTAGGTGCTACCAAGGCCGCTGTGCCTGATCCTGTGGTTGCGGCAGTTGTTGTAGCAGTAGGTGTGCCACCAAATAGGCCGCCTACGGTGGCAGAAAAATTAGTAAACAACGAACTTAGCCCTGACCCGCCGCCGGTGCCACCACCTAGTACACCACTGAACAAACTCTTGATGGTACCTAATGCATTGTCTATGCTGGGCAAGTTTGTGGTAAGGTTACCAAAGCCAAAACCCGAGGTAGCATTCAGTGTAGAACCCGGCAGTTGTGGTATGCCTAGTCTAGCACGAATGTAAGGATCTGTAGGATCAGCACCGCCAAGGTCTTGCAATTGTTTTGGTGTTAGTCCAGCAAGAGGATCGTTAACTGGACTGGAGTATTTTGTAGGTGGTACTCCTGCAATGGGTGTTCCGTTTGAATCAACCGGGTCGCCTTGTGCATTAACAAAGCCGCCATTGCCATCAGGTGTACCTAGGTTAAACCCTTCACCGCCGGTGCCTGGATCAACTGCGGCCTTTGACGTTGCGGGCCCAACGCCAGCATAGTATGTCTGACCTGTTTCATTGTTGATTTTAAAACCAGGTTGTAAATTGCCGTTGTCATCATATGCTGGAAATTGGCTGGGATCACTTGCTGGTTTTACTGCGGTATCTTTTGTACCTGAGCCTACCCCGGCATAATATGTTTGACCAGTCTCTTCGTTGATTTTAAAACCAGGTTGTAAATTTCCAGTATCGTCGTATGCAGGAAACTGACTGGGGTCACTTGCTGGTTTTACTGCTGAGTCTTTTGCGGCAGTTTGATACACAACTTTTTTAGTATTAGTAGTGGTATTAGGTACTGTGTTGGTCGTAGGAGGGTTAGGTGGATTTGATACCACTGTCGTTGTGCCACCGTTGCTACCAGAACCGGTGTTGTCTTCGCCTGCATAGTTGCCGTTAGCGTCGTAAATTGCTGCCATTTGTGTATTCCTATCACTTATTTACCCATTTCTAAAACGGCGTATTTTACAAAGAGGTTGACAAATGTTGTAAAAGTGCTACAATAAATACATATAGGAGATCCAGTCACTCATGACTTTACTACCCAAAACGGCACCACGTGTCAACTATCTCAACAACAGAGATATCTTAAAAGAAATTCACCTTAGCAAAAACAACTACTGCTGGTTCCAAGACAGAGCAACGGATCACCAGTTTGATATTATTTTGCCGTCAATAGACAAGATCAATCAGCGCACTGTTGCAGAAGCCCGACGCAACCGAGCAGATCGGCTCAAGCGAGAAGGTACCATTGTAGACCCTAAAAAAATACCCAATACAGACATTGTGTTCCGTATCACGTGTTGGGATCACATACCCATGGCGCCCAAAAAAATAACCAAGGCCGAAGCCAAACGTCGTAAACTGGAAGACATTTTGGACCTGGACGATGCCACAGAAGAGGATCCCTTGGCAGATATTGTGGATGCACCCGTACTGGACTTGAACCATGTGCGTGTGAACTTTCCTCCGTTTGAACACTATCGCATAGACGAAGAAAAGAAGCCGTTTATTGTGGGGCGATCGCACTGGAAAGGTGACCTGGCCACTGGAGAGTTTTCCAAAGATCACGGTAACATGACCAAAAAACTGGCCATGATGTTTATGAAATTATGCGAAAGATATGCTACAAGGAGTAACTGGCGTGGATACACCTACAACGAAGAAATGCGGGGACAAGCCCTGTTACAACTCAGTCAAATCGGACTCCAGTTCGATGAATCAAAATCGCAGAACCCTTTTGCGTATTATACTGCCGCTATCACTAATAGTTTCACTCGTATCCTAAACATTGAGAAAAAGAATCAAAACATCCGTGATGACATTTTGGAAATGAACGGACTCAATCCGTCATGGACTCGCCAGAACTCAGGCAAACACAGCATGGCTGCCATGTCCGGACCGGTTGTGTCTAGCCTTGATGAGTAGTATAATAGCGGGATGACTAACCTATTTCGTAAAGCCGCGGTGTTCACAGACATCCACTTTGGCCTGAAAAGCAACAGCACTCAACACAATGAGGACTGCCTAAATTTTGTAAAGTGGGCAACCGCTAAAGCAAAGGCCGAAGGCTGTGAGACCTGTTTGTTCCTGGGCGATTGGCACAACAACCGTGCCAGCCTTAACATTGTTACCTTAAACTACAGCCTACGTGCATTGGAGCACATGAATGACAACTTTGACAGCGTGTACTTTATTCCTGGTAATCATGATCTTTACTATCGAGATAAGAGAGATATTCAAAGCGTTGAATGGGCAAAACATTTACCTAACGTCCATATTTGCAACGATTGGTTTAGCAGTGGCGACGTGGTTATCGCTCCTTGGTTGTGTGGTGATGACCACAAGCGTATTCCCAAACTAAAAGGCCGGTACATGTTTGGACACTTTGAACTGCCCGGATACCTGATGAATGCCATGGTAGAGATGCCAGACCACGGCGAAGTACGCAGAGAAGATTTCACGAACTTTGAACACGTTTTCACCGGACACTTTCACAAACGTCAGACCAAGAAAAATATCACCTACATTGGCAATTGCTTTCCACACAACTATGCTGATGCTGGCGACGACGATCGCGGCTTGACCATCATTGAGTGGGGGCAGGATCCTGTGTATCATGCTTGGCCCGATCAACCACGTTATCGTGTGTTGGGTCTGGCCAACATCATTGACAACGCACCTAGTTTGCTTGCTACAGGTATGCATGTGCGGGTACAGTTAGACATCGAAATTAGTTACGAAGAGGCCAATTATATTAAAGAAACTTATATCAAAGAATACAGCCTTAGAGAAATGGCCTTGATACCCAACAAAAATAGTTCAGTAGATACCGACATGGCCCCCGGTGAAGTCAAGTTTGAGTCAGTTGACCAAATTGTCACAGACCAAATTACTAATATTGAAAGTGAATTCTACGACAACAAATTGCTGTTGAAGATTTATCAAACTTTATGACGTCGGAAACATTTTGTGTTAATCCTTGGCTTACTTTACACACAAAATTTACACATGGCTACAGTCCATGCTGTAGATTTCGAGGTGTAGTGGCCAGCCATGACATACAACAATATGTTCACAGCGATCAACTGATCAAGATCAAACAAGACTTACTTGCAGGTCATGCTGTGCCAGAATGTTCAGATTGTTGGAATCATGAAGCCCGGGGCTATGTTAGCAAACGTCAGCGAGACAATCAGACCTACAAACAAATTTTTCAAGCCTTGTACAAAGATCCGCATACACCCGTGGATCGATTTGTTGAATACTATGTGCGACTGGGCAATCATTGTAATCTGCGATGTACCAGTTGTGATGACACCCTAAGCTCGGGCTGGATCAGCGAAAACAAAAAATTCAATATATCAACCAAATCAGTTGAAATACTAGATGACGATCACGAAGTGTGGAATCATATGAGATCACATGCTGCCACCATTGGTACAATTGAGTTTGTCGGCGGCGAACCATTTATGATGTGTCAAGATGCACAACGAGACCTATTTAATTTTTTGGTTGACACTGGACATGCATCGCACATCCGAATCAAATATAATACCAATGGCACACGACTGCCTACCGAGCAGTTGGAATACTGGAGCAGATTCAAAGCAGTAGAAATCAATGTGAGTGCAGACGGTGTAGGCAAACGATTTGAATATTTGCGGTATCCTGCTGAGTGGTCTGCTGTTGAGCAAAATATTGAATTTTATAAAAATCTTCAAAAGACTTCGATTCCACAATTGGAGCTTACCATAATGCATACTATCAGTATCCTAAATATTGGATATGTGCAAGAAATGTTGGATTACTGCAATCAACACAATCTCAAAATTTTCATAAACATGCTGGAGTATCCTGAAGTTTTAAATATGTTTGCTGTGACCGATGATATCAAGCAGTGGATCCTGAGTAGAATCAAATCTGTTGATCACCCAGTGATTGCAAGCATGAGCAAAAACTTGCAGTTGGGGTCTGTGACAGGATCCGACATCATGAATTTCTTGTTGCCGTTGGATCAGCGTAGAAATCTAAGTGCAGAAAAAACTTTTCCTGAATTGATTGAATGCTTAAAGTCAGTGACATAACAACCATTGATATTGAAACTATTAACAATTGCAATGCTCGGTGTCCATTGTGCTTGCGTGGTTCTGGCATGCGTACCAATGACTCTTTGAACTGGGATCAAGTGGTGGCAAACACGTCATTGAATTTTTGGCACAACCTCAAAGTCATAAACTTCAACGGTACCACTGGCGACAATATCATGCATGCCAACATTGAGCGCATTGTGCAATGGTGTGCCGAAAACACCACGGCCGACATAAACATTCACACCAATGGATCTTTACGCAGTACGGATTGGTGGCAACAGTTTGGTTCCATGCTAGAGTCTTGCCCACACAAAGTCGTATTTGGCATTGATGGACTAGAAGACACCCATTCCATCTATCGCATGGGCACTGACTACGCCAAAGTTATAGCAAATGCACAGGCGTTTATGGCAGGCGGTGGCAGAGCCGAGTGGCAATTTATTGTGTTTGAGCACAATGCACATCAGATCGACGCGGCCAGACAACTGGCTGATCAACTAGGATTTGCTAGATTCTTTGTGTTGTATCAAGATCGTTTTGATGAATCGGCAGACATTCCTGTCAAACGGTACAACAAAGGTCTAGAAAAAATCAACGCCGAAATTGTTTCTAATCCTTCGTCCAACAGTATCACTCGACGCATTGCCGATTCCGATCGCAAGATCACTTGTAGAAGTCAACAGATTGGCTGGTTGTCAATCTATGCAGACGGTACTGTGTGGCCCTGTTGTTGGCTCATGGGCTGGCACCGTGCTCAGCATCAGGCACAGGCCGCCTTGGTAAATTATCACTTTAAGAAGATATTGAATATAGACTTTGATCAAATTTCCCTGTACAATTGCACACTAGAGAGTATTGTAAACAGCGATCTTTGGCAAAAAAGATATCCAAATAGTTTTGAACACAACCCAAATGCTATTTGTTTACAGCAATGCTCAGGTAAAAAATGATACACATTAAAAACTTAACTGTTAAAAACTTTATGAGTGTAGGCGCGGCTACCCAAGGCATTGACTTTGACCGCAACGACCTTACACTGGTGTTAGGTGAAAACTTAGACTTAGGTGGAGACGGATCACGTAACGGTACAGGCAAGACCACAATCATCAATGCACTGAGTTATGCATTGTATGGACAAGCACTTTCAAACATACGCAAAGATAACCTAGTAAACAAAACCAACGGAAAGAATATGCTGGTTAGTTTAGACTTTACAGTCAACGGACAAGAATACAGAATCGAACGTGGTCGCAAGCCTAATGTGCTCAAGTTCTATGTTAACAACGAGCACAAGGCCGCCGAAGATGAAGCACAAGGCGATTCAAGAGAAACACAGGATGCTATCGAGCATGTGATGAATATGAGCCACGACATGTTCAAACATGTGTTGGCATTAAACACTTACACCGAGCCGTTCCTGAGCTTGAAGGCCAACGATCAACGCACTATCATTGAACAATTGTTGGGCATTACATTATTGAGTGAACGTGCTGACGCGATCAAAGAACTCAATCGTCTGACCAAAGATGCTATTCAAGCGGAAGAATTTCGTATACGTGCTGTACAAGAAGCCAACAAACGTATTGAAGAACAGATTGAAAGTCTGCGTAAACGTCAACGTCTTTGGATTGCCAAACGTGACGAAGATGTGGGCAAACTAGAACAAGCCATTGGTGACTTGGAGCACATTGACATTGATGCTGAAGTACAAGCACACAGGAACCTAGAAGAATTCCATGTCAAGAAAAAAGCCTTAGACGAAGCCAATCGGTATATTCGTCAAATTGACACAGATGATACCAAACTAACAAAACTGTTGAGCAAACTCAAGACAGAAATTGAAGCACTGGATGCTCACAAGTGTCACAGTTGCGGGCAGGACTTGCATGATGACAAACAGGATGAGTTAAAACAGGCCAAACAGGCTCTAGTGCAAGAAACAGCACTACAACTCTTGGCCAACAATACTCAACGTACAGAACACGAAGATACCATCGCCACAATTGGCTTGTTGGGTACAGCACCCTCTGTGTTTTATGATTCATTAGAACAAGCACTTAACCACCGTAACACAGTAGAAACCTTACGAAAAGATCTAGCCACACGATCTGCGGATGCGGATCCTTACGGAGAGCAAATAATAGACATGCAAGGACAGGCGTTACAGGTTGTAACATATGATGCTCTAAACGAACTCACCAGAGTACAGGATCATCAAGACTTCTTGCTCAAACTACTCACAAGCAAAGATAGTTTTGTACGTAAAAAGATTATTGATCAAAACTTGAGTTATTTGAATGCAAGACTCACACACTACTTGGATCGTATTGGATTGCCACATACTGTGAAGTTCCAAAACGACTTAACAGTTAGCATTGAAGAATTGGGTCGTGAACTAGACTTTGATAACTTATCGCGTGGTGAACGCAACCGATTGATTCTATCAATGAGCTGGGCATTCCGTGATGTGTGGGAAAGTTTATACTCACCTATCAACTTGTTGTTTATTGACGAGTTGATTGACAACGGTCTAGACACGCAAGGCGTAGAGAATGCATTAGCATTGCTCAAGAAGATGAGTAGAGAACGCCACAAGAGTATTTGGCTAGTAAGTCATAGAGACGAACTAGCAGGACGAGTAGAAAATATTCTCAAGGTAATCAAAGAGAACGGGTTTACAAGTTACAACACGGATGTTGATCTTGCGTGATATAAAAGTAATACACTTAGAACCCACAGACGTGTGTCAGGCTGCCTGTGCGTTGTGTGCGAGAGAAGTTGATCCGAGCTTTAGAAAAGATCGTCAGCATCATCTATCATTAGGACAAATACTAAAAGTGTTTGATGAAGAAAAAATCAAACAACTGGATAAAATGTTCATGTGCGGCAACTATGGAGATCCAGCTGCCGGTAAAAACACACTAGATATTTTTCAAGAATTTAGACGTATTAATCCCAATATTGTATTAGGCATGAATACCAACGGTGCTATACAAACTACATTCTGGTGGTACGAATTAGCAAAAATACTAAATCAACCACAAGACTATGTGGTGTTCTCGATTGATGGACTGGAGTACACCAACGCCACTTATCGTCGAAATGTAAACTGGGCCAAGCTCATGGCAAATGCTCGTGCATTTATCGATGCTGGCGGTTCAGCACACTGGGATATGCTGGTATATCGACATAATCAACACGAAGTTGATGCGTGTGAACAGCATGCTAGAGATTTGGGATTCTCTTGGTTTAGAGCCAAAGTTTCAAAACGTGGATTTACTGAATCGTTGCAATTTCCTATTGGATGGCAACCAATAGCTGTTGACTCTAGTGTTATAAATTGTCATGCATTGAGAGAACAAAGTGTTTATATAGATGCACAAGGTCATCTTGGACCTTGTTGTTGGCTAGGAGCACGACAACAAAATTTTGTTACAGATGCTGATGCTATACCTACTCAGGATCCAGTATGCGCTATCACTTGCGGATCGACTGCCGCAGGCACAGCGTTTGATCAGCAGTGGCAAAGAGAAGTAGCATTATGTTAGCCAACTGGCATTTCCATATTGAAGTATCCAGTAAGTGTACCTTGCGGTGCCCTCGTTGTGCTAGACAAGAAGTTCCCAACGGCCTTGTGAATACCGAACTAGATTTAGAATTTTTTAAACGTAACTTTACTCCAGAATTTGTTTTGGCAAATGTAGAAAAAATTACGTTCTGTGGTGACGACGGTGATCCTATTTATGCACACGACTTGATCCCAATAATTAGCTATCTTAAAAGTATAAAATCTATTGAGATTGTTATTGTCACAAACGGCAGTCACAAAAAACCCGAGTGGTGGATAGACTTAGGTTTTGTATTAGATGCTAAAGATACTGTACACTTTAGTATAGATGGGTGGGACAATGCCAGCAATAATCAGTATCGAGTGAATAGTGACTTTGACAGCATAGTACAAGGTATATCTGCATTACGCAAAGCCAGTACTTGCCAACTAGTATGGGCCGCAATTGCATTTCAATTCAATGAAGATCAAATTGATTACATGCGAGATTTTGCTGTGTCAATTGGCATGGATCGATTTCAACTGACTAAGAGTACAAAGTTTGGCAGTATCTATTCTAGTTATGGAGTAAACGATCCACTAGAACCCAGTGTAAAATTTGTCAGCAGTAGTCATAGATTTGAGCGAGACGTTGTTGAGCTAACCGATCGGTTGACAACTCCTGTACACAGTAAAAATATCGAATTATACAATCAAACAAAAAGTCGTAACGGTGTTACTCCGTTATGCGAAATAGGCAACAAAGGTTTGTACATTGATGCTCGCGGCAGGTTATTTCCTTGCTGTTGGGTGGCCAATAGATACAATCACAATTCACAATGGCAACAACTGGCAGAAAACTTCGATTTACATACAAAAACTTTAACAAACGTACTGGCAGATCCTTTTTGGAACAACGAATTTCAAGCGTTTAAATGGCAGGAATGCCAGACAAAATGCTCAAGTTCACAGGTAGACAGAAATTACGCAACTTCTTGGTGAAAGAGATAACTATAACGCAAGGATAAATCGCATACAACACATGACATGGCTATATCAAGATACCCCAATTGAGACGTTGCCAGAAGAATGTGTTGGATTTGTTTACTTGATCACAAACAATCTCACTGGACGCAAGTACATAGGCAAAAAATTAGCAAAATTTAGCAAAACCACATACAAGACTGTAAAACAAAAAAACGGCATTAAAAAGCGGAAGAAGATACGCTCCAAGATCGATAGTGATTGGAGAGAGTACTATGGGTCAAGCCCAGAATTAACCGCAGATGTAATCAAACTAGGCACCAAAAACTTCACCAGAGAAATACTTTACTATTGCAACTCCAAGTCAGAATGTTCATACATTGAGGCTAGAGAACAATTCAGTAGGCGAGTATTAGAGTCACGAGATTATTACAACGGCCATATTCAAGTTAGAGTACATGGCTCACACATCATAAACAAAATTTAACAGGCAGCGATCACGACAACGTGCTGAGTGTATTGGCTCAGCCCCATTGAGGATATGTGAGATACCATATTTAGACTTGGGCGTCAAAGGCAATTGCTAACTTAAGGCAACAAATGGTTTGGGCTCTGTGAAACAGATACACCCCTTGCTCGTAGAACTTGGATCTAATATCGGGTTACTAGGGTTCCGTTGATATGTGAAGCTTGAGTAGGGGGTACCGGTCAACCGCCTCCGTTGTGCTTTTAAAAAAAGATAATTTCGCAAGAAGTTGTACTTTTAAAAAGTATAAATCTCATTACTATTAGATGACTGTGCTACTCAGATGATGCTCTCTCATTTTCACCGTGCGTACGGTGAATTATGACCAATTAATCTAGATGATACTTAATTCAAGTAACTTAAAAAAACAATCAGTTGTTGAGCGATAGCGAAAACAACAGACTTACGTAGTAAGTCTTTTAAACATTCTAACTAAATATAGGTGTAGTTCGCGGAATTGGCGTTCCCAACTACTCTAACATTAAATAGGAATGTCAGCATGAATATTTACAATAAAAAGAATCCTCCTGGTGGCTTTTACGTATATGCCTATCTACGAGATGATGGAACTCCCTATTACATTGGCAAAGGTAAGGGAGTACGAGCATGGAAACAACATTCTATCAAGGGTAAAGGTGCTCATACTCCTAAAGATAATTCTCGTATTTTTGTTTGTGAAACGAATCTCACCGAAGTTGGTGCTTTTGCTCTTGAACGTAGATATATTCGTTGGTATGGACGAAAAGATTTAGTAACAGGTATTTTGGTTAATCTGACAGACGGAGGAGAAGGTACTAATAATACTCAAAGAAATATTACTGAAGAAACAAAACGTAAAATTGGGCAAGCCAACAAAGGGCGTATCCAGTCTGCTGAAACAAAACTAAAACGTAGTCAATCGTTAGCAGGACGTAAACCTTCAGAGGAATCAAATGCAAAACGTCGAGCAAAAGCAATTGGTAGAGTGTTAGGCCCTCACGATGCAGAAAGACGTGCTAAAAATAGCGAGGCAGTTCGTCAGTGGTGGGCTAACCGTAAATTAGAATTGGTCAGGCCAGTCACGCCAGAGTGCGTGTTGAATGTTGCCTGAAACAAATTGATTAAAACTTTTGTGTTTGACTTCAAGATCACCTTCAAGTGGTGCAACTCGCTTGAATGCTGAATCCATTTGAGCCATGTCTCGAAACTCCATAATAATGAGCCATTCAGGCATGTCGGCTATGCTACGGAATCCCATCTTGCAACGTGTGATTCTGTAGGATTCCATTTTGCCTTCTGAAATCAAGTGATCAAAGAAACTTTTCATACCGTTGACCCAGTCCAAGTCTGAGATGTCGCCTTCTTTGTCTGCCCAAATTGTATATAAATCCATAGTTACTCCAGTGGTCCTAGTATTTCAAATCCTTCTATTTCAGATTTGTACAGATGTGCTTGCTCAAGGTACAAGTATTTAAATCCTCGTTCCCTGTAGATAGCACATTCTGTCTTCATTGTTTCTATTCCCAAACGTAGCCTGGGATTGTTGTAGTTCCATGCAAACTGATCACACAGCGCATTATGATTGTCGTAGCGTCGGATCAAACTGAACGCTACTAGTTTATCATGGTCATAGTAACCAATTACATCAGTCATTGGATCAGTGTAACGACTATCAAATATAGGCATCACACTGGCAAAGTGTTTGTAGATACAATAGTCTCTGTAGATTTTATTCAAAGCAGGGATATCTGGATCACGCAAGTATGCCCACTTGACTGTTGATTTGTAATTGGTTTTTTCTAAATCAATTCTAGCAAACTGATAACTCATCTTGGATCCTGTCTGTGGCTGAACAGGCCTTGTAAATATTCTTCTGGCCAGTTGTGATAAAATCCTTTGACAGCCATTTGTTTTGCTTTGGTATTGAGATCACCTAAAGCCTGTATCAGTGCAAGTGCATACGTGCCTTGATTCATACAAACACCGTTGACAATTTCTGGGTCAGCAGGGTGATCTTCCATGGCAATCAAGTCTCTGGGTATGAGAGTTTCCTGATTAGCAAGTTCAATGCTGTTGGCAAACAGTTCACGTGGCCATTCAGTAGGATCGTAAGCATAGATAACAACTTCATACTTCTCCATGCCATACCTAGCACGATTTTTAAGATCGTACAAGGGATCGGCACCCAGGAACACGCCATAAGTGCGTTTGAGTCTGGCCTGTCGTGCAAACGGACAAGGGGGCCAACCTCCTAGACTAGGATGTGGAACTTCCACAAAGTTCTCAATCCATGATTCAATATCTTGTTTGACTTGTTCTAGTTCCATTAGAAGAAAGGTAATTTTGATTTTTGTGTGGTTTCAAGGTTGCTCTTGATTAGTTCTGCAACCATACTGCGTTCACTAAAACTCATGTTAAGTACATCTTCGTATGTGCCGCCGCCACGTAGATGCCAACTCATTTTTAAGCATTGAGCCTTCAAGTCGTTAGCCTCCTTTTCCATACGATCAACAGTAGCGGAAATTTCCTCAGCTGCCTGGGTTAGGAGGCTTGATCGAAAAAACTTGTTTGGTCCAGTGTTACTGTTTGTTTGTATTCGTGTTTACATGCCGCACACGTGATCTGCACGGGTTTGAATTCGCTAGTGTTGCGTTTTTCAATAATCATGTCGCGAATTTTAACAAATAATTTTCTATCACTATTGCGTAAGAATTCTTCAATGTGCTCAGGTTCTGTTACCAACACCTGTGGCGTTCTGATGCTGGCAACGTTCCATTTTAATGCACTCACTGTTAGTTCTGTAATTTTTTGCAAAGCCTGATTTAGCATTTCGAGTTTTTGTTCATCGGGTAAATCACTGCCGGGCACCGATTGCAACACACGCTGTTCTTCAAACTGTTTTAGGTTCACATCGTTTTGATCACGATAGTTCATGGGCTGAAAAGAGATCTCCAAATCACCTTCTCGGAGCGGAGTCACATAGTCTGGCATTTGCAAACCGTCTAGTACTATTCGTAAATCAATAGTATACTCGTCTTGATTTTTGCATTCTGGGCACTGGCTGTTGATCTCCATATCGTGCCCGTAGCTGGCAATTCTAATTGCTACCAAAATAGAATTAAGATCAGTACCAGGTGCTGACCAGGCGTCCTTGATGTCAGGAATACAACTTTGAATCACGTTGACTACTGCTGATCCGTTAAACAGCGCATCAGGGGTGCGATATGTAATTTCATCAATTGCAGTCATGGGTAATACTGGCAATTCTTGATTTGGGGGCATCGTGATAGAGCCTTTGGGCCAGAAGTTACCATTAGAGGGCAAGCGCAGGTAAACTGACGGTTGTCTAAAATATTGTTTTAACGGATTCGCAATTTGGGACATAAATCACCTATAAATATAGTTCTACTTATGGGTAATAAACATGGCTGAAGCAAATATTGAATTAGAACACATGGCTCGATTGTTGGAACAAGCCAACGGCGAAGTACAACGTTACGGTAAAGTAACCAAAGAAACTCAAGAAGCCATGACTGATGCCCAAATGAAGGCCAAGTTTGGTGTTGAGAACTTTACAAAAAGTACCAACACAGCAGGACAAGCGTTGGCTGCCTTGGCAGGTGCGGGCATCGAAAGTACCAAGGCCATGTACGAAGGCAAAAAAGGTGCTGCCGCTTTTAATTCCAGTTTAGATGAAATGTCTAAAGCAGCCGCACTGGCAGGCACAGCACTCACACTGTTGATTCCTGGCGGCATTGTGATGAAGGCCGTGATCGGCGGCCTGACCATGGCAGCCACAGCGGCCATTGCTTATACCAAAGCCGCCAACGACATGGCAGACAAACTGTATCAAGGCTACAGCAAACTGCAAGAATCAGGTGCGGCAGCCAGCGATGGCATGACTGGTGTGTTTGAAGATGCTAAGAAACTGGGCTTGAGCATGAACCAGTTGGACAGTATGGTTGGACTGGTGGCAGCCAACAGTCAAGAACTTGCCTTGATGTCTGGATCTGTTGCACAAGGCCGCAAAGAATTTGCTAAAGTAGGCGAAGCACTAGAATCATCTAGAGAAGGCTTCTTCAAGATGGGTATTAGTCAGGAAGCGCAAAACGAAAGTATGATGCGTTATGTTAAAAACATGACTCTGTCGGGTCGTGCTCAAACCATGACAACCAAAGAGTTAGCAGATGGTGCTAGATCTTACATTATGGAACAAGATCGATTGACCAAACTTACAGGTTTAAATGCTCAGGCACAACAGCAATTATTGGATCGTGCTAAAGATAGTGAACAATTTAATTCCAAGATCCGTGCCTTAGAAATGGAGAACACAGTTGAATCTCGAAAGGCTGCTGATGGATTGAGAGAAGGTTTAAAAATAGCTGCCATGGGCGGCGAGAAAACCGCCGCCGGCTTTATGGCCTTAGCCACTAATAATTTGAGGAGTGCAGACGCCCAGGCATTATTCACCACATCATATGGTAAAGCCATGCAAGCACCATTGGACATAATTGCAGGCATGGATCCTGCCAAAGCACTACAACCCATGTTTGACGGTATTGCTGAGTTTGAAAGAACACAAGGTAATCAAATCAGTCAACTGGATGCCAGTAACGGTCGTTTTCTTGCATCAAAAGAACAGGAGAGGGCATCTATAATTTCTAGTATGGGTATAGAAAAAGGCATGGCAAAAATCAAGGCCGATCAACTATTGCAACAGAAAGGTCTTGGTGACGAAGTCGCCAATGAATATGGCAGTATGATCAAAGAACAGCAAGATGCCAATAAGAAACTAGAACAATCAGTATTTAAAGGTGTATTGGGTTCTGTTACCAGCATGAGAAAATTAACCGGCGCTACTGATACTCTGGCAGATGGATTTAGTTTGCTTACTGACGGCATTAACAAACTGTTGAGCATAGTTGGTCTGGGCCCAGAAGAAGACAAAGTGGCTGAGAAAGACAAAGAAATCAAAGACGTCAGGAAAGAACTAGCAACGGCTTATGCCAATCAAGCAATCGCAAAAACACCTGGAGAAAAAGCCACAGCAGATCGAGAAGTTGCATACTATACTGAAAAACAAAAATTACTTGAAGCCGAGAAGAAAAATCTATTAGAAGATGAGAAGAACGCTGCCTACGAGAAAGAAGTAATAAAACGTGCTGAAGATGATGCCAAACTGAAAAAAGCAGAGCGCGATCGTCAAATGAAGACTGCTACAGTTGCGCAAAAAATGGGTATTGGCCTAGACAAACCAATGAAAGAGGCTAAAGAGGCATACGAAGCCGCGGACATGAAGGCCGCTCAACTGGGCATAGTGGGTAGTCCGACTCGAAGTGCGGCGGTGCAAGAACTCAAAGGATCAGGATGGAAACCAACTGAAAAGAAAAGAGCAGGTGCTTCCCAAAGCGGTACGTCAAGAGAGAGTCTTGAAGAGCAAGGACTCAAACTGAAAAAAGGTGATGTGCAGGCTGAAGGTGCTGACCTTAGCCCTAACATAATTGAACTGGCCAAAAACATACAAGAAAATATCAAAGGGTTTGGGCATTTTAGTGCATTCAATGATAATTTTCATAATGAGAAAGCATCTTCAAGCAAGCACGTAAAAGGACTTGCTGCCGACTTCACACTAGATAAAAAGCCCAGTCCTGAACAAGGAAAAGAACTTGTTACTTGGTTAAACAAGCAAGGTGCTAGCCTTGCAATCGATGAATACAACAATGCCACTAAAGGTGCCACAGGTGGTCACATTCACGTGGAAATTCCTACCTTTGCTGAAGGTGGCGACCTGGCTGCAGGCAAACTGGGCATTGCCGGTGAAGCAGGCCCGGAATTTGTCGAAGGCCCGGCTAGCATTACTCCAATGGGTGACATAATGGGGGTGTTTAACAACATGGCCATGATGATGGGTAAACAAGTGGGTGCAATTGATGAATTGGTCAGAATTGCCAAGAACGGCAACGACATACAAACTAAGATCCTGCGTGTGCAACAGTAAACACGGTAAATAAACTACTATGGCAGATACAAAACAAGGCTCCTGGCGCAAGTACTTCAAGGTTGCAGACAACTCTGGAGCTCAAAGTCCTATTTCAGGATCAAATCAATTTGGTTTACCAAACTACCCCCGCAACGACGGCAGTGGTAGTGCATCACAAGCAGACTTTGTGTTTCGTAACTATGCCAGCAGACTACCGGAAGTTTACTCGGGCCACCCCAATCGTGTGGAACGCTACAACCAGTACGAGAACATGGACATGGACTCAGAAGTCAATGCATGCCTGGACATCATTGCTGAGTTTTCCACACAACTGAGTGAAACCAACGGCACACCGTTTGATGTAAAATACAACGACAAGCCCACTGATCACGAAATTGAAATTATCAAGAAGCAGATGCAACAGTGGGTCAAGCTGAACAAGCTGGATCAACGCATCTTTAAACTGTTCCGCAACACCATCAAATACGGCGATCAAGTGTTTGTGCGTGATCCAGAAACATTTGAAATGTACTGGGTGGACATGAGCAAGGTCATGCGTATCATTGTGAACGAAAGCGAAGGCAAGCGTCCTGAGCAGTATGTGATTCGTGACATCAACCCCAACTTCCAGAACATGACTGTGGCAGCCAAGACCACCACAGACTACATGACAAACCCTGTGACAGGTACTATCAGCGGCAGTTCAAACTACACCATGCCCAATGGCGGTGCCGGAGGCGGTGTGGGCAACAGTCGCTTTATGCAGGCCATGAACGAAGCCACAATTGATGCCAAGCACGTGGTACATTGCAGTTTGAACGAAGGCCTGGATGTGTTCTGGCCCTTTGGACGCAGTATACTGGAACAGATTTACAAGGTTTACAAGCAGAAAGAACTGTTAGAAGACGCTATTCTTATCTATCGTGTGAGCCGGGCACCTGAGCGCAGAGTGTTCAAAATTGACGTGGGCAACATGCCCAGTCACTTGGCCATGCAGTTTGTAGAACGTGTGAAAAACGAAATGCATCAACGCCGAATCCCTACCATGACCGGTGGCGGTCAAAACATGATGGATTCAAGTTACAATCCACTATCAATTAATGAAGATTACTTCTTTCCCCAAGGCCAAGACGGCCGTGGCTCTAGTGTAGATGTACTGCAAGGCGGTGCAAACCTAGGCGAAATTGACGATTTAAAGTACTTTAACAACAAGATGGCACGTGGTTTACGTGTGCCTAGCAGTTACTTGCCCACTGGACCTGACGACTCAGACCGTGCTTTGAGCGACGGAAAAGTAGGCACAGCACTGATACAAGAGTACAGATTCAACCAGTATTGTGAACGTTTACAGGCGTTAATTGCACAAAAACTGGACGACGAATTCAAGATGTTCTTGAAGTGGCGCGGCTTTAACATCGACTCCGGCTTGTTCAGTATTGGATTTAATGCACCACAGAACTTTGCAAGTTACCGTCAAAGCGAATTGGACAACACACGTATCCAGGCATTTATGCAGTTGGAACCCTTGCCTTACATGTCGAAACGTTTCTTGCTTGAACGCTTCTTGGGTTTGACCGAAGGCGAAGTCAAAGAAAACGAAGATATGTGGCGTGAAGAACGTGAAGATCCACAACTCAAAGTTGCCGGCAGTGATTTACGTGCTGTGGGTATTAACCCAGGTGCTATGCAAACAGACATTGATACTGGTGAAGAAATTGGCCAAATGGAACCAGCAGGGGTAGGCACACCTGAAGTAGGATCAGCTCCAGCAGGTCCTGTAGTACCAGGTGGCGTGGGTGGCGCAGGTGCCCCTGCTGTATAAATACTGGTATGATACTAAACGAATTTTGGCACAAAGACCCCGAAGCCTATCAGGATCTAGATCAAGACAACAGCCAAACACAACTGGGCGATTTGCGTAAAACGCATCTAACCTTGCGTCAGTTAAACAAACTGCGCAAGATGAACGATGTGCGTACAGTTGAATACAAAGAGAAACTCAAATTGGTGCGTCAGCAGTATGCACCTGCTCCAGAAGCACCGGCGATGTAATTTATCGCCATTTCGACCCCATAAACCGCTAGTTTTTCTCCTAGGGTGTAAATAACATTACACTTTAACCTATAGGAGTTTCCTTATGAACAGATTTGAACAATTGATCGAATACGTGATCAATGATGAAGAAGCAAAAGCTCGCGAACTTTTCCATGACATCGTTGTGGCCAAGAGTCGTGAAATTTACGAGAACTTGATGCAAGAAGAAGCCGAAGAGGACCTTGACGAGGCCGCTGAGGAAGAACTTGATGAAGATTCAGAAGAAGAAGACCTAGACGAAGGCGCCATGGGCGGCGACGCTAGTGACGACTTGATCGACAATATCGAAGCTGATGAAGAGCAAGATATGAGTATGGAAGGCGAAGAAGACGAGTTTGGCGGAGATCACGACGAGCCAGATGCTGATAACATGGGCGGCCCAAGCGATATGGATGCTGACAACGAGCCAGCTACTAAAGACGACATTCTTAACTTGGAAGACAAATTGGACCAGTTAATGGCTGAATTTGAAGACCTAATGGGCGGTGACGACATGGGCGGTGACGGCGACGGTTTCGGACCAGACGAAGGCGGCGACGCTATTGAAATGGACGACACAGACGAAATGGAAGGCATGATGGAAGCAATTTCATTGAAAGCCGCTCCAAAGCCAGTGACTTCTGAAGAAGGCGGCGTTAACAAGAAGTCCACAGTATCTGCTAACTCAGGTGCTAAAGGACCAATTGGTAGCACAGTCAAGCCAGTACACGCTGGTGGCGAAGGTGGCGGCAAGCATGATGCAGCCGGTGCTTACAGCAACCAAACTAAAGACTTGATCGGCGATTTCCAAAACAAAGCCGGTGGAAGTATGAAAGGCCAAAAGCCTGCTACTAAGCCACACTTGGCACAAGCAACAGGTGTTAACACAAAGAGCCCAGTAGCTCGCGGTTAATACATGAAAACACTAAGAGAACAACTTACCTTTAATCAGGCCAACATCCAGGTTCTAGAAGAATCTGGACCCGATGGCCATGGTAAGCACCTCTATTTGAAAGGCATTTGTATTGAAGGCAACAAGCGCAATGCAAATGACCGCGTCTACCCATTACATGAAATCAGCAAGGCAGTTAACACAATTAATGAGCAAATCAAAAGCGGTAACTCAGTGTTAGGTGAAGTGGATCATCCGGATGATTTGAAAATTAATCTAGATCGTGTGTGTCACTCAGTTGAAGGTATGTGGATGGATGGCGATACTGGATGTGGAAAGTTAAAGATTCTACCAACCCCAATGGGTGAGTTAATCAAGACACTGTTAACATCAGGTATAAAACTCGGAGTTTCGAGTCGTGGCAGCGGCAACGTTGACGACAGAACTGGACATGTAAGTGACTTCGAAATAGTCACTATAGATGTGGTTGCTCAACCCAGCGCACCCAATGCATACCCTAAAGCAATATATGAAAGTCTCATGAATATGAAGTACGGTCATAGACTGTTAGAGGTAGCCAAGGAAGCGGGCGAAGACAACAAAGTGCAGAAGTATCTCAAGAATGAAGTTGTAAAACTCATCAGAGAACTCAAGATCTAAGGAGAATCTACTAATGTTAGATGCAATCAAACCATTGTTAGATAGTGACCTGATCACCGAGGAAACTCGTACAGAGATCACAGAAGCTTGGGCAGCCAAGTTAAGTGAAGCTCGTGAACAGGCTCGTGCAGAACTACGTGAAGAGTTCGCACAACGCTATGAGCATGATAAGTCAGTGATGGTAGAAGCTTTGGATAAAATGGTAACAGAAGGTTTAGCCGCAGAAATTGCACAAGTAGCCGCTGAGAAGCGCAACTTGAGTGAAGATCGCGTCAAGTTCCAACACAAGATCAAAGAGTCAGCACAGAAGTTTAACGGCTTCTTGGTGACAAAACTTGCAGAAGAAATTGGCGAATTGCGCAAAGACCGTAAGATGCACACAGAAGGACTAGCCAAACTAGAAAACTTCATGGTGCATGCATTGGCTCGTGAAATTCAAGAATTTGCCGCAGACAAGCGTGATGTAGTGGAAACAAAAGTCCGCTTGGTCCGTGAAGCTCGTGGTAAACTTGAAAGTCTCAAAGCACGTTTCGTAAAAGAATCTGCTGAGAAAATGAGTCAAGCTGTTAGCCGTCATCTAAAGACAGAACTTTCACAATTGCAAGAAGACATCAAAATTGCTCGCGAGAACAATTTCGGTCGTCGTATCTTTGAAGCATACGCAAGTGAATTTGGTGCTACTCACCTAAATGAGAAAGCAGAAGTTCGCAAGTTGTATAGTGCATTGTCACACCGTGACAAGCAATTGGCGGAAGCCATTAAACTCGCACAACGAGCCAAAGTCGTTGTAGAGTCAAAAGAACGTGAAATACGTATAATCAAAGAATCCAATGAGCGCGAAAGCACCATGGAGATGTTGCTTGCCCCTCTCAACCGAGAGAAGCAAGATGTTATGCGTAATTTGCTTGAAAGCGTACAAACAACCCGTTTGAAAAACGCATTCGAAAAGTATCTGCCAGCCGTATTGGAAGACCGCTCTGTAAAAGCCTCAAAAGTGATTACAGAAAACGTTTCAGTAGCAACTGGGGATAAATCTGTTCCAAGTGGTCAGCAGGAAGATCGTAGTAATGTGATCGACCTCAAGCGCCTGGCAGGGTTATAATTAAATAAGGAGACTTAAATGTCACAAGAACTATTAGAAAGCCGCTGGGGCGAGACCAAAGAAGCATTGCTCGAAGGTCTTAACGGCTCAAAGCGCAACAGCATGGGCGTTATCCTTGAGAATACACGTAAGTATTTGAAAGAGAACGCATCAGCTGGTTCCACAGCATCTGGCAACATCGCCACACTTAACCGTGTGATTCTGCCAGTTATCCGTCGTGTTATGCCAACCGTTATTGCTAACGAATTGGTAGGCGTTCAGCCAATGACAGGCCCAGTTGGTCAAATTCACACTCTGCGTGTTCGTTACGCACAGTCATTGACTGACACATCAGCAGCCGCTACAAGCGTGTCAGCTGGTCAAGAAGCATTGTCACCATTCACGATTGCTCAGGCATATTCAACTGTACCACAGGCAACTACTACTGCTACCAACTATACTGGTAACAATACAGCGACCATGGAAGGTACAGGCGGTAAGCAAATTTCTGTGCAAATCTTGAAACAAGCCGTTGAAGCTCGTACACGTAAGTTACAAGCTCGTTGGACTTTTGAATCTGCACAAGATGCACAAGCCATGCACGGTATTGACGTTGAAGCAGAAATTATGGCTGCTTTGGCTCAAGAAATTACAGCTGAAATCGACCAAGAGATTCTCTTGTCACTACGTTCATTGGCTGCAACTGAGTTCACATACAACCAAGCAACCGTTTCAGGTACTGCTACATTCGTTGGTGACGAACACGCCGCATTGGCTGTTTTGATCAATCGTACAGCAAACTTGATCGCCCAACGTACACGTCGCGGCGCAGGTAACTGGGCTGTTGTTAGTTCAGCTGCCTTGACAGTGTTGCAATCTGCAACTACTTCAGCTTTTGCACGTACTACAGAAGGTACTTTCGAAGCACCTACAAACACCAAGTTTGTTGGTACATTGAACGGCGCTATGCGTGTGTTCGTTGACTCTTATGCAAGTGACACAACACCAGTGTTGGTCGGTTACAAAGGTTCTTCAGAAGCAGACGCTCCAGCATTCTATTGCCCATACATTCCTTTGATGTCTTCAGGCGTTGTGTTGGATCCAACAACATTCGAACCAGTCGTGTCATTCATGACACGTTATGGCTACATCGAATTGACAAACACTGCATCGTCTTTCGGCAATGCTGGTGACTATGTTGGTGAGATTGCTGTATCTAACTTGTCATTCTCCTAATCAGAGAACGCAAACTTTCTCAGGGATGGGAAGGAAAAACAAAAAGGGCCGAAAGGCCCTTTTTTGTTGACGGTACAAATGTCTTTAAACTTTATACCACGAGAGAAATTGAGCAATCTTCTTGGTGACACTAGTCCAATCACCTCGTGTGGGCTGTCTGAACAGTGTGGCGGTTGAATACCAAGGACTGTTGTTGCGATCCAACAACCAACGCCAGTCTTGACCATACTGGTTTAACATAATCCAAGTGGGCCTTCCTAATGCGCCACTCAGGTGACTGATAGCAGTATCAACTGATACCACAACATCCATGTGCATGATCAGTGCGGCAGTGTCAGCAAAACTGGTGATTGATCCAGGATATCTGGTGACACCTACTGCACTTAGTTGATCTTCCTCTTCAGGACTAGCATCAATCTGTAAATTGATCCATTCGTACTGAGGATTTGTTTTGATCATATCAAGTATCACTGGAAATGGCACACTCTTGTGTTGATGGATCCAAGAATCTTTGCGACCACTCCAACTAACTCCCACACGCATACGCTTCTTGGGCCCTAGTCTATCCTGCCAACCTTTCATCAAATCTGGTCTAGCAGTAAGATAATTTTGTAGTTTTGGAAGATTGTCTATGGTAATACCTAGTATGCCAGGGATACTCATGATAGGAACCCAGTAATCAAATTCTCCCATGTCTTCATTGTATCTGCCTGTGTGTTCGATAATATTACTTTGATTCAGCAAAGGGATCAGCCCATCTGTGACTTGTAGTTTAACTCGAGCACCTGCGGCATGCAGATTAAAAATAAATCTTGAGAACTGAATACAGTCCCCGTGTCCTTGTTCTCCTACGACCAAGATAGTTTTGTCTCGGATATCTTCCCCGCGCCATCGTGGTTGATCAAACTTGGGCTCAGCACCATTCAAGTGTTCAAACTGCCAGCGAGCTTCGTACTGTGCCCAACCACGCTGATAGTCGCCCATCAACAAGTATGCCACGGCTAGATTAAATTGTGCAGTGGTGTTTGAAGGATCCAACAAAATAGAATGTTGCAAGAAAGGTATAGCACGTTGGGGATGACCCAGTTCACGCATGACATTGCCGTAGTTGCAAAATGCCGCGGCATTGTCGGGATCGTCGACTAGTACCTGTGCATAGCATTTTAGTGATTTTTCAGGTTCGTGGTCAGCACGATATTGATTGCCTTGTTCTATCAGATCGATTTGTTGTTGATTCATAGGGATATTTACGCTGTGGTAGTAGTGTATTTTACATTTTCGCTAAATACTTGTCAACACAATACGGTGTTTTATGCAGGTTTCCCCTGCGTAGTGCCTAGAACGCACATCGGGCTTCTATAAGGAGAAATCAAATGGGAAGAGCTCTTAAAATTCAAAAAACAAACATTGGCGCCGGCACCAGTGTATCTGGATCTAATCCAGTAGTTACCTCATACAATCAAAACGTCTTGACAGACGCTGGTTACCCAAACTTTGGATCATTAACTGATCCAGTTTATAACTCGCCAGTTCAAACATTGGATAGCACACAGTATCTAGGCGTAGTTGGTGGCTCACCTACTACCAGTACCGCAAGTGCAACCAATCCAGAAATTGCCGCATTGGTTAACATCTTGCTGGCAGATGGCACAAACACCTATTCAGTAGCCAGCAGTTACACCGGTCGTATTATCCGCCAAAAAGGTTCACACAAGTTCCTGGTTGCCTACACAGGCGCAACTACAGCACTCAGTGTAGGTCTCATTGTCGGACAAGCATATCAAATTGTGTCATTGGGAAACAGTGATTGGTCCACAGTATTAAGCGGCACAGCCGCAGTGGGCAGAGTATTCACTGCATTGTCGGTAGGTGCTGGTACTGGTACAGTATATCCAGTGGGACAATGTGTGTTGTCAAACACAGCCACTCCTTCGGCAGGCAACATGAGTATCTCTTATTCAGTAGGCGACTCAAGTGCTGTGTACGCCAGTTATATTACCAACAAGTGGGTACGTGACTGGAACGGCATGACTTATGGCAACTACAGTAACAGTAACCTTGGTACAAACACTCAATCTGCTGAAAACTTCTACCCTGTGAACTTCTTTACAGACGAAGGAACGGTCACATGGTCTGGTGCTGAAGTTATCAACAGTTCACAATCACAAAACGGTTCATTGCAATTGGCACAAGTGGACAGCGTTACAAGTTAATTTGTAACCCCTAACAATCCTCTCAGCTACATACTGGGAGGATTTTTTATGGCCGCGGCATTTGTATTGGGTAACGGTGTAAGCCGACAAGCAATAGATTTAACTGTGTTAAAAACATTAGGGACCACCTATGGATGCAATGCTATCTATCGTGAGTTTGAACCTGATGTGTTGATCAGCACTGATGTACCCATAAGCGAACGCATACAACACGATAGGTATAGTCAAACACATACACATTATACTAGAAAACCTTTTCCAGACTCTGGTGCAAGGCGTATAGCACAAAAGTATTTTGGATTTAGTTCAGGCCCCGTGGCGGTTGGCCAGGCCGCACTAGATGGTGCTGTTGCTATCTATCTTATAGGATTTGATATGGGTCCAACTCGCAATGGTAGATTCAACAACATCTATGCTGACACTGAGTTTTACAAAAAAAGTTCTGCTAATCCTACTTTTTCAGGCAATTGGGTTAATCAAATAAAAACTATCGCTCGAGATTTTCCCAAAACTAGTTTTTTTAGAATAGTCGGGGATACCACAGCAGAAATACGCGACCTGTTGGCAATACCTAATCTAACACACCTTCAAATGGCGGATTTTCAAACTCGCCTGGCCCATAAAGAAATTTAGTCAAAAACCCCAACTTCTATCTTTAGCTAAATATCACAAGAGGATACGGTTTACCTATGACGCAACAGATAATAGATGTGGGGGCAGCGGCCAACGACGGCACAGGTGAGCCCTTACGCAACGCCTTTACCGGAGTAAATGATAATTTTACGCAGATTTGGACTGCTGGACCAGTTGGTAGCCAGGTACAGATCACTGGTAACATAGTCACAACCACAGTTACTAATCTGGGTCTTACCCTGGCAGGCAACGGCATTGGCAATATCACAGCCAACAGCAGTATTGTACCTGGCACAGCTGGTGTGTACGATATTGGTGCACCGGACAATAAGTTTCAGTACATTTACGGTGACTACCTAGTTGGTAATGGTGCATTAATCACCGGGATCGTTGCTAACACCAGTTACAATAATTCAAACGTAGCGGCGTTCCTTCCTACATATACAGGCAATCTGGTCAGTTTAACTGGTCCAGTTAGAACCACAGCCAATGTCATAGCCGGCAATATTATAACCAGCGGATTCCTGGGAGTTTCAGGTGCTATCTCCGGTGGCAACATCACTGGTACTAATTTAATCAGTTCGGGCTATGTCTCTGCTGTAGGTAACATAACCACCACTGCTAATATATCTGGAAATTACCTACTTGGTAATGGCGCATTCATAACAGGCATCACAGCAACAAATATTGCAGCCGGCGCATTAACTGGAACAACACTCAGTTCAAACGTATTATATTCAAGTCTACAAGTTGTTGGCAATTTGGTTTATGTCAATGTTGATGGCAATATAACCACAACAGGTAGATTTATAGGTTCAGGTGCTGGCTTGACAAATATTCCAGCGGCAAACATTGTTGGTACAATAGCCAATGCCTCATATGCCACTACTGCAGGCATAGCATACTCAGTATCGGCCGCAAATGTTTCTGGCACAGTGGCCAACGCCACATATGCTACCACAGCTGGTAGCGCCACCACAGCAACAATTGCTAACACAGCAAATGCTGTAGCAGGTGCAAATGTAACAGGTGTAGTGGCCAACGCAGCCTATGCTATTACTGCAGGATCGGCCACCACGGCTAACACAGCCAATACTTCAGCCACAGTCACAACTGCCGCACAACCAAACATTACCAGTGTTGGTACGCTAACTTCAGTCTCAGTCTCTGGCAATGCCACCGCAGGAAATATATTAACCGGTGGTCAGATCAGCGCAATTGGAAATGTTTCTGGCAACTACTTTATCGGTAATGGTGCATTACTAACTGGTATTGCATCTAATGCAAGTGCTAATGCTGGTGCATTAGTAGGATCAACTCTTAGTAGCAATGTTGTATTCTCAAGTTTAACAACAGTTGGTAACCTGGTATCTGTCAATGTTGATGGCAATGTAATCACTGGTGGCAGATTCATTGGATCAGGCGCTGGTCTAACCAACATACCTGGTGCCAATGTTTCTGGCAATGTGGCCAATGCCAATGTTGCGGCTACAGTTACTACTGCGGCACAACCAAATATAACTTCAGTTGGTACGCTAACTTCTTTAACTTCAACCGGTAACGTAACAGCAAATTACTTTATTGGTAACGGATCTTTATTAACAGGTATAGCCGCATCAAATGTCAATGCTGGTGCGTTGGTAGGATCAACACTGAGTGCAAATGTATTGTACTCGAGTCTGCAAACTGTTGGTAATTTGGTATCTGTTAATGTTACTGGTAACATCACTACAACAGGTAGATTTATTGGATCTGGTGCTGGACTAACAAATATACCAGCAGGTAATATTTCTGGCACAGTGGCCAATGCCGCTTATGCTACCACAGCCGGACTAGCAACCACAGCAACAACTGCTAACACAGCAACCACAGTTACCTCTAATGCACAGCCAAACATTACTAGTGTTGGTACACTGACATCAGTCAGTGTTACAGGCAACGCCGGTGTTGGACGTTTGAACATCGGACAAGCCAACCTGTATATTACCAATACAAACCCGCCTGTACTGGCAGTTCAAGCAGACACCACTCAGTTTAGTGCTAATATTGATGTTGCTACAAATATCAGAACATATTCAGTTACTGCCAATGCTACAATTAGTGCCATTGGTAATATAACAGGTGGAAACTTAGTTACTGCTGGTAACGCAACTGCGTCTTACTTTATTGGTAATGGCCGACAACTAACTGGCATTGTGGCTACCAGTGTTGGTAACCTAGATAGTTTAGTTGTAATCGGCAATACCACAACAGGCAACTTGCTCACTGGCGGGTTGATCAGTGCAGTAGGCAACATCAAAACAGTTGCTAACGTTTCGGGCAATTACTTTATTGGTAACGGTGCATTACTAACTGGTATCACAGTATCAGCAGGCACTAGCATTGTTAACGGTAACAGTAATGTTGTGGTTGGTGCCAATGGCAACGTCACAGTTGGAGTAACCGGAACAAGCAATGTTTCTGTGTTTACTCCTGCAGGAGTCGAAGTCAAAGGCCTGGTATCGGCCACTGGTAATATTGCCGGTAACTATCTATTAGGCAATGGTGCTCTCATAACTGGATTACCTGCAGGATATAGCAATGCAGATGTAGCCAACTACTTGCCAACCTATACAGGTAACTTGGTTAGTCTAACTGGCCCAGTAACAACCACATCAAACATCACCGGTGGCAATTTGCTCACTGGTGCACAAGTTATTGCCAATGGTGAAATACAGACAGGAACAGGATTCAGCACAGGCGGATATTTAAGTGTTAACGGTAGTACTGATTTACACAATACTAATGTAACTGGATATCTTTCAGCAACTGGTAACTTAACAGGTAATTATATCCTGGGTAACGGTGCGTTACTAACTGGCGTTATCACAAGTGTAGCCAACATCAACAATGGCACATCAAACGTAACTGTTGTAAGTTCGGGCGGTAATATCACAGTTGGAGTTGGCGGCACGGGCAATGTAGCGGTGTTTGCATCAACTGGTGAATACATCACAGGTTTATTAAGTGCAAGTGGCAACGTAACTGGCAACTACTTTATTGGTAACGGTAGTCAGTTAACAGGTGTTGCAGCCTCTAGCGTAAACGCTGCCGCATTAGTTGGTAATACCTTAAGTTCAAATGTTTTATACTCAAGTTTAACCACAGTTGGCACCTTGGCCAACTTATCTGTAACAGGTAACGTTACAGGTGGTAACGTACTAACAGGCGGTGTGATCAGTTCGTCAGGAACTGTAACTGGTGGCAATGTTTTAACTGCTGGCCTAGTATCAGCCGCTGGCAACGTAACTGGCGGCAACATCAATACTGCTGGCCTAGTATCAACCAAAGACTTTGGCATAACTGGCAATATCATTGGTAACTTGATACCCAGTGCCAACGTCACTTACAACATTGGTAATCCCACACACGCTTTCAAAGATTTATATCTAAGTGGAAACAGTATCTACCTAGGACCACAGGTAATCAGTTCTAACGCCACTGGCATCACAGTAGGAGGAGGTGACCTAGCAGGTAGTAATGTTGTTGCATCTAATGCTATCACAGCCGGAACTACAATCTCAGCAGTTGGTAATGTAACTGGTGGCAATGTTTTAACTGCTGGCCTAATTAGTGCTACAAGTACAATTACATCGGCAGCAAATATTACAGGTGCTAATTTAGTCACTACTGGGTTGGCCACAGTATCAGGGAACATTACAGGTGGTAATGTATTAACAGCAGGTCAAGTAAGTGCTACCGCTAACATCACTGGTGGTAATGTATCAACTGCTGGATTAATCACAGCCACTGGTAACATTACTGGTAGCAATGTAAGTATCACTGGCGGCACACTGGCATTTGCCAATGCTAATATTGTACAAACTAATCCATTAGATTTAGCAATCACTGGCGCCTACCAAATCTCAGTAAAACCAGCAGGCGGATCTTATCAGTGGACTTTTGGCAACGACGGTGCATTAACTGGATCAACTGGAGTAGGCGTTACTGGATATCTATCAGCAGGTGGTAACGTAACTGGTGGAAACTTATTAACATCAGGATTGGTTAGTGCCACCGGCAATATCATTGGCGGTAATGTTAATACCAGTGCAATTCGACCAGTCAGTGGCGGCCTAATAATCAGTACCGCATCTGGAAATTTAACACTACAACCTTCGGGTAACATTGTGTTGGCCAACACTATTATCAATAGTGTAGCATATCCACAACAAGACACAGACGCCGCAAGCAAGATATACGTTGATAATATGATATCAACTGGTTTAGCATACCACACTCCAGTTGCGGCAGCCACTACCACAACCCTGGCCACTACCACAGGTGGTACAATCACCTATACCCAACCCAATGGTGTATCAAATGGTGTGGGTGCATTGCTAACAACTACCGGCTCGTTCAACTTGATTGACACTGCCAATGTGCAGACTGTTGGCACACGTATCCTGGTCAAGAACGAAGGTAATGCGGTATACAATGGTGTGTATACCTGGGCCAATGCCACAAATATTATCCGTTCAACTGACACAGACACATACGGACCAGACAGCACAACTGACTTGAGTTTAAATGATTACTTCTTTGTGCAAGGAGGTAACGTCAACAAAGGCGGCGCCTATGTGGTCAGTGCACCTGCAGGTACAATTACCTTTGGCACAAGTAACATCACGTTCAGCCAGTTCAGTTCAAGTCAAACTTACACAGCCAACACTGATGCTGGCATAAGTCTAACGGGCACTCAGATCAATGCCAAGGTAGATCAAAATACCACAGCATTTGACGGCGGCGGCAATATCATTGTCAAAGCCAATGCCAATCTCACAACACCAAATATTGGTGCGGCAACTGGTACAAGTCTAAGTGTTACCAGTAACGTAACCGGCGGCAATATTAACACTGGTGGCGCAGTCTCAGCCACTGCCAACATTACAGGTGGTAACGTATTAACTGGTGGTGTGGTATCAGCCACTGCCAACATAACCGGTGGCAACTTAACAACCGCTGGACAAATATCAGCAACCGGCAATATAACTGGCAACTACTTTATTGGTAATGGCTCGGCCCTTACTGGAGTAATTGCATCTGGAGGCTCAGGCAACACAATCACATTAGGTACACCCACAGATGGTAACCTTACTGGCAATGATGTTGCGTATCAAGGATGGACCACAGCAACTTATGTCACAGACGGCTTGGATGATTTGAACCAAGTGGCCTTGAACATCGCTGGCAATACATTTGTGGGCAACACCTATATCACTGCTAACGTAAGTTCAGGACCCAGTCCATTAAGTGTAGCACTAACCGGACGTTACATCGGTAATCCCAACGCTTATTTGTGGCAATTTGGTGATGGCACAGCCAACGTCACAACTGCCAATGCCACACATACATTCAGCAACACATTGGGTGGAACATTTACTGTGACCTATACTGCGTACAACACCAATGGCACTCACGCAGGCAATGCGGCTAACGGAGCCAAAGGATCAACCAGTACAGCATCTACCACAATAACATTGTACACACCTACTCCAATACCATCTTTTACTGCCAACAGAACAAGTTTGGACACCCCAGGCGGCGTGTTGATAACTAATACCAGTCAGTATGCAGAGACTTACTCAATCAACTGGGGCGACGGCACTATTGTGATTCCGGCCAACAACTGGACCACAGCAAGCCATACCTTCACCAACGCCACAGCCAACACTGATGTGTTGTACGGAGTCAACTTAACTGGCAACAGCGCCAACGCAGGTGCAAGTCCAGTTAGTGTGACATCATCCAACACCAATGTTAAAGTTTATTCGTCACAGTCCGGCAATGTGTTTGTCACTGCTAACGTTGCCAACGTGATCAACGGTGTGGGCACAATAAGTTTCCGCAACGATTCAAACGGCACACCTGGTAATACCGCAAGTTTTGGCGCACAACAATTGTACAGTTTTAACTATGGCGACGGTAACATCAGCAATGTCAATATTCAGGCAGGTCTTGCTGGCAACCCAAGTGCGGCCAACGTCACACACTTGTTTGCATTGAGTGCAGCCAATCAGTCGGGCAACAAATACGAACAATACACAGCAAACTTGTCCTTGTATACCGGTTACAGTACTAGCCCATTCAAGAGTGGCAACATCACAATCACCATTGAACCACAGACTCGTGCCAACTACGTTGGAACCACTGCTAACGTCACCACCAATGCCACTGCCAACACAGGCAACGCCAGAGTGGGCTATCTCTACACTGACTACAATGGTGCCAACCGATCGACATTCACATTCCAGAACACCAGTGAGAACAGCAACATTGCCAACTGGACCTGGGGCGATGCTACATTCAGCAATGGCGTGAGCAACGTGGGCAACGTGTTACATACCTATAACAGTACTGGAGCCTTTACTGTGTCACTCCAGGCCAATGGCACACCAAATGGTATAACTAGTACCGCACAAAGCAATACCTTTAGCACTACAGGTTACATTTTCATTGCCGCCAACCCAACTGCACCTACTGCACTGAGTGGCTTTGCCAATTTGACCATTGCCAATGCCAGTCAAGGCACAAGTCCATTGCTGGCTGCTGGCGCCACAGACGCATCAGGTGGCAACATTCCAGCCAATGGCACCAGTGTCACACGTTTTGCAACAACAGCAACTATCACAACCAGTGCCAACGTTCAACTGGCAAACACAGCCGTAACAGGCACGTTGTATGCTTATGTGAACAATGCCAACGCAGGTAGTGTGACATTTAGTAATGTGAGCAACACTGTTGGAACATCGGGTGCCTTGGTGGTGTCAGCAGATCAAGACTTGCACGTGGCCAATGCCGCGGTACCTAGTTACTTCTACAAAGTGTTCAGTGCCAATGTAAGTTGTGCTTTGAGCAGTTTGAGCACAGGTTACAACAATTACAAAATGGTACACTCAGTATCGGGCAACACCAACTATGTGGGCTTTGTCAAAGACAATTTGAACACAGCACCCGGTCTAGTTACCAGCAACGTGGCCATGGTGGAGGCCACAGCAGGAACCTACAGATACATTTCAGGCATTCCTTACTACAACACAGGATCACCCACAATTACAATTGCCAACCTGCAGGTGGCAAACTTGGCCGGACAAACATTTACCAGTACCAATCCGTTCATACTTGATAGCGGAACAGTATACGAAGGCTCAGGCGCAGTAGTGGCAGCAAGCCAAACTAAATCTTTGGCAGGGATTGACAATGCCGGCAACAGTATGTTGACCGGCAGCAACGTCAAGGCCAATATTGGTGTTAGTGCAAACTATACTTTTGGTAATCTAACTGCCAACCTTGGCGGTAGCAACAACAGCGTGAGTACATTGCAAGCCAACATACTCAATGTGATTGGAACCAGTGCCACAATTCAATTACCAACCAAGATACAGATGTATGCTGGTGCAAACTCTGGAGTGAATGAGCAGTCAATTACTTGCACACCCACTGCCAACACACAAGCAGCCATACGTATTGTGATGAGCACAGCAGGCAACACTCCTGCGTTCTCCAATTCTACCAACTTCTACACTGCCAATGCTTGGTCAGGAGCACAGACAATTGCTGGTACACCAGAGTCAGTGGTGCGATATGGCGTACTCACACAGTATGCAGTTGACTTGAGCACAGGCTACTTGCCAGCAGGACCAAACTTGTCAGTCACTGGCAGCAGAACAAGCACACAGTATTTTACTTTTGCATTTGCAAGACCAAGCCTGGCCAACTTTGATGTTAGATTAACAACCACCACAGGTGTTGCAGGAGTTTGGGTAGCGGCACCGGGCACAACCATAGACAAGAGTGGATTTTCATCACCCACTCCTGGATTCCCTGGACCCACTAGTAGTATCAACGGATGGCTGGAAGCATTTACACAGTATGCTGGATCAGGAGTTCCTGGTGCGGCTAGTGGCACGGGCGGCAACGGCTCAAACGGGTGTGCTTTAACTGGTGCCGATGTAATACCGTTAAATACAGCAATTGCCAATGTAGGATACACAATGACTCTGGGATCTCAAAACGCTGCCAACAGTACTGGCAACAACATTTTAATTAGAATTGCACTGGCAACGGGTCAATCTATCACAGCCTTGTCAATAGGAGTAGCCGCTTAATGGCCGCCTCGTTTAACGAATCACAAAAGATTGACTACCTTTGGAAAAAGGTCGGCTACGGGGTAACCAAAACTGCCGAGCCTGCTTCCAAAGAAGCCTTCAACGAAAGCATACCCAGTCCACTGCTGTATCGTGGCGACCTTATTTGGACACAGAGTGGAGACATACCTGCCACACCTCCGGCTAATACCACGTCACTGGTGCAAGTGTACAAAGATGGTGGCGGCGCTGGATACAGTCCTACAATACAATGTACTGAAGACCTAACAGCACCTGACAATCAAACCTGGAAAACAAACCTAATCAACTGGATTCCCACACAGTTTGGTGACAACTACCTGGTGCAAGTGTACGCTGGCGCCGCAAACATAAGCAATCCTCAAACAGCAGGTACTAAACTGTTTGGCGCAGGTTCTGGCAGTGATGACACTTGGTTCTTTGATTATCAATCTGGCGTTCTAAACTTCAATGGCGCAACTATACCAACTGCTATTGGTACCGGAACAGCCAACACAATTTATGTTGTGGGCTACAGATATGTTGGCGAGTTTGGGGTAGACACAACATTTATCAGCAACGGCACAAGTAATGTGAACATTGCCACTGCCAATGGCAACATCACCATGGGTGTGAATGGCACCAGCAATGTTGCTGTAATTTCTAACACAGGTGCATACGTTTCGGGTGTGGTTAGCGCCTCGGGCAACATAACTGGCAACTACTTCATTGGTAATGGTAGTCAGTTAACTGGTGTTGCCGCAGCCAGTGTAAATGCCAATGCATTGATTGGTAACACACTAAGTTCGAACGTACTATATTCAAGCCTGACTCAAGTTGGTACACTGAGTAATGTATCCGTCTCTGGCAATGTAGTTGGCGGTAATGTTTTAACAGGTGGTGTAGTATCAGCCACTGGTAACGTAACCAGCGGCGGCGTTGTTACTACCGGACCCAGTGGCAACATCAGTGGTGCCAATGTAGTTTCGGCCACCACGTTTACTGCCACTGCCAACATCACTGGCGGTAACATACTAACAATTGGTAAGGTTAGTGCAACAGGTAATGTATATGGCAATGCAATATTGTCAGACAACTATTTTTATGCCAATGGTCAACCAATTCCTACAGGTATTGTTTATACTGCCGCATCGTCTCCGCCTGCTGGCCCAGATGTTGGAGATCAATGGTATGATATTATCAATGATGTGTTGTATGAATTCCTTAATGACGGCACAAGCACATACTGGGTAGATTCAAACTCTCCAGCATTTGCCGGCGGTGTTGTGGCCAATGTGGCAATTTCTGGAGTGCTACTACCAGTTGCAAACGTCACATATGATATTGGTAGCAGTACTGTATATTTCCGCAACACCTACACACAGAACCTCTACACCAACAATAGATTGCCTGCATACAATATGCCCCTGGGTGCTGTGGTACAAACAATAATGAGTTCAACACTGGGTGGTAGCGTAACAAACAGCACCAGTTATGCTGACATCAGTTATGCAAATGTAACAATCACACCATCTAGTGCAACAAGTAAAATATTAATTTTGGCCACAGGAACCAGTGAATTTAGTGCTGTGTCAGGTTTTGGCGTTACTTCCTATACTCAATTGGTTAGAGGTGCTAGTACTAGTTTGCAAGTTCAAAGCACCGGAACATCAGGGACAGGTGGCACAGATGCAGGCGCAACAGGTGCTATTTCTTACAGTTATATTGATAGTCCGGCAACCACAGGTGCTGTGACTTATAAATTACAGCAAAAAGTGTCTACTGCCAGTAGCACACTGACCAGTACAAATATTTGGCTGATAGCAATGGAGATAACCGGATCATGATAACATTATTTCATGCTATTCAAAGTCTAGTGCCCGGAGCAGAAGTCAGTGTGGGCATATTTGACCAATCAATAGAATGGCACAAGCCTGACACTGCCCCAGTGTCTTTGGAACAAATATTGCAAGAACAACAGCGTTTGCAACAGGCCTATGACTGGAATGAATACCAAAGAAATCGTGCTAGAGAATATCCTAGCATCCAAGAGCAATTAGATGCCTTGTATCACGCTGGTGTGTTTCCACCGGCTATGGCTGCTAGAATACGGGCAGTAAAAGCAAAATACCCACGCTATTCTCTAGAACAAACACAAACACAAACAGTAGAGCAGTCAGCGCCCAAAATGTCAGTTGATGAGTGGCTGGCAGAAGAAACAACAAAAATGACTGCCGAAGAATGGCTAGCAAAACAAAACTCGGCGACTCATATGACTCGAGAAGAGTGGCTGGCATCACAGGCCACTGTAAAAATAGAACACAACACCGGGCCCGCAAATACTGTCACTGTTACTCGAACTATGACTACAGAAGAGTGGTTGCGAGAGCAAACTGCCCAAGAAAATAATCAAATGATGACCCGCGAACAGTGGCTAGAACAACAAAAAACACAGGCCCAGCCGCGACAAATGACCCGTGAAGAATGGCTTGCACAGCAAGCAAACGTAGGAAATTAGTATAAAAATGCTAGAAATAGAAAAGTTTAGTCTGGCATAAGTAGTGTATAAGACCAACAGGAGAAATTATGGCCTTCCCAGTATCACCCACAAATGGACAAACCACAGTAGTTAATCAGATAACCTACCAGTATTCTAGTGCAACCAATTCATGGACTAGACTTGTAAGTACTGCCAACGTTATCACAGCCAACACAATTGCTGTAAACGGTGCGCTCACAGTTGGTACCACAATTAGTGCTACTGGTAACGTAAGCACAGCAGGATTTTTCATTGGTAACGGTTCACAACTGACTGGCTTAGCAGCCGGAACAGCCAACTCAGCATTGGCATTGGTCAATGGAACCACAAACCTTACCACAGCAAGCGGTGGTAATGCTAACTTAACCATTGGTGGAACTTCAAACGTTGTTGTTTGGGCCACAACAGGTGAATACATTACAGGTGTACTAAGTGCAAGTGGACAAGTAACTGGCTCGCAGTTCAATGGTTCTGGTGCTGGATTGACGTCAATTCCTGGTGCTAACGTTACTGGTACTGTGCCAAGTGCAACTTCAGCAACCACAGCAGGTACGGTGACAACTGCCGCACAACCAAATATTACATCAGTTGGTACATTAACAAGCGTATCTGTAACTAACAACGTTACCGGTGGCAACTTGCTCACAGGTGGTCTTGTTTCAGCAACTGGTAACGTAACTGGCGGTAATGTATTAACAGGCGGAGTAGTCTCTGCAACTGGTAACGTGAGTGGTAATTATATTCTTGGTAATGGCGCATTGCTAACAGGCGTTATTACAAGTGTGGCCAACATCAACAGTGGAAATTCAAACGTAACAGTAGTAAGTGCTGGCGGCAACATTGCCGTGGGCGTGGGCGGTGTCGCTAACGTGGCTGTGTTTGCCACAACAGGCGAATATGTAACTGGCGTTGTGAGTGCAAGTGGTAATGTAACTGGTGGTAATTTGTTAACTGCTGGTTTAATATCTGCAACTGGCAACATTTATGGCGGTAACGTACTCAATTCGGGTATAAGTTCAGTTACTGGCAACATTACAGGTGGTAACTTACTCACTGCTGGACAAGTATCAGCAACTGGTAACGTGACTGGTAATTACTTGCTTGGTAATATTACTTCTGCAACTGGCGCTATGGCCAAGATTGCAAATGGTACAAGTAGTGTAAACGTTGCGGCTTCTGGCGGCAACGTTGTAGTGGCAGTTAGTGTTGACCCAGTGGTTACCTTCACAGCCACCAGCCTTTTGGCAAACAGTGTATCCAACTACGGTATTGTTGCAAGTGGTAACATCAGCGGCAATAATATATCTGCAACCAATGCGTTGTCAGCAGGCACCACAGTCAGTGCAGTTGGTAACGTCATTGGCGGCAACGTCACTACAGCAGGTCAAGTAAGTGCTACTGCCAATATCACAGGTGGTAACGTATTAACTGCTGGCATAGTCAGTTCAACTGGTAATGCCATACATGGCAATATCTTAACAGGTGGTATCGTAAGTGCCACAGCCAACATCACTGGTGGTAACGTATTAACTGCTGGATTAATCTCGGCTACATCAACAATTACAAGTGCAGCCAACGTAATTGGTGGCAACTTAACCACAGCAGGTCAAGTATCTGCAACAGCCAACGTAACTGGTGGTAACGTATTAACAGGTGGCCTAGTAAGTGCCACTGCCAACATCACTGGTGGCAATATTTTAACTGCTGGCATTGTAAGTGCTACAGGCAATGCTGTATTTGGTAACATCAGTACCAGTGGTTCAGGCGGCAACATTTCTGGTGCCAACGTAATTTCTGGAACCACACTCAGTGCAACTGCCAACATCACCGGTGGTAATATACAAACTGCTGGACAAGTATCAGCAACTGGCAACATCACAGCAGCCACAGGTTCGTTCTTTATTGGTAATGGTTCAGCACTGACAGGTGTTACTGCCACAAGTGCTGGCTTCCCAATCACATCTGGTAACTCAAACATTGCGGCCACTATCAATGCCAACATTGCAGTCACAGTAGGTGGAACTGCTAACGTGGCAGTGTTTGCCACCACAGGTGAATATATTACTGGTGTACTAAGTGCTACAGGTAACATCACTGGCGGCAACGTATTAACCGCAGGACTGGTAAGTTCAACTGGTAACATCACTGGCGGTAACATATTAACTGCTGGCTTGATTTCGGCTACATCAACAATCACAAGTGCGGCCAACGTCACAGGCGGCAACTTGTTGACAGCAGGTTTGATAAGTGCTACTGCTACTATAACTGGTGGCAACTTGGCCACAGGCGGTACATCAAGTGCCGCAGGCAACGTAACCGGTGGTAATGTACTCACAGCAGGATTAATATCTGCCACAGGTAACGTAACTGGTGGCAACTTGGCCACAGGCGGTACATCAAGTGCCGCAGGCAACGTAACCGGTGGTAATGTACTCACAGCAGGATTAATATCCGCAACTGGCAACTTAAATGCCGGTAACGTAAACACCAACCAACTGCGTAATGTGTCGGGTAACCTGACCATTGGTGTCACTGCTGGTAACTTGATTTTAGGCCCAAGCGGCAACGTGGTGATGAGTGCCAACACATACATCAATAACGTGTTGGATCCAGTACAAAACCAAGACGTGGCAACCAAGGCTTATGTTGATAACTTTGCCACAACTGGTATTGCCTATCACCAACCAGTGGCCGCGGCAACTACTACTACCCTGGCTACTACCACAGGTGGTACAATCACCTACACACAACCCAATGGTGTTTCAAACGGCGTTGGTGCGCTGTTGACCACAACTGGTACATTCAACTTGGTTGATACTGCTAACATTCAAACACTTGGCACACGTGTCTTGGTCAAGAACGAAGCCAATGCAGTATACAACGGCGTGTACACCTGGGCTAATGCCACAAACATCATACGTTCAACTGACACAGACACATACGGACCAGACAGTACAACTGATTTGAGTATCAATGACTATTTCTATACCACAGGCGGTAACGTCAACGCTGGCACGGCATTTATTGTCAGTGCGCCTGCAGGTACTATTACCTTTGGTACTTCAAATATCACGTTCAGTACATTTAGTACCAGCCAAGTTTACTCGGCCAATACTGCGGCTGGTATCAGTTTAAATGGCACAGTAATCAACGCCAAGACAGACGGCATCACAACGGCATTTGACGGCGGCGGCAACATTATTGTCAAGGCAAGTGCAAACTTAACAACACCAAACATTGGTGCGGCAACTGGCTCAAGTTTAAACACTAGTGGTAACTTAACCGGTGGCAACTTGCTCACAGGCGGATTGATAAGTGCAACAAGCACTATCACTAGTGCAGCCAATGTCATTGGTGGAAACATTACTACTGCTGGTCAAGTGTCAGCAACTGCCAACGTAACAGGCGGCAACTTGTTAACAGGTGGATTGATCAGTTCGGCTGGTACAATAACTGGTACAAGTCACCTAGGTTCAGTTGTTTCAGTCACAGCAAACGTAACTGGTGGCAACTTGTTAACAGGTGGTTTGGTTAGTTCAACAGGCAACATCACAGGTGGCAATGTATTAACAGGTGGCTTGATTAGTGCCACTGCCAACATCACCGGTGGTAATATACAAACTGCTGGACAAGTATCAGCAACTGGCAACATCACAGTAGCCGCAGGTTCGTTCTTTATTGGTAATGGTTCAGCACTGACAGGTGTTACTGCCACAAGTGCTGGCTTCCCAATCACATCTGGTAACTCAAACATTGCGGCCACTATCAACTCTAACATTACAGTCACAGTAACATCGGCAAACGTGGCGGTGTTTGCTAATACAGGTGCATATGTAACTGGTGTTGTGTCAGCAACTGCCAACATCACAGGTGGTAACGTATTAACTGCAGGTTTGATGAGTGCCGTTGGCAACATTGACGCTGGAAATTTACGCACAGTTGGCGATGTTTTTGCTAATGTCAACGTTGGAGCGGCTGGCAATGTTTCAGCCACAGGTAATGTGATGGGCGGCAATCTTAAAAGTTCTAATGCTATCACTGCTGTAACTACCATTAGTGCCGGCGGCAACGTAATAGGCGGTAACATCACTACTGCTGGTCAAGTGTCAGCAACGGCCAACGTAACCGGTGGAAACTTGTTAACAGCAGGCTTAATATCTGCTACTAGTACAATCACAAGTGCAGCCAACGTTGTTGGTGGCAACATCACTACTGCTGGTCAAGTGTCAGCAACAGCCAACGTAACAGGCGGTAACTTATTAACAGCCGGCTTGATTAGTGCTACATCAACGATCACAAGTGCAGCCAACGTTGTTGGTGGCAACGTCACTACAGCAGGTCAAGTAAGTGCTACTGCCAATATCACAGGTGGTAACGTATTAACAGGTGGTTTGATTAGTGCCACTGCCAACATCACAGGTGGTAACTTACTCACTGCTGGACAAGTATCAGCAACTGGTAACTTGTATGGTGGCAACATACTCAATTCGGGTATAAGTTCGGTTACTGGCAATATCACAGGTGGTAATGTATTAACTGCTGGCTTGGTATCAGCAACTGGTAACGTGACTGGTAACTACATTTTGGGTAATGGCGCTTTGCTAACAGGCGTTATTACAAGTGTAGCCAATATCAACAACGGAACATCAAACGTTACTGTTGTGAGTTCAGGTGGTAACATCACTGTTGGTGTTGGCGGAACTGGCAACGTGGCAGTGTTTGCTACCACAGGCGAATATGTAACTGGTTTAATCAGCGCAAGTGGCAACATCACAGGTGGTAACGTACTCACTGCTGGTTTGATATCAGCTACTTCGACTATCACAAGTGCTGCCAATATTACAGGTGGTAACGTACTCACTGCTGGTTTGATATCAGCTACTTCGACTATCACAAGTGCTGCCAATATTACAGGTGGTAACTTGTTAACCGCTGGATTAGTAAGTGCTACGGCCAACGTAACTGGTGGTAACTTGCTCACAGCAGGTATCATAAGTGCAACAGGCAACATCCGCGGTGGCAACGTTGCAGGCGCAGGTTTCTACTATGCCAACGGTGTGGCAATTATCAACTACACAGCGGCCACAACACCTCCTGCAAGTCCAAGCACAGGATGGCAGTGGTACAACACCACAACAGACGTGTTGTATGAATACATCACAGATGGCACAACACCATACTGGGTTGACGTATCAAGTCCTGCATTCAGCAATGGACCAGCAGGTAACTTGGCCATAGGCGGCAGTTTGTTACCAAGTGCTAACATCACATACGATCTAGGCTCTGCTACACAAATGTGGCGTTCACTGTATGTGAGTGGCAACACAATTTATTTGGGCGGCGCAACACTCAGTGCTTCGGGCACTAGTGTTAGCATGGGCACTGGTAACGTAACAGGTGGTAACGTTACAACGGCTGGCCTGGTATCTGCTACAGGTAATATTACTGGTAACTACATCCTTGGTAATGGTAGCCAACTGTCTGGCATTATCACAAGTGTTGGCAACATCAACAACGGAACATCAAACGTTACTGTTGTAAGTTCGGGTGGTAACATCACAGCATCAGTTGGTGGTACAGCCAACGTGGGTGTGTTCTACAACGGTGGATTGAGCATTACAGGTGACTTGACTGTGACTGGTAACGCTACATTAACTGGTAACATTGTAGCCGATCGTATTCAGAACGGCACTACATTGATTGATATTCAGTCAGCCAGTGGTAATGCCAACATCACAATTGGTGGAACTTCAAACGTTGCGGTATTTGCCACAACTGGTGAGTATGTAACTGGTTTGTTAAGCGTAAGCGGTAACGTAACTGGTGGCAACATCTTGACAGGTGGATTGATTTCTGCTACTGGTACAGTTACCGGCTCAAGTTTCTTGGGTGCAGTAGTATCAGTCACAGCCAACGTAACCGGTGGTAACGTATTAACAGGTGGATTGATTTCTGCAACTGGTAACATTACTGGTGGTAACTTGACAGTATCAACTGGTACAGTTACTTTAGGTAGCATTGTCAACGCCAATGGTAACGCTGTGGGCAACATTGGTAGTTCAAGCAACTACTTCAACACCATATTTGGCAAAGCAACCACAGCACAATACGCTGACTTGGCTGAAAATTACCTGGCTGATGCGGCTTATGCACCTGGAACTGTGTTGGATTTTGATGGTGCTCAAGAAGTCACACTAAGTACACGTGATTCCAGCAAGCGGGTCGCAGGTGTAGTATCTACTAATCCTGCTCACTTGATGAACTCCACATTGGATGGGGCTCACGTAACGGCAGTGGCATTGGCCGGACGTGTGCCCACTCAAGTAACTGGTAAAATTGCCAAAGGCGATTTAATGGTATCTGCTGGAAATGGACGTGCGCGAGCCGAAGCCAATCCTGCAACAGGTACTGTAATTGGTAAAGCATTGGAGAACTTTGACGGCGGCGAAGGCACTATCGAAATCGTGATAAGTATGCAATAAAGGATAGAAAATGGCCTTCCCAGTATCGCCGACGAACGGCCAGATTACTGTCGTCAACAACATAACCTATCAGTTCTCCAACGTTGGGAATACGTGGACACGACTTGTGTCCACGGCCAATACCATAACGGCCAACATAATAACGGCCAACACTCTCAATATCAACAATGCCTTTACTGCGCCATCATTCAGCACCACAGGCAACGTAACCGGCAACTACTTTATTGGTAATGGCGCCTTGCTTACAGGAGTGGCCACAGGTAGTAGTTCAAACATTACCAACGGCACGTCCAACATTGTTGTTGCATCTAGCGGCAACATTACCGTGGCGGTGGCTGGGACGCCAAACATAGCAGTATTTGCCACCACAGGCGAATACATTACAGGTGTGGTCAGTGCAAGTGGCAACGTCACTGGCGGCAATATCTTAACGGCTGGATTGATATCGGCCACTGGAACACTCAGTGTAAGTGGCAACACCACAGTGGCCAATGTCAGTGCCGGGGCCATTTCAGCAGGCAGTCTGAACACCAGTGGATTGATTTCGGCAACAGCCAACGTAACTGGTGGTAATTTGCTTACTCCTGGCGTGGTAAGTGCGGCCGGTAATATTACAGGTGGCAACTTGTCAGGTACTAACATTGTTGGCACACTGACCACAGCCGCTCAAACCAATATCACAAGTGTTGGCACATTGGGCTCTTTGGCTGTTACCGCGAACATCACAGGCGGTAACTTGTTAACAGGTGGACTGATCAGTTCAACAGGAACCATCACTGGCACAAGTCTTTTGGGTGCAGTAGTATCTGTAACAGGCAACATAACCGGTGGCAATGTACTAACCGGTGGATTAAGCATTAGTGGAAACGTTATTGGTAATATATTACCGGCCGCTAACATCACTTATGATCTAGGTTCAAATACTCAACGTTGGCGAGATTTGTGGTTGAGCAACAGCACAATCTATTTAGGTAATGCTCAAATATCAGCTAATGCCACTGCCATTGTGATGACTAATCCAGCAGGTGGACAAACAGTATTGGCCGGGGCAAGTGGCGCAAGTTCTATAACTGGTGCAATAGTTAGTGCAAGTGGTAACATCACTGGTGGTAATGTATTGACAGGTGGCTTGATATCTGCAACTGGTAACGTCTCTGGTAACTTCTTTATTGGTAACGGTAGCGCACTTACCGGAGTTGTTGCTACAGGTGTAGGAACGCTCACTACTCTAAGTGTAACAGGAAATACCACAACCGGTAACTTGCTCACAGGAGGATTGGTCAGCGCCACAGGTACTGTAACTGGTTCATCGTTTAGTGGTGCTGGTACTGGATTAACTGGAACAGCGGCGTCATTGACTGTGGGCAGTGCTACCACAGCGGGTACAGCAGGCTCAGCAACCACAGCGGGTACAGTGACCACCGCCGCACAACCAAATATTACATCAGTTGGTACACTAAGTTCTTTAACTGTTAGTGGCAACACCACTAGTGGTAACTTGTTAACTGCCGGTCTAGTATCAGCAACCGGTAACCTGTATACCTCCAACGCTGTGACCTACAGTGACACTTCCAACATCCTGGGTTGGTGGTATAGCAACAGCGTAAGCGTTGCCACACAAGAAACCAACAGCACTGATGTGCAGTTTAATGCAACTGGTAACATCATGTACATTGTGGGTACCAGTACTCGTACAGTTTACCAATATGGCCTGAGTACTCCATGGCAGGTGGCCACAGCCACTTATGCCAGTTTGAGTTCAAACGTTGCCGCTCAAGCAGCCAGCCCACGAAGTATAAGTTTCAACTCCAGTGGCAACACCATGTTTGTGTTGGATCAAACCACACGAGCAGTGTATCAGTATTCAATCAGCAACACAGCCAACATTGCCACAGCCACTTATGCCAGTTTGAGTGCCAACATTTCAGCGCAAGAAACCACAACGCCTGAAGGCATGGCATTCAGCCCAGACGGCGCCAACATGTACATTGTGGGTACCACACTGGATACCATATATCAGTACTCAATCAGCAACACAGCCAACATTGCCACAGCCACCTATGCCAGCAAGTCTTTGAGTGTTACTACTCAAGAAGGTACTGCCACTGGCCTGGCATTCAATGCCACTGGTAACGTGTTGTACCTGGTAGGAACCAGCGCACGAGTAGTATATCAATACAATCTTGGCACACCCTATGATATATCAACTGGCTCGTACTCGGGCAACAACTTGTATGTAGGTTACCAAGACAGCACTCCACATGGAATTTATGTCAATTTGGCCAACAACGCAGTATACATCAACGGCTTGACCAATGACCGAGTTTATCAATATGATACGGGTAACAGTACCATTGTCAATAGTAACTCACTAGGGGTCACAGGATATGCCCACTTCTCAGGCAATGCACAATTTGCAAATGTGTACATGCCATACAACAGTACTTTTAGTACGGCTGGATCAGTGACTACTGGCACCGCAACATTCAATGCTGGTATCACTGCTGGTGCCACAACTTCTACTATAAACCTTGGCACGAGTCTAACCACAGGCACATTCACAATTGGTGGTACTGCCCAAACATCAAACATCAACATTGGCAGATCTGCCAACACTTCTGCCATAGTGATTGGCAACGGTGCGACCCTGAGTGCCAACGTCAAGACTATTGATATTGCATCAAACGGTCTTGCAAACTCTGTCAGCAATGTGACTATTTTTGGCAACGTAGCCGGTAACAGCACAATGACCATTGGCGCAAACGTCGGTAACACCACAGTGAGTTACACTGGTAATACCATTGTTGCTATTGCCAATACCAGCGGCTCGGCACTGAGTGTGGCTGGTAATGTAACTGGTGGTAATATCTTAACAGGCGGGCTGGTTAGTGCAACTGGTAACGTAACAGGCTCGACCTTGATTGGATCAGTAGTCACAGCAAGTGGTAATATCACTGGTGGTAACCTACTAACTGGTGGATTGATTAGTGCTACTTCGACTATTACTAGTTCAGCCAATATCACTGGCGGTAACTTACTCACAGTTGGATTGATATCAGCCACATCGACAGTAACTGGATCTACACTAATCGGTTCAGTAGTTACAGCAACTGGTAATATCACCGGTAGTAATGTTCTAACAGGTGGATTGATATCAGCAACCGGTAACATCACTGGTGGTAATATCATCGGTACCATAATAGCCACTTCGTTCTCCACTGCAGGTAACATTACAGGTGGTAACTTGTTAACTGGTGGATTGATATCGGCTACAGGTAACGTGACTGGTAACTACATTTTGGGTAATGGCGCATTGTTAACTGGTGTTATTACCAGCGTAGCAAACATCAACAACGGCACATCAAAT